TAGTTGATAATTTGAAGTTAAGAGAGTATCTTGATAATGAAATTGTCAAATGTTATAAAATGCTTTATCATGGAGAAAATTCATGGACTTATGGAGGTGGTGGTGATTGTATGAAATATGAAGCAATTCCAAGATTTAAGAGAAAAGTAATTGAAACATATAATAAATTTGCTACATTAAAAATAAAATAATATGGAAAACAAAGTTAAGAAAATTTATGATTTTATTAAAGAACGTTATAATGATCCATATTTTAATGATAATGCATATTCTGAACGTATAGCAGCATATTCTGAAATAATGCATTATATTGAAGAAAATTTTAACAATGATATTTTAGCTCCTAAAAGCTGTAATAATTGTAAAAGAAAATATTTCTATAAAAATAAATTAATGTGTGATTGTTGTTCTTACGATAATTATAAATATTGTTGTGAAGAAATTCCTGAAGATAAAAGAGAAATAATTGCAAATACATGTAAAGATTATGAAAGAGAAAAATAAATTATACATATTAATTGATAAAAATTTAGATCCAATTTATGGAGCAGTTCAAGGCGGTCATGCAGTTGCGCAATGGCTTTTAGATAATTGGTAGACTAAAAGAAATAAAGATTTTAATGAAGATTATCCAGAATGGGAATGGAATAATGATTATCTTATATATCTTTCAGTAGATATTGAAAAATGGAAAGAACTACTATGGAGATTTGACCCATCAAAATTCAAATGGACATGGTTTGATGAACCAGATTTGAACAATAAGACTACTGCTATAGCTATATATGAAAATGATTTTCCTTGTAGTATAAAACAAAAACTCAAAAGAGAAAAACTATTAAATTTGGAGGGTAAATAAACCCTCCATTTTTTTATAAAATTTGAATTATATTTAAAAGTTACTATATTATTTATATAATATTTAAAATTTATTTTATATGACATCTACTTATTGTACAAAAGATTATGATCAACTCGCATTGAGTTTCTATAAGAGATTTACTGGTGAAAATAAGTATAATGGTTGGAATATGAATGAGGCCATTAAGGAGCTCGATGTTTTCGTTAGAGGTTATCTTAGTGAAAAGAAGCAGTATGATTGGTGGATGTCTCGCGATCTGATTGAGAATCCAAAGAACAATAAAGAAGCTTGGTATAATGTATTTTGGAAACAGGAGCATTCTGATGATTCTTTATATGCCAATGGAATGAAAACTCAGCAAAATCAGTTTATTGCAATGGAGAAGGCAATTCTGATGTGGCTTCCAGAATCTGAAATGACTGAGAAAGAACAGAATAAAGTTCTGAAGAAGATTGAGACTCGTAAGAATAAGATTTTTTAATATATGAAAACATTATACGAACGATTTAGAAACTATGTAAAGAATAACGATTCTTATTGTAATACATTTAAATGCAATAATGGTTATTCTTTACTAGTTGTTAAATATTCACATCTTAAAGTATTTGATATTAAGGTATTAGATAAGAATAAGAATCATATTATTGAAACTTATAATGATCTTTATCCTTACGATGCTGCAAATATGATTAACGAACTTTTAAATAATTACAATTAATTTACTATATTTATATTGTCAGGCATACTATAATATATAAAACTGGGTAGTTAACCATAAGAACAACTGCTCAGTTATTTTTTCTTAAATTTATTGATAATTAGAAAAATAAATTTATTTTTAACTATATTTATAATATATAGATATAGTTGTTAAAGAAAATAGATATCTTTTAATATTGAGGTTGTTTAAGACCTTTTGAGAGTTGAATTAAAGACTCGAAAATATTTAAAGGATTTGAATATAAATATATTTAAATTTTAAACTATGAGTACAAATCAAAATTTGGCTAAATTAGCCATCAACAAGTCTTTGCTTAAAGAATATTCAAATTCAGAATATTCAAGAATTGTTTATATGAAGAACAATTCAGAATTTCAAATCCAAGTTTTTAATCCTTATACATATACTATTGGTATTAATATAACAATAGATAATAAGTCATTGGGTCATACTTTGGTATTAAAACCAGGTGAAAGAATTTGGTTAGAACGTTATCTTAATGAAGCTAATAAATTCTTATTCTCTACTTATGAAGTAAATGGTGATAGTAAACAAGTTCAGCAAGCAATTGCTAAGAATGGAGAAATTAAATTAGAATTTTTTAAAGAGAGAGAACAACAAGTATATATCAATACAACTATTACTTGTTATGATAATTGGAATCCTAATCAAATTTTATATAGTAAATCAATTGAGCCAACAACGTATTGTAATGCAGCAATTGGTGATAGAAGCTTAGGATTATGTAGTACTTCTGCTGATACTTCTGCATCATATTCTGCTACAACATTAGATGGATTAAAGAAAAACGATACTCCAATTAATACAAGTGCCAAAAGATCTAGATCTATTGAAACTGGAAGAGTGGAAAAGGGAAGTTATTCAAATCAAAAATTTCAAACAGTAAATATTGATTTTGAATATTGGCCATTTAAAACAGAGATCATTAAGATTTTGCCTGAATCACAAAAGCCAGTTTTTAAGAATGATTTAACTAAAAAATATTGTCCAAACTGTGGAATAAAGATTAAAGATAGATTTAAGTTCTGTCCTAATTGTGGATTTAAGTTAGAAGAAAATATTTCTAATGGAAATTACACAATTGATAAATGTCCTAACTGTGGAAGGAATGTTAGAAGTACAATGATGGAATGCCCACACTGTGGAGAAATATTAAGATAAATAAAGAGGAGAATTAATTCTCCTCTTTTTTTGGATATATACCAACATAATCCATTATATGTATTATATGATCATTTTTAATTTCATTAGTCAATACTGGATTATGTTTTTTAGAATATAATTTTATGTTCCATGAAGACCAATCAAAATTCTTAATATTATACCAAATACTTCTATCAGGATTCCAATTGAACAAATGACAATAATATTCTTTAATATCTTCAAATGGCATATTGTAATTTGTAAAATATACAGTCCATGGATAATGTATTCCAATTTCCCATATCATATCTTTATAAGATGTTAAAGCAATTTTGCATTCAGTTAAATATATATCAATGATGTCTTTACTTTTATCTTCTAAATAAATACGAATTATAGCATCCTGATATGTACTTTTGAAATACTTGCATATATCAGATATATTCTTAAAACTTATATTTTTTGCAACATATACACCATGAGCACCATGCCAATTTCCTTTATAATATTTTACTCTTATATCAAATATTCTTACACCTAAGTCATATTGAGTTTTAATATCTACTTTTTGACATCTCCAAAAAATAGATATTAAATTATGTAAAGGATTTACTGGTTTATCGTATGTAAATGAATCATGTGAAGCTATCATAATATAAATCAATCTTTTATTTTTGCACTACGGTATCTTCTTCTTGCTCCTCTTGTTGGTTTTTCTTCTCCATCAGTTTCTATCATATCGTTGCCATCTTCATCAATTGGTGGTATATCAAATTTTGAATATGAATATTCTGTTATAGCTGCAGTAACTCCTCCTGATGTAAATATAGCAGCAACCGCACCGACATATACAGCCATATCAGATAAGTTAATTGTCATTGTATGATTATACCAAATATCTACAATCATTCCAATTACAGGTACAAATAACAATAAGACACCAACAGCTAAAACACCTAGCATAAATACATAAACAGGATTTATGTTATTGTTTTCTTTTGTAGCCTTAACAAAGAAATTATCATTATCTTTCTTTTTCATTTTGCTAAATATACCAAATGTTATAAAATTTAATATTTTGTTCATTAAATTAGCTTTATATATTTTGCCCCTATATAAAACCATTTATTAATAATAAAATTATATATCTTAGTAAAATTGATAACAATTGTTATATGATTAATTTAAATTAATATAATTAACATAGATTAATTAATTATCATATTTTTGTATTAACTTATTGGAAATATTATCTAGGCGTAATTCTAAGACTATTTTTAATTATATAATATAAAACGGAAATAATAAAACAAAAATGTAGTAAAAATGGAAGAATTAATATTTATTGTAAGTGTATTTTCTGTATGTATATCATTAATTTATTTTAAAGATAAACTATAAAAATATAAATGAATACAGATATGAAAACATTATTAAAGAAAATATGGGATAATTACTGTGAAGCTATATATTTAGCATATTACCCATATTATGAAAAGTAAATTAGATGTTTATTTAAAAAAAAAAATTAATCATGCGTATATGAATGGTGTTAATAGTATTTATGTAAATCCTTATATATGACATTGAAACAAATAAAAATATTAAAGAATAAAAAATTAACAAACAAATATATTTAAAGAAAATAATATTATGAAGAAAATAATTTTTACAGTAATTTTTAGTTTAATGCTTTGTTTAGGCGTTAACGCAAATGAAAACAACACAATGAATGCTGAAGCATATAATATGAATGTAAACACAGAAATGTTATCAAAATCTCTTAATGCTAGTAAAGATCAAGCAGAATGCATAAATGATATAATGAATATATTCTGCGTACAGATGGAAAATATCAAATATGAGACTACCGAAGTTACAAGAGAAAAAATGTTAAATAATACTTTAGAAATGAATATAAATTATATGAAGCAGATTCTTAACAAGGATCAATATAAAAAGTATTTAATGATTCTTAACACTACTCTTGCAAATAGAGGATTACGTTAATATATGTACAATATATATAAACACAAATTCTTTCATTTTTCACTACATTTATAAAATTATAAACTTAATAAAATGAAAGAATTTATTGTATTTTTAATATTTATTGGAACTGTATATATATTAAAGAAATTAGATAAAATACTTACACATTAAGACATAGGCATTTCTACACCAAATTGATTGAAACCTTCACCAATTTGAGTAAACATGCCAAATGGAGTATCTTCAATACTTTGCTGTTGAGTGGTATTCCATTTATTGTTTATAATTCCAGATATACGGGCTTCTTCAATATCTTCTAAGAATGATGAATATTTTCCAGTTTGCATTACCATAGGAATCTGAACAAACGTCATAATAATATCATCATGACCATAAGAAGCTTTATATGTACCATTACTATTCTTATCTTCGAAGTTTTCTAATTCTCCTAATGTAACAATATCTCTTGTTGTTACTTGTCCCTTTTCAAATAATGTCTTAAGTAATGAACATGCTGTACCTTTATTTCCTGATGTAAACTTTATTCCTGGTATGAATCTTGATGTAGAACCTGTACGACCTATAATCTGTTCATCCATTGAAGATTTCTTATATTGAACGAAGTTACTTAATTCAATACCATCTGTAACAATATTGAATCTCCATTTTGTAGAAATTTCGTAATCATCTTCATTGTAATCCATTAATAGACGATAGAATAAAGCTCCATAAGTATTCCATTCTAATGACCACATACAGTTTTCTCCATTGAATAATTGACCAGCTAATAACCAAAATTCTAATGCTGCATGCTCAAGATCAACTTCATTAGATCTCCATAATCCTACATGTTGGAATTGATCTTTACCAATTATCTTAAATATATTGAATACTGTATAGTCTCCTCCAAAACCTTCTGCTAAATCTATTAATATTAAGAAGAAACATGTCTTAATATCTTCTAAATTAAACATTGGGTCCCATACTAAATATCTTGGATATTGTAATGCTAATCCAAAAAGTTCAGTTAATTCAAAATCACGTTCTTCATATAATATAGCATCATCTCTTAATGTAGCAATACGTTCACGAGAAACCAAACATTTATCAGATGCAGAGAATTGAGTACCGTATTGATAATAGAAAGCTTCAACAGAACCTAATACACCTATCATATCTTCTTTCCATTTATCAGTACGTTTTTCCCAAAGCCCTGTTTCTGGGTTATATTGAGGAACTTGATACCAGTCTACTTTAAATGGTGCATATATATTTGTCTTTTCAATAGCACCTTTCCAAAGTTTATAAAATAAGTTAAATCCATTCTGTGTAGACATTATACATACATTTGAATCTGTAATTGTAGTAACAGTAGGTATAATGTTATTATAGAATAATTCAACATCATTAGGTGGGCACCAAGCAAACTCATCAAGAATAAGGAAGTTAATTGTTTTACCAAGACCTGCTGTTGGTGAGAATGATTCAGTTGATATTGAAGAGTTATTATCAAATGAAATTTCAGATTGATTCCATTTCATAGTACCTATCTTTAAGTGATAAGGAAGATAAAGATACATATCCTTAATCTTTTTAATAAGATCTAATCCTGCAGGACCAGATTTTGATAATATAAGACCTGATTTATCTGAATTGAATAATATAACCCAAAGACAATATATAGCTGTTGTTGTAGATTTTCCACTTTGTCTACATGAAAGGAAGATACTAAATCTATTATGCTGTAAATGTCTTATATAATTTTTTTGATAATCACGAAGCTTACAAGCTTGTAAACCTGTTGGTGTCATTAAGAAACATTTCTCTGCAAAATATAATGGATCTAATGCACAACGTTTATAATCTTCAATTTCTTCTTGAGTATATTTACGAACTAATTCAGGTTTTAATAATTTCGTATTCTTATTTAAAAATGGACTAGCTTTCAACGGCTGACCTGTTTGAATGCCTTCTAATGCTTTATTAATAACTGCAGTAGACCATATTACCTTTTCAGCCTCTTTTCCATTTATTTGCTCCTTAATAGGATTATATTCGTATTCAAATTCTTTACTTGCCATATTAATCTGTACTTATTTAGTTATAGGAATATTTATTCCTAATAAACCCATAATTGATAATTTTGCTTTTTGTAATGATGATTTAGCTTTAATATTAGCTTGTGTTATTGTTTTTTCATTTTTGTTTTTTATTTCTGTAGCAAGGTTTTTCATTAAACTATTAGTTTGCTGAACTACTTTTTCTCCTATTTGCTTACCTTCGTTATCACAATAAGTATTAATATTCATTTCCAATTTATTATAATGTTCTGTCAACTGTTTATCTATTTCAGTTATAACATTATTAATTGTTTTATCCATTTGGTCCGCAACCCATTGAGGTCCTTCTAATGCATATTTTTGAATATATGCAATACGTTCATTTGCCTTTTCGATAAATTCATTTGCAGTCTTAACTGCATTTGAAATTTTTTCCTGTGCATTTTTAATTATTTCTGCTTTGTTAAAAGCTTCCTTAGCTTCCTCTTCAGCTTTAATTAGATCTTCATGTATTGATGTTTTTTTAACTAAATAATATGCTACAGATCTTATTGGTTCTTCATTATGTTTTGTATCTGGAGATGATATTCTTTTTGCAGTAGCATTTGCTATTTTACCAGGTATTGATGCTACTAATGATGTAGTCTTACCTACGTATTGTCCAATTAATGCACCGCATTCTCCTGAAATCTGACCAACTGCATCAGCAGCCATATCTGCTGCCATTGCTAGTATATCACCATTTGTAAAACTTTGAGCCAACTTAACGGTTAATGCTCCAGCACCAGTAGCTATTGCTCCAAACTGAACTGCATTTGTTCCTAAGTTTGAAAACGCTGTTGTATCAAAACCATCCATAAATGATGCACCTTTAGTTGGTGTTTCAGCAGGAACACGAGGTTGCAATCTACCATCAGGTGATTCTGGAGTTTTTTCGTTATCATTTGATTCTAATGGTTCTGTAACTTTTTTTATTTCATCTGCCATATATTAATTTACAAATGTTTTTTTAGCTAATATATCTGCGTTAAATGCTTTTTGCATATCTAATATTGGTTCAGCTAAATGAGTAGTCCAAGGATTTGGAGCCGCAGCTTTAAATAAATTTTCTAATGCTTTTATTACCTCACCTCTCATTATTTGACATTTCTGTCCCATAACTGCAGCTTCTTTAGTATCTTTATTTTTATCACCAAGATAAACATTATCTCCTTCTATACATATTCTGCAATCACCGCAATCAACTTCATATTGTCTTTTTGGCATTAAGTTAATGTGATCATCTCCAATTTTTGTTAAATATCCTTGTTTATCATCATATGTCATCATGCAATCTCCATTACCTGAATGACGAGCATGAAGAACATCACAATTCTCATTATAATATTCTTCTATATATGATTGTGTTATATCAATAGTTTCAAAAAATGGAAACCACCAAAATTCATTATAATTTGTCTTTGATATCAAAACCCAAACCTTCTGACCTTTAATTGGCCTACTGAAAGTCTGATATGCACCCATTTTAAAACATCTTATCCAAGGCATAGCTTCTTTTGGAGTTGATGTTGAATGAACAACTCCAGGAATAGTACATTTAATTCTACCTACTTTTAATGGATCATCATCGTAATCAACAATACCTTGTACTACATAATAATCTTCTAACTCACCCATAATTAATTATTTTTTAAATATCACTGCTGCTGGTCGTTTAGCTGCAGTATTTTGTTGTAATTTATGTTCTTCTTCCTTTTTGATATAGTCTTCCATTAGTTTAGCATACTTTTCAGATATCTTCTTTCTTTTTTTTAATGATTTTCTCATCTTATCATGTTCTTCCCATTCTTCAATCCATTTATCATCATTAGTACACTGATTTAATAACTTATCATAAAGTTCAAATATGTTCTTTTTCTTTTGATCTATAAGACGGAACCAATAATAATATTTATCAGAAGGATGCTTACTATCCATTTTGAAACCTTCCATCTTTGTAACTTCTTCAAAGAAATGCTCAATATTACCTATTGCACACCATGCACATCCAGTGTTTTTACTATATTCATCACACTTATCATATATAAGTTCACATATATCTTTAAATAAGTCACCTCTTAAATCAAGTGGTCCATCACCTTGTAATGGTTCATAACCCCATGATCCTTCTGTTATAAAATCTTTAAGTTTCTTCATATTAATCAAATAATTTCTTTAAATCTTCTCTTTGATATTTATCTACTTGATGAGGCCAAGCTTCATTTTCATTAATTACCATATTACAATAACTTGGAAACATATTTTTCCAACCTATTTCAGAATAATATTTTTTATTTTCATAAAGAAAACAATGCCCCCATAATACACCTTCAAATTCTCCTATTCCTAATGTTTCTACTTTAGGATAATCTTCTACAGGATTTTTTCTTGATTCATTTATAAATTCATTAAGCTTCTTCATTTCCGTATAACTTATTGAATATTTCTAAATAATTTGTTTTATTAAGATTTTCGTTAAGACCTGTAACTGGGTCTATCTTACTAAGTTCTTCATAGAATTCATCAATAGCTTTATCAAGTTTTTCTAACTTACGATCTTTACAACGATATTCAAGATGCCAGCATGTACTTTTATTTTCTACGCCAGTCATTGGATCTCCATGAATATCAAAGTATAAATGCCATTTATTATCTAATGTTGTATGGTAATCAAATATTTCTAAATACTTATGCATATAAACCAAAAAGGCACATAAATATTCCATCTTATGAAACCAAAAGAAATAAACTAAATGACCACCTTTATATAATACTGCTCCTGAATAATTATCATTCTGTTTTGAATCCAAAGGTTCTATTAAATTCTTTTCTGCTAAAATCTTTCGTATTTTATTAGAATCTTTATAATCACTAATATAATGTGTATCAACTGAATCACACAATTCATTTATAGTATTATACTTACTATAATCATCAACTTGATTTGTTATCTTTGCACCACCAACTTTAATGGCTGCTTCATTAATTGTATTAGTTAATCGTTTCATAATATTATGCTTGTGTTGTTTCTGGAGATTCTGGTTGAACTTCGCCCATCATTTCAGAATCTATATCTGAACTTTCTTCTTCAGCTCCACCGCCACTTTCTTCTCCGCCTCCTGGTTCTGCTCCCATTTCTTCTTCAGCACCGTTTTCTTCTTCATTCTCTTCTCCACCATTACTCTTAGCCAGTTTTTCTTCCATCTTATACTTTTCATTAAGTTCAAGATCTGCATCAGACATCTTAAGATATTTCATAATCAAGAACTTAAGTGAGAAGAATGATTCTTCATTACCATCAGCATCAGTAGTTGCTAAGCTATCTTTCATAGTTCCAATAAATTCTACTCTCTTAGTCATGATTTCAATATTCATCATTTCTTCGAATAAGTTATATGAATTCCAACGAAGAGTTACAGAATCTAATATACGTTTATCGTTCTTAATATCTGGAACTGATAATGATAATTGAATACGAAGTGGCTTAAGTAATATTTCAGCAAATGTATTTCTTAAACGTGTTACGAATCTTGAAAAATCAATTTCATCACGTAATGCTTGTGTTGGATCATTGCCAAACCATGTTGATTGAGCTTCCTTATCGAAACGGTTTGCAGGAATCTTTGACATCTTCCAAAGTTTAGATTCAAAATATCTTATCTGGTCTGAATCATTAAGCATTGGTCCATTATCAACAAGTGTTTCAAGGTGAGGGCTACCGTTTTCATTTTCTGGGAACCAATATTCTTTATTAAATGGCATATTCATTTTACCATTTACTTTAAGTTCACCAGTTTCTGTGTTAAATGATATGTCTTCTTTATATCTATTCATTGAAGATGCTAATGTTTGAGCACCCTTTGTTCTATTTTGTGATCCTACTGGAATAGTAAATAATGTCTTAAATGATGATTGTGTAACTGTCCATATAACTTGTGCTTGTTCAACGATACGATAAATATTGAATGGACGAATCAAACGTTCAAGATATGATTGACGAGTTGATACACCAGAATCTTCATATTTGATATATATGACTTGTGAATCAAGTAATGTACGTTCAAATCCAAGTTTGCCTTCAAACTGAATCCAATATGTAGTTCCATCTTTAATCTTCTTTGTTAATGTATTAGGATCAATATCTACAATACCAGTTATAGCTTTAGGATTCTCAAGATTATCATAGACTATTTCATATGCTAATACACCATCTATAAGATAACGTTTATATTCATCCCATGCAAATTTCTTCCATTCCAACAAAAGATAGATCTTATAGAATGCTATATCCATTGCATTACGAATCTCTTCAGCTGACTTTTCGTTTAAGTCTTGAATCAACCCAGTGTCCAAGAATGGTGTACAGATATAAGATTCATCATCGTCATAAACAATAGATTCGTTAGCCATGATATCGAGAATGTCTTCAAGTTCAGGCTGCATAGCCATCTTACGAAGAACATCACGTTTTTGCTCTAATGTCTTTTCTGAAAATGATTTGTCTTCTTCAGGTTTTACCTTCCAGTTATTTACTGATGATCCCATTAATACTTGTTGTAAAGCTACATCATCTTTAGGCTGTAATGCTTTATCTGCAGGATATGCAACCATATTCTTATACACATCATCAGAATAATTCATTCCATAATGTGAAAGCTTAACAAGTATCTTTGACCATTTTGTTGGCTTTTGCATATTGCCGTATGATTGTTGGAAATTCTGTTGAATAGCCTCATTTATAGTCTGTTCATTTTCCAATACATCTTCTAAGTTACCAAATATCATATTTAAGATTAATAAATATTTATATAAATAAAAATAAAAAAAGATTTTAAATTATCGCAGTTTTTATACTTTTTAATAATTGTCTTATTTATAAAAAATAAATATTATATAAATTTTTGAATAATTCTTACATTTTAACTATATATTAATAAATCAAACAAATATATGTAATATATGGGAAATCCTAGAATTTATCTTAAAATCAACAAATCGCAGAATTTCATATCTCCGGTATCGGGTCTTATCAAGGAGCTAGATAAAATCTATAAGACTGATGATATTGTAGAAGCTTCGAAGCTCGGATACAACGATTACACAAACAATTACATTAAGCACTGTGATGATACTAATATGTTCTATTCAGAGGACTATTCATATGATCCCAATACACATATTTTCAATTTCGAAAAGATCTGTATTTGCAATGATGAGGATTATGCTTCAATGGCAATAGATCCTTCTGATTTTGACTATAAGAAGAAGTATGATGGATCTACAAAGAAAAAGAAGGAGGTAACAAAGAATTTCCTGTCTGAGATTAAGAAGAACTATGCAAACCCTGGTATTGAATCAGGATTCTATATTGAGGACTCAAAATGGAATATCTTGGTTCGCAATATCAAGAGACATAAGAACACAATGCTTACAGGTCCTACAGGTACGGGTAAGACTGATGTAATCATTCGAATCTGTAAAGCACTTGATATTCCATGCAGGATTTATGATATGGGCGCAATGATGGATCCTCTGACAGATCTTCTTGGATCACATCGTTTGGAGAATGGATCTTCCAAGTTTGATTATGCAAAGTTCGTTAAGGATATTCAGGAGCCTGGAGTAATTCTTTTGGATGAGTTAAGTCGAGCTCCAGTAATGACAAATAATATTCTGTTCCCATGTTTGGATGACCGTCGAATGCTTCCTGTAGAAATTGCAGATTCAAATGGCCCACGTGAGATTCCTGTACATCCTGAGTGTACATTCATTGCGACTGCAAACATTGGTTCTGAGTACTCAGGTACTAATTCTTTGGATATTGCATTGGAGAATCGTTTTATGATGATCCAGGTTGATTACCTTCCTAAATCATTTGAGACAAAGGTATTGAATATCCGTACAGGTATTTCTGAAAATATTGCAGAGAAAATTGTAAACGTTGCAAATGCAATCCGTGCAAGATATCTTGACAATAGTATTTCAAAGACAATCTCAACTCGTGAAACACTTAATTGCGCTGAACTTGTGATTGATGGATTCTCACTTATTGAAGCAATCAATTATTCATTCTGTGAGAAGTTCCCAAAGTATGGAGATAATTCTGAATATGATACAATTAAGAAACTAATTATGGGATTCTAATATGCAAGCATCTAAAATGATAAATAGACTTCAGAAACTAATTGATAAGCATGGAGACTTTCAAGTTGATATGCTATCATTTATTGTGGAAGATGGAAATATAATAGGAGAAACGTTGGTTCCTATAAGACAGATTAAATATAGAAAGCAATTAGGAAAATTTTTTACAGATAATATAGGAGGATTTTAAATGGAAGAAAATATGATTATAATTTTAGTAATGTGGGCAGTAATTGCAACTATTATGTGCATTATTGCTTATTGGGATAAGAAATCAATTAAAGAAAAATTTGAAGATTATAAGAATGATATATTAAAGAAAGAAGAAATATTAAATTCTGGTAGAGAATTACTTCCAGTAATATTTAATCATAAGACATATTTCATATATAAAGATTCTACAATGACAGAAGTCATAAATATGATTAATGCTGAGCCTGGACAAGTATATTATGATCGTACTTCAGATAGTGAATATGATTCTGGTTTTATTAAATATTATGGTTCAGTGTCTCTATGTGACGATCTAACATTAATTTTTGAAAATGGAATACTTAAATCTATAAAGAATTAAAATGGAAATAGTTAATAGAAAAGCAAGACACGAATATAATATCTTGGAGAATTACACAGCAGGTATAGTTCTCCAAGGTTCTGAAGTGAAATCTATTAAAGCAGGCAAAGCAAACATTGGAGATGCATATTGTGTCATAACTAATGGTGAGGTTTGGCTAAAGAATTCTCATGTATCTAAATATGATTCTGATAAGTTTACAAACCATGAAGAAAAACGAGACCGTAAGCTTTTATTGAACAAGAAAGAAATTCGTAAATTGACTTCTGATGTACAGAATCAAGGATACACAATCATACCTTTGAAAATGTTTATTATGAAAGGAAAAATTAAAATAGAAATTGGATTATGCAAGGGTAAGAAGGATTATGATAAACGTGAATCTATTAAGGAAAGAGATAGCAAACGAGAATTAGATAGAATCAAAAAGAACTTCTAATGTTATTACTTTATATTATCATATCATTAACTAATGTATTTCTTCATATTGTTAGAAGTATATTAGTCATTAAGTCAGGAAAACTATTGGCTTCATTTGCAAACTGTATATGCTATACATTTTCTGCAATAGTCATTAAGTTCATTTCAGAAGTTGATCTTTGGATTGCTATAGCAGTACAAGCATCTACTAATTTTATAGGATGCTATGCAGCTATGATGTTCTGTGAATATATTTTAAATGGTAAAAAATATAAAAGCTAAATATTATAAAAGTATGATAGAAAAAGAAAATATTAGATTAAAGAAATGTGATCATAATGAAGGTTCAAAATATTGGTATTGTCCAGAAATATTAGTTAAAGAAAAAAGATTATTTGGAACTAAGGAAGTATGGTTTGAACCACATTTTGTAAATTATGAAACTCTTGAAACAGAATATAGATTGCACTCAATATCTCCTTGGGATGAAGCTGGATTAAAAGAATTCTTAGAACAATGTTATGAATGGATTAATAGTCATGACGGAGATGATAACTGGAAAATTGTTGATTATGATGAATATGATAGAATTTATGAAGAATATAGAAAACGGCAATTAGAAAAAAATAAATATGTATATTTGAAATAAAGAGGTATCTTAAGATACCTCTTTCATATGTTGTAATAATGGATAAAATTTTTGTTTAACTTTATCAAATATACCATATTGCTTTAATTTACCATCATACATTGGTATTAAATCTATTATTATATCATTTCCTTTTAATAATTGTAAATAATAAAATTTGCCAAACCAAAATTTTGAAAATACTGTTGGATCTTTTTCTTTATATGAACCAAACATATATAAATCTAATTCACCAAATGTAGATTTAAATGGACTTGAAAATTCATTGCTAGATGAATTTGATATATTTGATGTTTGTGTTTTTGTAAAATCTAATGCTAACATTTGATTACCATCACCTTGTCTAAATGTCATATCTTGTTCTGTATTACTAAATATTCTTGTTGAATATATATAATTTGACGTTTTATGTTTACGGATAAATAATCTAGTTTGAGCTTCATCTCCAAATAAATGATATTGATTATTATTATTACTACTATTAACAGAATAACTACTACCACCAGTTAATAATGCTTTACCTTTAAATGTATATGTTGCACCAGTTTCATTATATTCTCCTAATGTACCATCTAATTTAACATAATGATTATAAGTATCATGGTCAGTAATTTCAAGATATTCTAATTTTGTATATCTTTGATTATAATATACTTTTTTATCAGATGTCATTAATAAATTTGGTTGTATATACTTTTCACTATTTTTAAATGAATTTAAATCATAAATATTATTAAATTTTTTAATATATTTCATATTTTAATATATATATATTTATTCTATTGCGCTTCCTGCTACAAATGGTTGATCTCCTTGCGATGGATAAAATACATTATGTTCTAAATCATATAATCCAGGAGTATTATCTGTTACTCTTAACATTGGTACTAAATCTCTGATAACAATATTGCCTTTCATTATCTTACAATAATATACATCAGCTTCACAATAACGCCACATTTTATAATTATAATCAGTATATGCTCCACCACCACCATCTCTATAAATAGCAAACATATCAGTTTCCAAATTTTTCATTTTATTAAATGTTGTACCGTCTATTGTGTCTAAATTATCAATTAAAAATGTTTTTTCATATATTTGATTTGTTGGTGTTTGCTCATATCCAGAAATATTACCCGCAAAATATGTTGGATAATATTTTGATTTAGTATTAGCATCACCATTATAATTTCCATAAACACTATTACTTATTTCCCATTTTGTATACATTGTTACAAAATTATCATTATATGTACCGGAACTACCAACATCTGCTTTTCTAACAACAAATCCATAAAATGGTTCTGCTTCACTAATACTACCAATTAATACTGATGGTTTATGACCATTAACTCCAGATTTTGCATTATAATCTTTACCACCACCTTTCATATTAAATTTGATATCTATGATTATATCATCAGTATTTTCAAATAAATGACAACCTAAATCAATATATTGTCCACCCGTTTGTGTACTGCTTATATGAGTTAATCTTTTATAATGCTGTAAATAATTAACGTTCTTAGTTTCAACATCTAAAAATAAATGCGGAGATACGAAATTATTTTTAATGTATCTTTCTCTATCTATATCATTATTAAATTTCTTTATGTATATCATATTAAAATATTTTATATTTATTTATGTATATATTAAAAATAATTAATTACAAAGTTCTATTTTTATTAAAAGATAGACTTTAAATTAAATATATGAAAATAGACAGCTGCATAATTGTTAAGAATGAGCAACATACTATAATGAAGCTTATTTATCAGTTCTTAGAATTCTCAAATGAAGTACATATAACTGATACTGGTTCAACAGATAATACTGTTAAGATAATTAATGATATCATAAAGGTGCATCATAATGTATTCTTGCATCATTTTGATTGGTGTTATGATTTTGCTAAAGCTCGTAATTATTCATTAACCTGTTATGAATGCAAAGCGGATTATCAATTTTGGTGTGATGGTGATGATGAATTAAATGATAAACTTTTACAAACATTAAAAGAGTTCAGAGATTCTAATGATAAAGATGCAGATATTTATTTTGTTAAGTATCAATATTATGATGGTGATAAGAATCCGCATAATAGAACATCGTTATTAAAAGTTTCATCAAAATTACAATGGAATGATCCGATACATGAATATATCGGTTATACGACTTCACATAAAGTTAATTATGATTTATTTAAAAATGGTTCTTTAATTCTTCATAAACGCCCTGCTAATGTTGTTCATACAACAAGAAATTTGGAGATATTTATGAATATGCAGAAAGAAGGACGAAAATTTTCAGCAAGAAATAGATATTATTTTGGTCGTGAATTAATGCATAACAAACTTCATGAATTCGCAAAACAACAATTGCATCTTTGCATAGAATCTGAAGAGAATAATAGATTAGATAAGATTAACGCTATTCTTAGACTTTATGATATGAATGATCCTGAGTTTATAGATTATTTCTTTAAGTTATTTAAGATTGGTATTTATAGAAAAGATTTATTCTATAAGGTAGCATCATATTATTGGAGAGAAAATAAAAAGGATGTTGCCGAAATTTATTATAAGATGTGTGTAAATACTGATGAACCAATCAATCAGTTAACATTTGGATATGATCCTATATGTACTATTAATTCTTTATTACAACTTGGTGTTATTGCATATTCAAAAGGTAATGTTAATTTATCACTTGCATATAATAAAAAGATATTGAAAATTAATCCTAATCATAAATCTGCTTTAGATAATATAAAGTTATTAGAAAGTAAATTAAATAAGTAAGATTTTTAAAAAATATTTACATATGAACTATATTGATTTATATATACATTAAATTACATAATTATGGAAGATATTAATTTGTTAAAACAGGAAAATGAAAAACTTAATGCCAGATTAGCAAAAGCAGTTGAAGTATTTAAGGAGCAGAAAGCAAATATTGAAAAGTTAACTAAAGAAAATGAAGAGTTAAAAGATCAAATCAATAGAACACCACAAGAAGAAGTTGTATCTACTGAAAAATGGAATGCATTAGTTACTGAAAAAGAAAATTTACAAAAGCAAATTGAAGGATATGAAAATGAACGTAAATCAAATGAAGCATATTCTGATGATTTAAGTAAACAATGTGATAATTATGAATTAAAAGTTCAGGAATTAGAAAAAAATATTGAATCAAAAGATAAAGCTTATAAGGTTCTTCAAGATACATATAATGAAGTGTTTGCTGAATTAGAACAATTTAAGAAAAAATATCAAGCTCGCAAAGAAAAAGAAGTTGAATTATTAAAGAATATTGAAGACAATAAACTTGCTTACGATAAACTTCAAAAGGAACATGATGCACTTAATAAAACTTATAATAAATTGAATAATGAGTATTCAGATATATATACAAAGTATAATGATTTACAACAAGAACAAATTAAAGCTAATGAAAAAATTAATGCGTTAAATACTTTATGTATTCAATTTAAAGAAGACAACAAAGAGCTTCAAGATAAGTATGATAATTTATGTAAGATCTGTGATGATTATGAAAATCAGAAATTAGCATTAGAAAATGATTTATCAAAATTAGAAACAGAACATAATCAATTAAAAGATAAATATTTGATTCTTGAGAACGAAAAAGACGCATATTCAAATTCAGATGATGCATTAAAAGAAATTATAGACGTCATCAATAAATATGGGTATGAAGCTAGTAAAGAAATTACACCAACTAAAGAAAATGTAATGAAAACTAGAATTGGTTCTGATAAAGAATTTGGACAGAATGTTGGAGTATGAAACTATTTAAAATTTGTGAAGGATTAATTATAAATGTTGAACATATATATGCATTGGGTAAAGAAGATAATCAATCAGAATTAAATGATTGGGATAATGCATATAATGGTTATATTAATGATATATATAGTAACCCTATAGAATTTGAAATAGATGGTAATTTATATAAGCCAAATTTTAATGAAAATATAGATTCATCAATATTAGAGAAGTATATGGAAAAATTAAAAGTTTATATACTTTCTAATATTGGTGAAAAACCAGCTTTAATAGAATCTTATTTTACAATATTATCATCAGGAACTAAAATATATCTTACTGATGAAGTTTATAATGCTATTAATAATTATTTAGAAAGTAATTATGATATTGTAGAATGTAATGTAAAGAAACCATAATATTGAATTTTTTTAATATTGTATCTATATTTTATATATAATATTAAAAAATCAAACAAATGAATGTTCCTTCAATATACACAACTGATTGGTACAATCGCGATAATGAGGATTATATTTTGACTAATGAAGATCTTGAGATTGGTTTTGTAAAAATTCCATCAAAGCAGTACTCAAGATTTCTATATAATGAAGACCGTGTTGAGCGTATCTGTAATGATAATTCAATGATCATTTCTGAAATGAAAGATCTGTTACGTTCAATGGGTCTTTATAACGTTTCATTCAGATTATCAAAGGATAATGAAACCGCATCTACGAATGGTTCTACAATTGAGGTAGGTTTGGGTAAGACTATTGAAACTGTAGATGATGCATATGATAAAATGGATAGATTAATCGGTATGACAATCCATGAAAGTTGTCATTGCCTTTATACTGACTTTACATATTTAAGTTCAGTTATTTCAAAGTACCCTGAATTGGTTCATCATATTCATAATGTTTTGGAAGATGAACTTATTGAGGAGAAGATTTGCAATAAATTCCCTGGATATAGTAATTTCTTGAGTAAGCTGAAGTATCAGATTTTTGAAAAATATATAGAGGATGCTTCAAATACAAATAATACATTATCTGAAATTTTGGCAATATTTTTCTATATTATTAGATATCCAAAATATCTTTCTTCAATTAAGAAATCATCATTAATTAAATATGAGGATCTTTTCAAAAAGATCAAATATATCGTAAGTGATAATGATTGCTTCGATATTAAAAATGAATCTGTAACAAGATCAACTACTGCAGCTGCTATTCAGATTTACGAATTACTTAAAGAGTATATCAATAATTCTGAAAAAGAAGAAACTGAAGGAGAATCTAACAATAATTCTAAAGGTTATAATAAACCTAAATATTCAGATGACACTGATAATTCTGATGATCCTGAAGTTGAAATTCGTGATAAAGATGACGATATTTTTAAGAATCAGGAAGCTTCGGAAATGGGAGGAAATGGAATCATTGCAATTTTATTAAATACTTATGAAGATATTTCATCAGAATCTGAATGTACAAACATTAAGAAAATGATTGTATATCATACCAAGATTTCTGAAAATAATAATGATAATATTTTGGAAGATCATAATATTCCTGGGATACACATGAAAATTTCTAAGGATGTTCATATGGTCAATACCAATTATCCTATTCATTATAATCAGTATTTGAATACTGTAAAGAATTATATTAATTATGCAAAGAAACTGATTATTCCAAATAGCTATAGCTACGAAATCAAAACTGATAGGTTCAGAAGAAATGGTTCTTTAGATTCAAATCGTTTGGTTAATGCAATGTGCAATGAACAGACTGTATATGTTCAGAAACGTACTGTAATTAAATCAAATGATCCTGAATATGCATTAGTTCTCGCAATTGATGAATCAGGCTCAATGACCTGCGATAAACTTAATGAATTAGCTTCTGCATTTTCAATTATGATTTATGAAGCTCTTAAGGATTATCCAAAAATTAAGTTCTTTGTATATGGTCATGGAGATTGTGTATATAGATATTTGGATCCATTCACTCTTAAGTCAAAATATACATTAGGAAACAGAAATAGTCAGGGTGGACAGAATGAAGCAGAAAGCTATAGAATTATTGCTGAGGATGTAAAAAGATATACATCACTTCCAATCGTAGTATTCAATATTACTGATTCTTGTTATATTGCTAATGCTAATATGATTAAAGAAGTAATTGATGATCTTCGTAATGACGTTAAACAACCAACATATTTTAATCTTATTGCATTAGGACATAATGCAGGAATTAATAGTAAACTTACAGGTTGGAATGATTCATTATATGGAGAAGGAAACTGGGTTATTTATAATCGTTCAAGAATTACATTTGAGATTAAGACTTTAATTGATGAGTTTACAAAAATCATTAGAAAGAATTTTAAATAATAAAATCAAATTGTTTATTTTTATATAATAAATAATGTATGATTTATCATGAATCTATTAAATGTATTATTAAGTAATATTGAATATAATAAAACCCATCCAAATAATCCAAGGGCTGAAACAATTTTAAGACATTTTAGAATATACGGAAAAAAATCTAATACAGTTAGACTTTTTGAACTTCCTAAAGATGTTCAGAATTTTTTTATTGAAAGTGCAAATGGAGAAATTAAAGATGGAAACTTTGACGTTAATGCAATTTCTGATATGTTTTCAGCATTTGATCCATCTAATATAGAATTTTTGGGTGGTAAGAAAATATCTGAAATTATAGAAAGTATTAATACAAGAATTAGTCAGGATACTCCTTATCACAGTTTAACTGAATTACAATATAAAATAGAAGACTTAGGAAAAGCAATATCTACATACTTATCATCTAATGATCAATCAGAATTAGATAAGGTTAATAAATTGATTGATGATTATAATGATGAAAAGGATACGGAATTCTATATAATAATGTTTCCAAAGTTTAATGATGAAACTATTGATTCTGTTGCGAAATCATATAATGGTAGAATTATATTCCCTGATGAATTAACTATATATAGTGATGCTCAGAAAGAATATATTAAAGATAAGATAATGACAGGAAAACCATAAAATTATATATGCATAAATAAAATGAATTATATAGATCTTATATTACAAGTTTATGGATCAATTATTGTAAAGGATTATGAAGATACTTATTTTTTATTGATTCCTTTATATAATGGTTCTATAAATAATTGTATATATGTTCATTTAGATAAAATTGATAAAGAAGCAATTAATGAATTCATTACAAAATTTAATGAATACGATAATGAAGGAAAAATTGATCTTTTATTAAATGGTGTAGAAAATTTTGCACCAATAGATTCATATTACATATCTGAATCTTTGGCTAATCAATTAGAAAATTCTATTGGAGAAGAATTACCAATTGATGAGGAAGAGGAAGAAGAAATTGAAGAACCTGAAGAAGATGATGAAGATCCAACTGTAGAAGAAATTCCTGAAGAGGAAGAACCATTAGAAGAAGAAATTACTTTAGATGACATAACATATCCAGATTATTTAATTATGGGTGCTGATGGAATAAGAATTAATGATTATTGGCAACCTATATTAAATAATGAAAATATTAATAATATTGATTATCTTATATTTAAGAACAAACTTAAAGATAATGTATTTACTGAAGAAGAATTATTAGCATTAAATTCTACATTTATGCAAACAATTCAAAGATATAGTACATTTAATGATTACAATTTAGGTACAAATGCAATATATAAAGCAGTAATTGATTTTTATGCTAATGGACAATATGATGCTGCTACGATATTGATGAATACAATATTTAATGGAAATATATCAACGACAACTGTTACATCAACTTGTGGATGTGGCACACAATCAACATGTGCAACATCATTATCATCAAGTTCAACTGGCATAAATACAGGTACTGAAATAATTCCTATTGATACTGCTTCTTGCATAGATAAATATAAAGCTGCAATGTATCAATGGCTTATACAAATGCTAAGTGATACAAGTTTTTATTGTTGTTGGATGTTTACTGAAAATGAAGAATTAGATGAATCAAATCCTAATACATTATTGATTGATATGCTAATTCAGTTATTAGAAGAATTCTTAGAATTAGGAATAGATTTATCAAATCTTGGTAATGTATCTACAACAGCTTGTAATTGTGGGCATACGAACAAATATAATGGGTATAAGAATAATTTAAATGATTGTTCAGATTTATTAAATAACAATATTAATGATAGTCTTAATAATTGTTCAAACTATGGAATTATTACTAATTATATTAAAGTACTTAAATGGGTTCGTAATAATGAAATAGAAGAAAATAAGAATAAGATATATATTTACGGAAAACAATTTGCAGAAATTTTTCCATTACTTAATTTCTAATATTAAATATTTGAAATATCTAAACAAATAAATTATTATATAATATGAAGAATATTGCTAATTATATCGATGATTATATTGAAGATGATCTTTATGAATGCACTTCAAGAAACATTAAAGATATGAAAGACCGTATGAAGGCGTTTAAACGTGGTTCTCGAGAAGAAGAAATTGAAGCACATGGACGTCCAATATCATATAATAAGACTTTTAGAGATAGAAGCAAATATACAAGAAAAGATAAGCATAAGAAATCTTATGAATAAATATAAATATACATATAATTTATAATCATGAAACATTTAACAGATTACATTTCAGAAGCAGCTGTTGAACAAAAGATTAATGAAGCTGAATCTGTAACTATTTCTTTTGATTTTAAAGATTTAGAAAATGGTGAAGAAACACTTGAATCATTAAAGGATAAAGAAGGCTGTACTGTAGAAGATACAAAACTTACCGTAACTATTGATAAAGACAATGTTGATAAGCTAGGTACTGTTCAAGATATCTTACAACAATTTACTGCAACTATTAGAAAATCTACTAAAACAACTAATGATGAAACATATGCTCAGAAGACTGCTAAATTTGAAAAGAAGTTAGGTGAGTTTAATGATGCTATTGATCAAATCAAAAATCCTGAAGAAGAATAATACTTTGTAAAAATAAATTTATTATAAAGTATAGATTAATTTCATCATAGAATATTCTAGAAAGCTTGCTAAGACCTTCGAAACTGTATAATTATAAATTATAATATAACTTATTTCGAAGGTCTTAGCAAGCTTTAGAATGCATATTACATAATATCATCTATAATACGCATTATTATAAATTATAAATTCTTCTTCATCAATATTTTCTGTCTTCATTAGTTCTTCATTCGATACTTTAACCAAATTATCAAAATTATATCGAATTAATTTTAATTTATTCTTTAATATGTCAAGTTCAACGGGATTTTCTGATATAACAAATAAATAATCAACATCATTAATTTTTTTAAATGTAAATGGTATAGACATTTTCTTTACTTTATAAATCATATCAAGAAAAGCATATGATGTTAAGAATTCATCTAATGTCTGTTTCTTATCTATTTTTCCTTTTTCTAATAATTCAGTTTCAATCTTATATTTGCATATAACTAATTGTTCAATATTGTTTATATTTACAATTTCCATTTAATTAAGAAATATATTTTTATATAAAATAGTTATAAGAAATTAATAAAATCAAATTATTTTTATATATAATTATAGATTAACATAAATGGATAATGTATTTAATAGAGATAATGAACCTTGGATAAGACCATGGAATGAAGAGAAATTTGATGATCTATATAATAGGGATGAAAGATTTTTTGCATTGGTCATTAAAGGATTATTATCTTGGCTTAATAGAAATATCGTTTTATATAATAAGTCAATTAATCATTTTGTATATAATACAGGTTCATCATATTTATATATTGAATCAAATGGATATGAATATTCAGTAAATGAAACTACTGGAGAAGATACTATGTATATGACATTACCACGATGCGTTATTGAGTTGGCTGATGTTAATATACCAACCGATGAATTGTCTTCTCCTTATGGACGTGGTTATTATGAACATCGTTCTGGTAATATGATATGTGGTTATAATGCAGACATAAGACGTCTTCCATTAGAACTTACAATTAATGCTAAATATTATTTATCAAACTTTAATGAATCAATTGTTTTATTACAAGAATTAATTGATAAGATGATATTTCAAAAATATTATAAGATTACATATTTAGGACAAGAAATACAATGTTCTATTGAGTTTCCTGGATCTATGAATCCTGAACTTAATAAAATTGACATGAGTTCTCCAGAGCCAAATCAACGTAATGTTACGTTAGATTTTAAAATCTGTACAAACTATCCTGTTATAAATGAACGTTCAGAAATACCTACTGATAAAGTTATTGCTACTTGGGGTTCAACTGTTCACTTAAGAACTAATGATGATAATAAAACATTAGGAAAAGAAAATGATAGAGATAGACGTGGTGGAATATTAAATAGTCAATCTGATGGATATGATGATATGGGGTTAGAACTACGTCAATTTAAGAATAAAGAATCTGATGTAGTTGATCATGATGAAGAAAACATATTAAAAGGATTAGACTTTAATAAAGATGGTAAGATAGATAAAGATGATATAATCAAAATATTAGATTATATTAAATATGGTCATTATGTAACTGAAGCTGATTTAAATAATGATTTACGAATCAATTATGATGATCTTACACAAGTATTAAAAATAGTTAATGATCAAAAAGATATATCGGTTGATTATGATGAATTTATGAATAAGATTTATATTAATCACACTGATACTGGAGAACAAGAAGAAATAGATTTAACGAAATATAAAATTGAATAATTAATATATGGCTAACGAAACTCAAAGAGTTCCAACTAATATTGGAAATAAAGAAAATTCATTAGGTAAAGAACTTAATATCATTATATCTAATGGAAGTGAAATTCAGTTCGCTCAATTAGAATCAAGTGGCACCCCAGTTCAAGTAAAGAATGCATTAATAATTGCTATACCTCAAGATTCTAATGGAAACGATATTCAAAAGGCTGCATCATTATGGCTAAGTGATAAAGATGGATACCTTTTAGAATTAGCTAAACCTATATCTGAAACTAGTTCAGGTGGAACAATTTCACAAGCAAATATAGATGCACTTTATGAACAATTTGTACAAGCATTAAATACAGCAATACAAAATGCAAAAGACGTTATATCACGTGAAGTAAATAAACAATTTACTGAAGTAAATGAAGATATTACTAAAGGAGTTCAAAATGCTCATAATAAAATTAATTCAATAAATGAATATTTAGATCAAAATATACATAAAGTAATATGGGCTAATCCAAATATTGCATATCTTGCTTATAAAGTTAGAACATTATGTGAACAACATCAAATATCATTTGATATTGATAATAAATATTCTGATACTGATGTTCTTCATAATGAGCATCATTCATTAGAACAAAGAATTACACAACTAGAAGAACAGATAAATCAATTAACAAATGGCGGTCATTAACAACCGCCATTTATTATTTATTACCAACTTTATTTGTTGGTTGTTTTGTAAATTCTTTCCTTAACGCCTTAATATATTGTTTGTTTTATTTCCTAAATCATTAACTCCTCGTTTCAAATAATCACTTAAATTAAAATTACTTATATTCTGTTTAGTGTGTTGCCAATCATATGCAGAATATTCATTAGCAGGCTTATATTTTTCAAACACAGGATTTCCGTTTTCATCATAAGTATATGGGGGCATTGTATTTTCATGAACACCATGCTTAAGCATTTCTAACTTATCTTTAAAATATGCTGAGCCAATACCAACATCTCCGTAAAGATTTCCTTGTGGAGCGTCAGTAGATTTTGAAGAACCTAAAAATCCTAAAATATAATTTGTACCTAAATCACCAAGTAAGTCATTATGTTCAAATAAACCATTCATTAATGCTTCAGTTGCATCTACTGCTTTTTGATATGTTTTAGGTTTGTTTACTAATCCAAGAATCGTACCGCCTTGAGCTATATTTCCAAATGTTTCAGATAATGCTTTATAACGTTCTAATTGCTTTTCATGAGCAACACTTGTTGCATCTCCTGTAAAACTATTACCATTTAAAAGAGAAGCTGCTGCCTGAGTTCCACCCATGTTTCTTCTATCTATTCCTGTTGCTGTTATTGAAGAGTTATCTTGGAATGTAGAATATTGATTAAAATAGAATCCGTTTGTTCCATACATCATTTCAAAAAATTCATTCATGGAATGCTCAGTACTCATTGAATATGTAATCTTTATAGAATTCTTACCTAATTGAAATGGTTCTTCATTTGACATTGAACCTGGTATTACACCAGCAAATGTTTCCATATCAAATTCACAATCATATAATGAATAGATTTTAAATGACATTCTATCTTGTATTTCCCCATTATATCCTGCTATAGTTTTATAATTTACTTTTTCCTTGCCAATTGTATTTAATAGTTTTCCGCCTAAACCGCCTGCTAATCCATTTACATCTATACCCATGAATTCCATTTTCTTATTTGTCATAAATGAAGTATGCAAATATCTTAAAGGTGTCTGAAATATAATAATTGACATATTAAATTTACGAAGGTTTTCAGGTATTATTTCTTTATGATTATAATCATCCCAACATGCATATTTATATAATGACATTAATGTTGTAAGACGCATATCTATAGCATCAGGATTTAATTCTATTTCAATTGATCTTTCTTTTGAAAATTCATCCACTATAGGAATTGATAATTTATCTAATCCATGTACTCCTTTAAAATACCAAGGAGCATTATTGCATATATAACTTAATATTGAAGTAAATTTATATAATGCATTTATTCTATCTTTAGGATTTTCTTCCCTATACATATCTCCTACATTATATAAATATCTTGCAGCGCCATTTGGAGCAGTATGAAATACATCTGAATTTAAAAGTCCACCAAATAACCCATGACCAGTATCAAAATCAAAAAATATCTTAAAATAAAACCATGCAGGTTCATCAAATATACTACCTAATTGTTTTTGCCATATAGCACGTTCATTAATAAAATCTGCATAACCCCAAGTAGGAAGCTTCAAATTAAAATTATCTGTATATGGATTTGCATCTACTGGATGTTCATATGATGAATCAATATTTTGTGATCTTTCACCACCCATGAATCCCATTTTACCAGGGTTTCCAACTCCAGTATATTTTGTTCTAAATCCTTTTATTAATGATACTGAATCTGATTTTCTATAATTTGCTTGTGTTAATCCACCACTACGAATACCATCATATGCACTACCTGAATTTGTTCCATATATTTTAGATATCTCAGAAACAGCACTTGAATTGACACCTTTTATATTTCCATTTGCATCATATTCGTACTCATTATAGCCCATTTTTCCATTTGCGCTATCTTTTCCTAATCCTTTTAATATTCCACCAGTTAAACCATCTCTTAATGCTTCTTTACCTGCATTAAGTACTGTCTTGCCTAAATCTAAAAAACTCATTTAACTTATTAATATTATATTTGTGATGTAAATGTATTTGTCATTAATAACTCGTCTCCTAATTTTGAATTTTCATCTAAATATTTAAATTTAACATTATAATTAATATCATTTGTTTTAGAATACATTTTTGCTGTGCCATTTATATAATCTACATAACTTACATATGAATCATTAATATTTTCATTTGTTATTTTAATGTCAGATATATCATAATTTTCAAACTTTTGATAATAATTCCAAAAATCTTTTAAATTATAGACATGTTTTGAAAATGGCTTACTATTATGAATTACTATTATATCTGATTCCATCCAATATTCAGTATTCTTAACTTCAATTATCTTATGATACTTCTTAAATAATTCTACTGCTAAATTCTGTATCTTTTCTAATAATGATATATTTGTATTATCCATTATCTTTTGAGATAATTCAAATTCATTAATTGTACTATAATCATAATTATCTTCAAATTTCAAAAGCCAATTTCCAGTTCTATCAAATTTGATATTTAATATTCTATCATTTAAATCAATAATAAATAAGAAAGGATTGTCATCAGTTTCTGAAAGAATAAATGAATTATTTTCTTCGTTTTCTGTTCCTAGATATATTCCATTTTCAAATCTTATTCTAAAATCATAAATGTTTCCTATTGTAAGTTTAATGATATCTGATAAATGAGATACATTAATATTTTCTTGAAGAATCAGTTTTAAATCATATACTAATCCTTCAATAATAGGTACGAATTTATTAACAAATTCAGTTTTTGAAATTTCTAATGAATCAAGAGTTTTAACGATATATGAATTATCTTTATTAAATTCATTTTCAAAAATATCGTTATAATTATCTTCACTATTAATTAATGTAAACATATGATATAAGAATTCCCAATTAATATATTTTGATATATAATCTTTAAGGAATTTTCCTAATGCATCATTATATAATTCATTATGCACAATATTATATTTGTCAGATAAATAATCATCTAACTTTACAGGACGTGAATTATATATTACGTCATTATATTCTGATATTGATTCGTAATGCTTCATTATTGTATTTTAGTAGGTGTATATTTAGGATTAGAATAATAGTTATTATATCCTGATGTCTTTCCAACTTTAATTAAATTTAACGATTGTTCTATAATTCTATTTGCTTTTGAATATTCATATTCTATGCCATCTATATAGTAAAGACCAGATAATTTTTGATTAGCTACCTGTAATCCTTCTTGGTTTACCATTTCATCATCAGTTGGACCAGGTTCAGAATGATAATCCATTTTTTTTCTTTCAAAACTTTGATCTCCTTCAAGGTTTTCTGGTTGTGATATCATTATTTCTTTATTTACTGCATCCTGTTCCCATATCATAACTTCAACCAATGTACCTCGTTGCAAACCTAAATTAACTTTTTCCATTGTAACTCTAAATACTGATTGACGTATCTTTCTAAAGAAATGTTGTCTTATTATTTTTTGACTATTAAGATTGTGCCCATCTTCATTAAAGTTAAATACAGGTATTGGTCTATTTGAACCAGTTTCATAGTCTTCTATATGTTCACCATCAACAGAATCTTGTTTTGTTGTAATATCAGTTGTTTCTAATATTGTAACATTATTTTGCCAACTAATATTATAGATTCTTTCAAGTGTTCCTCTATGAACTATATTATTATTTACACTTATTTTATATGATTGAATAAATAAATTATTATCTGTATTTAATTGATTGAAATTTGTTAATAATCTAGGAACTTTTATAGGATGAGCTTCAGGAGTATCCCAGCTTGTTCCATTAAATCCAATATTTGAAACAATTGATAATTCGTTATGATTTGGTGATTCTGAAAATAACCATGATAGGTTAACTAATATGATATAATTATATGGATCTATCCATGCATCCATTATGCTATCTTCATCAACTCCAGAATATAGCATTTGCTGTTTAATATATTGGTCATATCGTTGTGTAAATATATTACGATATATTCTATCTTCAATATTTTTTGTTTCTTTTGTTGCTGCAAAACCTAATCCTGTATTTTTTGCTATTTTCCAAAGCATCTCCCAAGTTGTTGCTTTATAATTATCTTTATAAATAAGTCCAGTATTTACGTTACGAAGTGAATCTAAATCATATGTTCCATAATATGTTACTTTTCTATGATCATAAGGACTAACCTTCATATCATAGATTCTAAAATTCATTTTTATCTTCTTATATACTTTATCTACCGCTGATGTTATAACAACACGAATAGATCCACTCATTTGTGATGTACTAATCTTAATTTCTTGTTGGTGTTCATCATGTACAGTTATTACTAATTCTGGTAAAAAATCAGTAAACTGCATTTTCATATATTCAATATCAAAATTCGATATATTACGTTCATTAATAACAACTAATGGATATTGTATGCCATCTAATCTTAAACTATCATTAGTGTTATTTTGAGAAGCATTCATACCTTCTGGTGTTTTTTCATTATTATAGCTATGAGATATATAAGGAGTTACAACATTTGCAAAACTTTTAATAGGATCAAATACTACCTTTGGGTCTGTATAATTTTCATTACTAAATTCTTTTGTTAGATGATTAGAATCTTCTGAACCTTCTTCATGGTTCTTTTGTGTTGTGTCTTCCTTTTTAGTTTCATCAGTAACTTTTTTCTCTTCAGTAGTTTCTTTTTTCTCTTCAGTAGTTTCTTTTTTCTCTTCAGTAGTTTCTTCCTTTTTTGTTTTATATTCTCCACTTCTTTCAGAAATTTCTTTGTTTACATCATTTAATTGGTCCTTTTCAAATTGTAAATCATCTTTTAAATTTTGCAAATCTTGAGTACCAATTTCAATATCTTCTTTTAGATTATTAATTTGTTGTCCTAATTCATTAAATCTATCAATATCACTTGAAGTTATATCACCACTTATGATATTTTTTTCAAGTGCTGCATATTCTGTATTAAGACTTTCTAATTGAGCCTTGTTTGAATTTAATTTAGATTGTACTGAAGCAATTTGGTTTTCATGTGATTTTATATCTGTTTCCCTTAATTGTTTTTCAGTATTTAATTGATCTGATGTAAGATAAGAAAAATTTCCCATATTAACTTATAATTTAATAAAAAACAACTCCTAATGATTTGTCTATAATATAATTGTTATCTCCTAAAGTCTGTTCATTTGGTGAACGTAATTCATTCTTTTTCTTTTGATAATTATTTGTATCCTTTAATTCAATAGTATCTGTTTTAGGATCATTAATGAAGTCTGAATTAATTTTACTTGCTTTTACGCATTCATTTATATAATCAATATTTGGAATGAAAATCATATCATCTTCATTAAGTTCAAATGGATTACTTATGCCATTTACTTTACATATAATGTCTCCATATCTATCATCACCGTAAACCGCTAATGAAACTAAATCAGGACGGGCCACATAATATTCATTTATAATAATTGGATAACCTGTTATTAAAATGTCTTTATTAAATACGTCCCCCAATAAATCAAAATATTCCTCATTATTTCTTGTTATAGTTGGTTTATAATTAATTATTTTATAGTTTAACATTATATTAAGCAATCATTATATTTAATTAAAAATAAAAATAGGTAACAATATTGCTACCTATTTTAAAGTTTATTATCATTATATATGTTATACGCCTCTTACCCAAACGGTTTTTGCATTGCCTTCATCCAATCTTAAGTAATTGATTTCTCCATAACCATTTGGTGGAACAACTACTACTAAATTTTCAGAACCTGTAGGAACTTTCATTACAGCACCACCAGAAATTTCTGTTGTAGCTATTTGAGCACCATTTGTAAATGTTATTTCATACTCATTAGTTGAACTTGTATTCTTATATATAACATCCCAAATTTCATAATTTTCAAATGAGCTATCACCAGGTGTTGGGTTTGAAATATTTGAATTTATATTAACGACCTTAACCTTAGATCTTGTTATTCTATTTGAAATGTTGTTTTCTACAACAACCTTTTCATATACAGTTGAAACAACATTATTGAATATCAATAAGAATTCTGGTGTTGTACTAATAATTGCATTTGCACCAGTTGCCCAGTTTCCTTTTTCAATTTCTGCACCATTCCAGTTAATCCACATCATTGATAAAAGTTTGTTCATTTGGTCAAATCCTTTTTTTACATCAGCATCCTGTGAATTCAATGCTTCTAATGCATTTGTAATATATCTCTTACCAACAACGTTCATAATGGAACCTGCTACTGGTTGTGCAATACCTTTACCTGTTTTTTCATCATAACTTGCATATGAAAAATCATGAAATTTTATACCACATATCTCTTTATAATCTGTATCAAACAATTTAGCATTGTTTTTATACTGGTTGTCAAAACTATGATTAATAATTGTATTCATAATTTATTTTATTAATTAATTTATGTATTTGCTTTATAATATAATTTATAGTTAAAACCTTCCAAAAGACCAAACATGAATTCTTGTGGAACTACTGTCATATTATATGTATCTTTTGCAAATGTACATTGTGGCAATATAACAGTGTTATCTTTCTTTGTTGTTTTAAATGCATCTTCCCATGTTATTCCAACTGGTGAAATTATTAAATAAGATGTTCTTGTACTATCAGTCATATCTGCTGCATTAGCAGTCATTATTAATCTTACGTCAGAGAAACCCCATAATGGATTATCATCTCCTCTACGAATAACATCATCTTTTAATCCTATATTAATCCACCCACCTTTATAGAATGTAAAGTCTCCATCAACGTGATCTGGTACTGATATAACACCATCTGTATTTGGACCTAGCCATGCAGGATCTACACCATTATTAGGAATTACATTATTACCATCGTTTTCACCAGGTATAGATGGCAATGTAATATGATGATTATTAAGTGTATATGTTCCAGCTGGTATTGTATGTTGAACTGTTCCATTTTCTGTCCAATCAATTGGTCCAATATAAACATACCAATTAATTACTAATTTGTTAACAATAATAGATATGTAATCAGTTGAAATCTTATTCTCATATTTTAATTTTGCAATAACTGTATTGTCTTGTTCTCTTGCATCATCAGATTGATAATTAATTTTACTATTACCTGTATCAACAGTTAAATGATTATTTTCTAACAATGCAGAACCTTCTAATCCAATTATTATATTATCTCTAAGAGTATTTAAGCTTTCTCTATATCCCCATTTAAATCCATCTATAACTTGTCCTTTACTATATATAAATTCAATAGGAGTTCCTGAGCGTTTAATAATATGAGCAATTGTACCAGAAGCAATTTGTGCTTCTTCAAATGCTATTGAATTAACACCATTAGATGCAATACGTATTTCTGTTAATGTATCTGCTTTAATATACTTATTATGAGAAGTATTATCAGTATATCCATGATATGAATATGTAACACATATATAATCTTGTGTCTTATTAGTTTCTCCAGCTAATAATCTAGTTGTCTTAATCCAAGGAGTAACAATAGATACACCGCTTCCTAAAGTAATTGTACTAGGTAAATTAACTGTTGAAGGTTCATAATTATTAGCATCAGATACTAATGTCATACCAACCGAAATGCCACTATCATTTGATTGTATTTCACGTTTCTTTACAATAGATCTATTTAAATCTGTAAATAATGCATAAACTTCATGTGTATTAAATCCTAATTGATCACCAGATGTAACAAGACCATAAGGTGTCCATGGATTACTATTCAATTCTAATCCATAATAGATATATTGATTAATTTTATATTCTAAACTTTCATATTGAATGGTTGATGAATTACCATAGTTATCTCTGTTTTTTATTCTAAAGCTAATAGGAGTAGTTTTTAATGATTCTGCTAATGTACTTCCATAAGTAAATTTACTTGGACATGCAACATAGAATGTAAAAGTATCAGATACATCATTACTTATACTATTATAAATTAATGCTGCATTTGTATTAATGAAATCATCTTCAAAATTATTTAATGATAACTGTAATGGTCTTACATTACTTGGTGTCATTTTAACAACACATGTTGCTATATCTGAAGGCATTACATAGAAAGGATTATCATTATCATTAATTTCAATATCGTTAATAAATAATTTAAATGATAATGGATTAATCCAACCAGTATTATAAATTACATTCATTGGACTAAATACATCTTTCAATCCGACAAATGAGAATGATACTTGAGTAGCAGATGTTGCATTTTCTTTAAGTTGTAATTCATACATTACATCAGTATATGCATATTCGCTGTTTGGATTAAATCTACATGTATATTTTCCAATAACCTGTTTTTTAGATTCCTTTTCTGAACTATTACCATCTAAAATATTTTCAAGTTTCTGTTCTGCATATTCTGGAGTTCCTATTATTTCTATTTTTTCATTATTATTTGAAATAATATCAAATGATTGAACTGGAACTGTACTTAATCCTTGAGCATCACGTGCAAAGTATCTAATAATGAAATATAATTTATTATCAACAGAATCTATAGTATCAAATAAGAAACTTTCATTACTGTTATTATATGATAATTCATCATAACTCATTTCATCGTCTTCCCATTCAGCCATTGTAATATTATCAACACGATGCGCATCAATATCTGCTGTTATATCAGACTTATTTATGAATGTTCTCCAACTATTATCTTTTTTCTTATATGTTATTCCTATTAACTTATAATCTTCAATTTTCTGAACTGTTTTAATTCCAAGAAGTCCAGTATCAGAGTCAAATGTTAATTTTATTGAATATGTATCCATTCCAATATTATCCATTTCAGGATCCACATTTATGAATTTTGTTAAACGATGACCACCTTTCCACATATTTGAAGAAGCACCATTAATATTGGCTTGAGTAATTCCTTTTGGTCCATCTTCATTATCATCTGTTACAAAAACACAAAATGGATATTTTTCAGATAATCTTTTTGCTTCCTCTTCATTAGGAATATTATCTACAAATATTATTTTCTGAAATAAAGATATGTCATTATTATTTTGACTTCCCATATTATATTATACTTTTATATATATATTTAATAATATTATTTTTTATGAACTTATGTTTGTTATACCTCTTCCATAACATCTACTAATTTCACTTTCAAGAGCATTAATATTTGATTCTTCATCTTCTTCAAGATTCTTATAGCTTATCCAATACATTCTATTAAAGTCTTCATTATTAAGTAATTCCCAAGTTGCAGGTTCAATGATTTCAATATCACTGCCTCCATCATGCAAATCAGTATTGAATTCACCATTTAACATAAATAATCTTAAATGAAGCTTTCCTGTATCAGTTAACGTTACATTTGTTTCTGAAGATATTTGCAATTGATACATATTATATTGAATATAAAATATATGTTCAGACCCATTAATATCACATCTATTATAAGATAAAGTAATTGGTTGAGAATTACTTAAATGCTTTAATACGCCAACTGCACCAGTCCAATTATAATCACTGGCATGTGTATATTCAGTAGTATTTGTTATATAATGAACTGCATGTATTGCACATGATACTGGTACAAAAATATGTATTTTCTTTATATTCTTTCTATCTATATCAATGTATATATCATTAACATCACCTTTATTAAGATTCTTAAGTTCTATTTCTCCTTTGTTTTGATCTGTGGAAGTTCTATTTTCTAAAGTATGTTTAATTTCATTTATATCCGTTGATTCGCTTTCCAAATAATATCTTATTGATAATGTAGGATGAATCCATAAAGGATCAATATATATGCTATGATCTCGAATAATATTTTCTAATGAATATAATTCAAATGATTCTCCTTCAGTTAATTCTAATTCAGGATAAGGCTTATATTGTTCTTTTGTTGTTTCTGCAATATCTATTCTTACATTATTAATTAATTTAACATCTTGGTAAAAATCTACAACAAATGGATCCACAAATTCATGTGATATGATTAAACTTTTCTGTTTTGCTAAATTCTGCCATTGAACGTTACTAATTGAACTGGTTTGCACGTTTCCTTCAATAGCAGCTTCTGAATCTGGATAATATGATGTATAAATATGATTAATACCACCACAATCATTTAACTCACAATGTAATGTATATGATACTTTTCTAATTATTGTTCCTAATGGAAAATCAATTATATTTTGATCTGCGGGAATAATTATAGTCTTATTGTTATTATAAGTGATTGTTTTAGATATGCTTGTTATTTCAAAATCTTTATATTCTGCTGTCTTACCGTGGAAGAATAATTCATTCAATAATGCTTCAGTACCATTTTTATCTTTTACATAGATAACAGGCTTATAATCATCAAGCATATCTTGAACATTCTGTACAATATTATTTAATGCTTCTTCAAGTTCTTCTAACTTATTATTTATTGATTCATTATTTGAAGCATATTTATTTATAATATCTACAGCAGAATTCAATTCTTCTTGTGTCTTAAATCCATATCCTGATGCAATAAATTCATCTCCAAGATATAAAAAGTTATATCCTGAATTCTGATATATAATTACAGCACCATGATCTTTAAGTACACGCATAGTACTTGGTCTTTTTGTTACTATGCATTTAAGATATTTTTCATTAAATCTACTTAAATCAGTTGATTGTCTATTTTCACTCATTTTGATTCAATTTTATTTAATTTTATGCTTCAGTCAATTCATCATTTAATTGTAATCCCATTCCCTTTATAGAAGAGTTAGATTGTGTATAATCGTATTTAGCAGTAATACTAATCATATAATGTTCAATGTCTCTTATTAATGATGTCTTTAAATCAAAAGCAATAGTTTTTGTTATTTCTGATTTTGAAGACGTTTCTGATGATGATAAGAAATATTCAAATAATAAAGGAACTGAAACGCTCTTGCCAACATCTAATAGCATATATTGATTCTTCTCTTTAGTATTGCATAATACTTGTGTCTTATCTAATAATTCAGGAATAAAAAATGCTCCATTATAATAACGTATTTCCTTTTTATTCAATGATTGATTATCACAGAATGTACTCAACGAAGTCTTATCATTCATATAAACAAGAGATTCACCTTGTGGAGTATATGATAAGTTTTCATATTTTAATATGTATTCATTATCAGACATATCTGCATTATTATAAATATAGAAGTTATTTACTGTATTATAATCATATGTTTCTGAGTCTGTTAATATTGATTTAGAATATATAGGATCACTATTTGATGTGCTAAAATCTAAGAATCCCATAGGATTTGATAATAACATCTTTTCTTCTTCACGTTGTCTGAAACTTAATAATGCTTGTTTATTATCTACATTAATATAGTTTTGCAATATTCCAATGAATGAAGGTTTCTTACCTTGATAAATTTGACTCATATCTTCTTGACGTTGAGTTAAATTATCTAAGTATAATGATTCTTGTGTATATGGATTTGTCTGTCTGAAATAAATCCATTGGCCAAGATATTGTGGCATAATGCATTCTGATGGAATAGATGAACCTTCTTTAAGCATAGGTACTCTTTCATAAGTGCCTATTAACTTATTATAATAGGTATTATCAGATTCTATCAAAGGCGTATCAATATTTCCTGGGAATATACTATACAACTTAATAGGTACCTCACCAGTATTCTTAATGATAAGATTGATCTTTTTCTTAATGAATGTATCTGTTGTACCGTTTACCAATTCATTTATAACGATGTTATTTGTTGTAAGATTTGACATTTCAAGAGAACTATTATCCCATTCAACATATACTGCGTATTTCATTCCTAATTCATTATTTATAGCAGTTTTATATTCTGTCAAATCTTTGTTCATTGCTATAAGCTTATCCTTTAAAGATATCATTCTATTTTCAGAAGTATTAAATCCTGAGTAAATGTTTTCAGGCATATGATAGAATACTTGCGAATTATCAATGATCTTATTATTTACATGATCACTATAACCATCTTTTATTAATGTTCTAAGGAATTTAGAATTATTTACATCTTCATTATTTGTATCTAATATTGATGTTATTTCATTTGTTTCAGTATATTCAACTGGGAACTGAACTGTTATCTCAGAAGACCATGGTGTATAAAGATTAATAAATGGTTGACCAATATTAAGTTTATATCTTATACGAATTACAACGTCTTCACCTTGGTTAATTGGAATATCTATCTGATTCCATTTGATAACATTTGATACTGTATTATAATTTGAGAATACAATTTCGTAACTATTATTAGTTTGATTAAATTTAAGATATCTTTCTCTTTCAATATTATTGCATTTATTCCAATCACTAAATATAATATCTGATGCACTTTGAATAGATGTAGTATCTTTTGATATTGACTTATATTTATATTCAACATCTAATCCAATAAAATTGCATTCATATCCAAAATTCTGATGAATATAACTTACAATAGGAGATTCTGTTGCTGAATCATATTTGTCACTTGCATCAGTTACGCCTCTTACTCTATATTTTGCTTTTTCTAGTCCTTGTGCATCATTCTTAATTTGATTAATGTTATCAATTATATTCAATAATTGATTTTCTAATGTTACTCTTTCATTATAATAAATATTAAGTTTTTCTCTTAATGATTCTTGAGATACAACTGATTCTTGTGAGAAATCTGTTGTAGTCAATTGCGTATAAACCTGGTCAACATTATCTTGTATAGCTCTTAATTGTGCGTTAATTTCATTTTTTTGCTCATGCAATTTAATAATGTTTTCAGACGTATCATCATCAATCAAGTGCTTATTGATACGTGTGACTTTAACCACAGGATCATCTTCAATATACATAGAATTTGTAACCTGTGAACGCATCTCTTCACTGTCAGTAAGTTTTCTTAATTCTTCTGAGGTATAATTTGATGTCTGAGGATATGATAATTCAGTAAAACCAATCATCATATCACCAATATTCTTACAATACTTCTTATAATATTGTATGTATGTTATCTTATTGCCAGATTCATCATATATAAGATTACCATTTGCATCTTTCATATAAATGTTATTAAGATTTAAATGAATAGCATTTGATAAATCACTTTTTACATTATTATATATTGAGCCAATGAATATGATAATATTTTGATTTTCTTCTAATGGAATATCAACATAATGGTATTTATCGTATGAATTTGTATAAAGTTCAAATACCATTTCTGAATTCTGTTCATATGTCTGTAAAGCAACATGACCAATTGATTCTTCTAATATAACAATATGATCGTTTAAATCATTAATATTTGAAGAATTTTCAATTGTCTGAACATCAATAACTTTATATACTACATATGTGTTAGGCAAGCATAAATAATCACCTTTCTTTAATATATATGATATTGATGAATCTTCTTTATCATAATATTGTATTGTGTTTAAACGTACTGTATATCTTAATGCACCTAATGAATTATCAATATCTGAGTAATATGGATTTTCTGATTCATTAGGTAATTCTTCTATAATAAAATGCCCATAGAATTTATCTTCTTTCAAAGGTAAATTTAAAATACTATCGTATTCATCATAATCAGTTCCTTTAATACGATTAAATAATGCATTCTTAACATCTGTATATGTTGTAAACGTCTTAAGATATTCCGCATCACTTTCACTATTTATTACAATCTTTTTCATATACATCTGATTTATATTATCAGATATATTTGAAAGATTGAGACGAACATATGTCTTAGGATTAACTAAATCTTTAAATATATTATTGTCCTTAATATTAAATCCTAAATTATCAATATTAGATACAGAAGGAGTTACAGGAGAATTATTAGATTTTACTAAAGATAACTTATACATATCTGATGACTTATGAAACCATGCTTCACCAGATTTTGGAATTTCAAATAAATTAGATATGATATTATCTAATTGTTCAAGTTTGTTTTCCAAATATATAAATGATGGAATTCTAACTACAGAAGTAGTATCATCTCCATTAACGATGCTTACTGTAATTTCAGAAGATGATGTTGATAAAGCTTGATTAATCGCATTAATCATGCTTACTGCATTATTCATCATCTTCTCAATATTAATGTAATATTCTTTTAATGTATTTGATGTGTTTGATATTTCATTCATAAAAGTAATCTAATTTATTGATATTTCCATTTTATATTTTCGATTAAGCCTTTGACTTCTTCCTTAAATTCATTTACTTCAGTATGTATATCATTTGATAATGAGTTCATTCTACTTGTTAAATTATCGATTGACTTTACAGTACTTATGTTATTTATAAACGTTTGAAGTTCTTCTAAACGATTCTCAAGATTTGTTATACGAATATTTGTTTTTTCAAAATTATCCATAACTTTATTAAGTCTTAATAATACTTGAGAGAATGTTGCAAATGCAGCTCCTTTTTCTGATTTATATCCTTCTATTTCATATTTTGTAGAATAAGGGAATGGCTTAAATTGTGAACTTATTAATAATGACCAAACTGGTGACATTCCAGTTATAGCATCTTTATCAATTTCAATAAATGTATCATTGTCTTTATCTGCGTTAAGCCATATTCCCAATGGAACATTATGACGATATTTATTATCGTTATTTACATTTACAATATATGATTTATTTTCTTCATTATATTCATCATAACCTAATATTGTATTATTTGATTTATAATTGATATCTGTTATTTCATATAAAGGAATCATAACATTTAATTTTATACTTTCAACAGAATCATCTAAATCAAATATTTCCATTGATTTAATATTACTATTTACAAAATATGCTTTATCATTATCATTATCATATATTGGCATAATACTTTCATATCCAGGAATTTGATTAATATTTTCCCATCCATAAATAGAATCAGAATCATCAATAATAGATTCTATAGTATTATTTTCTTCTTCATTTAAATTAATAACGCACTTCTTAACAGTATCTAAATCAATTGTGCATATAATATCTGTATATATTCCATTGTAATCCTGTTCAGTTATTTCACTTACTAAAAAGTTTAAATCCCCTATATTAGGAGTTTCATTAAATTCTAATTCATTTGTTATATCATTTATTCTAATGAAATTTTCTCCAGTAGTTTCATCTTTAAAAATAACTTTTGATAATGCTTCAATTAAGTAAGCAAATGGACATATATGATCTTCTATATTTTCAGTATTGTCTCTTAAAATTGCTAATTTGTTTTCATAATAAGATACAAGAAATTGTATAAATTTCTTTTTAGATGAAGCATTCAAATTATTAATAGACATACATAAGAATCTTGAAGGAAACACTTTAGTATCGACACTTAAAAAATTTCCAGTTATTGATTCAGCATAATTACTAAATGTTAAGAACTTACTATCAGGTCCGTCTGTATAAAATAAATTTGTTTTACGTTTCATTATATGATTAATGATTTTACTATTTTATATAAAAATAAATTAAAGTCTAAATATATGTTGAATAAATTTAATATGTTTCTATATTTTTATTATATAATTTACATTTTTTTAATTTGTTAACATTATATTTAAATTGAATAAAAACCATATATTTGACTATATATAAATATAACAATTAATAATTTAATAACTTTTAAAAATAAATTTATATGAATAGAAAAAAGACTGGTGTACGTTATTTGAATGTGAATTATAACGTTAATCCTAAGAAGAATGTAGTAGCTTGTCATTTGATTTTTGGTTTGAATTTAACTAGAATGCCGTTCGCAGAAATGCTTATACATAACGAACGTATTAATAAACTTTTAACTAAGGAGTTTAAGATTGATTGGATTGAGGATGAGTCTGGAGATATTAATCCTTATGTAACTACACAGATTGTTGCTTTTGCTGATTGTGCTCCTGAGGATACTTTTGATGCAGATCTTGGTAAGAAGATTGCTTTGACACGTGCTCAGTCTGGAGCATTTGATACAGCTGCATATATTTATGACGTAATTCAGGATGAGTTACTAAAGATTGCTAATGAGTTTGATCTTAGAGCAGAGAATTGTGTATCGGCCATTCAGAAATGTAACGAGCATGTTGATTTTCTTACAGGATATACACCTGATGAAACTGACGAATAATAATTAATACTAAGAAAAACATAAAGTATAGTATTTATTAGTATTGAAAGATATTAATAAGTATTATACTTTTAATCTTTAATAAGCTATATGTATTTGAATCTTTATACAAGAGAACTTCTTGATGCTATAGGTGCTAAAAACATATTTTGCTATCTTTTCGATACTTACATATTAAATAAAGAAAAAAGTAAACGTATATGTGCAAAGTATGAAATAGATGATAAAACAGAATTAGATCAAAAGATTGAAATTGATTTAGATGATCATCACATTTGGGATAACGATATATTAGACGAATTTAATGAAGGCGATTTATATCAATATCTTGAAGATCGTGGATATGATTTTCCTCAATATGAAGAATCAATTGAATATGTACCATGCTGGGGTCAAGAACCAAAAGGATGGGATAATTATCAAGTTGTAGAAACATTAAAGGAAGTGTTTAATAGAAGATTTGGAAAAACATATACACAAGAAGAATTAAAGAAACAAGTTTGTGATGCCATAGATTGGTATTGTTTAGACGCAAAAAAACAATAATATTATGAAATTAGTAGTATTTGATTTAGAAACAACAGGTCTTGATAGAACAAAAGATCAAATTATTCAGTTTGCAGGATTAAAGATTGATACTGAAACAAATAAAATTGAAGATGAATTAAATCTTTATATCTGCCCAACTGGAGATACATGGCATATTGATATTGCTGCATATTTTAAGCACCACATTACTCCAGAATTCTTAAAAGATAAACCAACGCTTGCTGATGTTGCACAACAGATAATTGATTTTATTGGTGATAATAGTATCCTTACATATAATGGAAATGGATTTGATATTCCATTTTTAAAGTCAGAATTAAATAAGTATGGGTATGATATAGATTTTGCAAATCGTGACTGTTATGATGCATTCCTTGAAGAAAAACGTCGTAATGGAATTACTCTTGAAAATACTTATAAGAGATATAAGGGTAAGACTATGGAGGAAGCAGGATTAAATGCTCATGATGCGTTTTCAGATATTAAAGCAACGTATGCAGTATATTATGCTCAACAAGCTGAACAAGAATATGGGCCAGAAAAAATGTTTGGTGAAGACGGAGTAATCAAGGAAATGGATTTTAATGGAGAAATCAAACCATGTATGACTATTGGAAAATATCGTGGAGTATCACTTGAGTATATTGCAAAATATGATCAAGGATATCTTAATTGGGCAGTATCAGATAAATGTAATTTTATTAATTCAACAAAGGAATTTATTAAACAATATATAAAGTAAATTTATAGATTTATGAATATTAACAAGGAAATTAAAAACGTAATGGTATCTATTAAGGATACGAACGATGAGAATACAAAGAATCTTCTTAAGAAGAGATTGGGAGTAATGAAGTTTATTAAGACTGCATTTATGGAGTTCTTAACAAATACTGAAAACTTTAATAAGATTTTAGGTTTTAAAAATTCAGATAATAAACCTTTATATCCATCACATATAGACAAAGTTACAGATAAAAATGGTAAGGAAGTTGAAGTTACTGTATTTGATATTGATATGAATGAACGTATTGAATTACTTCCTGAGAATATTCAACAGACTATCATTACAGAAATGGTAAGAGTTCGTGAAAAGAATATTAAAGCATATGGAAATGCAGGACGTCCTGAATTAGTTGAAAAGGAACAGTTTGAATATGATGTGCTTAGTGAGTTCTTGCCTAATGAAGCAACTGAAGCAGATGTAATGGAATATTTGAATGAATATTATCCAACTGGTATTGAAAAGAAATTTATGGGTAAAGTCATTAATGAAGTAAAAGCTGCATTTGAAAGAGTTAATGGCGGTATGGTTGCTAATTGCGTAAAGACTAAACTTGTATAAATTATGAAAACAGATTATTTATTTAATCATGAACATAAATTGTTCACATGTCTAAATCCAAAGAATACATTTAAGATTGATACATCTAATGGATATCCTGTAATGGTTACAACAAATGTAACAAAGAATACATCATGGAAAGATATCTTTAATGGAAATTATGAATATGCAAATTCTGAAGGTACTCCAGAATATTTAATTGTTAATGGTGTTGAATATACTTATATTGATTATAAGTATGCAACAAAATATCGTAAGATTAAATTCTTTAAAGATAGCACATTAAATATACATATTGCTTAATATTATGTTAGATAGAGAAGAAGTATTGTGCAAAGCATACGAAGATTGTATTCGTGAAATGTTTGCAAAAGCACAGCCATCTGCAGATTGGGACAATATAATTGCTGAAGTAAAGGCAGGTAAAATTGATGAAAAGAAAGATGGCCCAATATATGACCGTCATTATTTATCTTCTGAAGAATTTAAGTATATTCTTGATAAGTATATGAAAGCTTATCGTATTGAATCTGAATGGAAAGAAAATGTAGAGGTTGTTGAAGAATATTTAAATAAAGGTGGTCATAAAGATAAATATATTAAAGATTGGGAAGATGAACATGGCCATCACCCAGGATATCGTTCTTATGAAGAAGTACCACCTTTAAAAGAACATATTGAAAATATAATTGAGGATGAATATGATGGTAATGGAGAAATTGCTAAAGCTGTTGCACAAAAAGTAACAGATAAAGTAATGGAACTTATATCAACATGTAAGAATTTCTATTGTTTTAATTCAGATGAACAAAAATTTAGAAATACTGTATGCATGAGATGCTCACCTTCAGGAAGTAAAGATATTGTTAAGAAATGGTGGAAAGATCATTATGATGTTGATATTGAAATAGAAGAAAGAAACCCATTGCTTTTCTGGGAGCAGGATTATTATGGGGATGATTTTGAAGAAATAATGGAAGAGGAAGACGGACCTGATTGGAAAGAAAAATGGGATAAGAAATGGAAAGACCAAGTTGCTGCTAAGAAAGCTGAACATGAAGCAAGATTAAAAGAATTACAGAAAGAATATGATACAAAAAATAAAGAAGTGGCTGAAGGATAATTATATATATGATTCACGTCTTCCTAAAGCATGTAGATTATTTCCATGTTGTCTTTCATGTCCTGCATATTGTAATTGGAGAAAAATAATAAGAGAAGAATTATATGGAAAACAGAGATTATTTAATAATGCATAATGAACTACAATCATTAATTGATGATTTACATAATGATACAAATGAATTAATTAAGAAACGTGCAAATCATGAATTAAATCGTGTAGATATTGATAACGCATATGATAAGATTAAAGATCATATAGAATTTATTCATCAATTATTTATAAAAGATTGTTATGAAATTATTAATAATGTTTATAATTCTCATGAATATGAATTAGCTTCTGTCGCAAATTTGAAACTTATTAAAATTGAAACACAACAAGCATTACAACGTTTTGTTATTGATTTTGATAAAGATATACGTCCATTAATTATATATGAAATTATTTTTGGAAATGAATCAATAGAAGAAAAGATTCATATAAAAGAAGGATACGATAAAGACTATCTAACGATTGATAACGTTGGTTATGTTCATCAGAATATGTATTTTATGAAAAAATATATATTAGAATTATTTGGATGGAATAATTTAGAAATAAATATGCAATAATTATGCCAAATTATGGATTTGATATTGAAACTTGGAATAAAATAAAAAGAACTGAATTTTTACGTAGTGGTGGAAATGGCTGGAAAGTTGATTTTACTGAAGCTTTAAAGAAAATTAAAGAACAAGAAAATTATGATAAAATCTGGGAATTAATCAAAAGGAAAAATAATTGGTAATATAAATTATGAATGCATGTGAAGCAAAAATATATAATATAATTTATGATCTATTGTTTCCAATATCATTTTTTGGATTTATTGGAATATTAGTAGCTACAGGAATAACTAAAAATGAAAATATATTTGTAATAGGAAGTGTAGTATTAATTACTATAGATGTTATTGCAATGTTTTATCTTTTCTTTAGTTGGAACAGAATTAAATTTTGGTTAAAGACAAAGTTAAAATATAAGTTAACTAATGATGAAAAGATATTATGGAATAATATAATTCAAAAGGCACAAGTCGGATATAATGAATGGTGTGACGTAACAAAAGGAAATGATATATGTGGTCCTTGGATTAAAGATTATACAGAAGAAGAAAATAACTTATTAGATAAAATACATAAATACTTTTATGGAGATGGGTGGTATGTTTCTATGCCAATAAGTTGTGGTCAAGTAAATTATGTTATGTATGAAGATATAAAAAATAAAGTCAAATAATTATGAAGACAAAGGAAGAGCTTATTGATAATATACAATGCTGGGTATTTCAATTTAATCCTTATTGGGAAGATCCTGTAACTGATAGCGAATTGGTTAAGAATACTAAACAGACTTGTAATAATATAATATCATATTGCAATATTATAGAAAATAATTTTAAGAAGGAACATAGAGGCCATACACCTTATGAAGAATTTGATCCTAAGGTTAAATATGCTATTCAGAATATAATTGAATTAGTAAGTGATGGCCGTGATTTATGGCATAAAGTAAAGTATACTAATGTAAGAGGAAATATATTTGATCCATTAGAAAAAGACAAACCTTATACACGAGAATTTGATCATCATGTTGCAAATAATGGTCATCTTGATTTTGAAAATAATCCATTTGTTAGACTTAATCAAATTATTAATGATTGTAAAGAACTTATAGAAGTTATAGATTCTGAAAAAGCTACTAAGAATTTTGAAAAATTTGTTGGGAAGATTCTTTATTGGGAAAACTATGAATCAGGATCATGTGCAATTAAAATTGATAAGATTAATAAAAACAATAAAGGAAAATATACATTTGATGGTGTATTAATATCATATGAAACTGTTAATGGTAGTTGTAATGGAGATGGATATATTATATCAGATGTTGAAGATTTTCCATTGAAAGATCTTCCTTATTGCTATTGTGAATGGGATACTGAAGAAGATGCTTATGAATCTTTAAGTGGAGCAGAAGAAAAAACAATAAAAGACATATATACAGATTTGAAGTCAATGTCAATGAACCTTGTAGAACAGTATTTTTCTTGTAGAATATATGATCCTAAAAAGGAAGAAGTTGAAGAATATGATGAAGATGAAGAATAGTATTTATTTTTAATAAAACAATTTATTAAAATGATTCCTAAAAACCTAAGATCAGAGCATTCATCTCAACATATGCCTGGTATGCCATGCCCGAATTGCGGAAATTTTATACCAACATCAATACAACAGATTCTTTTTTCTAAAAGCTTGTATTGCCCAATATGTGGTCTTAGTATTAATATAGATAAAAGAAAATCTGATAAAGCTTTAAAAATGCTTGAGAAGATTGACAAAGTACAAAAGAAATCTGAAGAATCATTACAAGTTTCAAAATAAATATATAAATACTAACATGCAATCTATTATTGATTATATATTAAAAGAAGAAGCTATTAAAGAAGAACTTTATATTAAGCAAACAATAATGGAAACTAAAGGTGATCCTATTGATGATCAATGGCTTAATGATGAAAAACCTGTTATGACTAAAGATGGCCGTCAGGCTATTATTGTTGATATTGATATGAAGGAAGTACCAAACATTATAAAAGGTCAAGTTAAGATTAAAGATAAACTTTTCGAATATGAATGGCTTGATGATGGCACCTGTAAGAAAGCATTAGATCAATTAGGAAATCCTAAGAAGCCTGAAGATGCAGATTCATTAGTAAAAGCAATTTAAAAAAAAATATAAAAAAATAGTTTACAAGTATTGAATTATTTGATATTTGTAAACTATTTTGTATTAACAAATTTTAATATAAACGAGATAATTAACGATATCATAAGATATCATAGTATTAACCAGAGTCATGCCACTGACTCACAAAATTATAAATATAATGGCAACTAATAAAAATAAACAACGTTTACTTACTGCAAAGGATATTGAAGGTGATGTATTTGCTGGTTTTAAAAATGATAAAGAGCGTATTAATTACATGAAGAAAGCTTACGGTAATATGCCTTTAGCTAAATCATTTGCAATATTCTATGGAGAAGAAGTTTCTCAAGAAACTAAACAAAATAAGAACATTAATACTGTTGTAACAATTGAATTAGGACAAATTTATTCAGGTTATGTTAAGTCCTTTGATAAGAATGGTATTGTTTTTGAACTTCCCGGTGTAAAGGATGAGATTATATCAAAGGAGAATTTCAATGATTGTGCAACAGAAATCAATTCATTCTTGCTTTCACATGGAAACAAACTATTATTTGAAGTCCGTGAACATAAGGACAATAAGTATATTGTGTCAGTAATTACTGCATATTATAAGTATTGGACTAATACTATTAATAAAGCTATTCAGCATGAACAGGGAATTAATGTTCATATTGATTCTCTTGTGAAGGGTGGATATTTGTGCCATACTGATATTACACCTATCTGCCAATTGACTGGTAAGAATTATACTCATTCTGTATTTATTCCAGGTTCACATATTGTATTGAATATTGAACGTGACTTTGATAAATGGATTGGCAAGGATGTTGTAATTATTCCACAAAAGTTCGTAGAATTCAGACGTGACTTTAAGACAGGATTAATTGAGAATTCATTGGTTGGATCTCGAAAGAAAGTACTTCAGATTCTTGGTATGAATAATATTCATGACATTTATAATAGATGGCTTCTTGCTAAGTCTAATGATAATGTTACATATGAATCAGAAATTTATGATGGAACTGTAACAGGTATTATCAATTCTAATAATAAGACAGGTATCTTTATTGAATTGGATGATAAATATATCACTGGTCTTATGCCTATCGATGCTTCAGATTTGTTAGATTTCAAACCTGGTGATTCTGTTAAAGTTAAGATTTCAGAATTTGAAATCCAAGAAGGTAAAGAACCTTTCGCATATAATAAGAAAGGACAATTACTTAAATGTTTCGTTAGACCTGTATTTGCATTAGCATAAACAATAAAGAGGTACCTTAAGGTACCTCTTTTTATTTAATCAGCTTCTCTATATATTGGGAATGAATATTCTAATCCATTTCGTTTATATAAATTATATAACTTATTTTGAATTATTACAGATTTAACAAATGTTCCAGATTCTATTCTCCCAAATGCATCTTTAATATAGCATTCTTCAGGTAATAATAGATAATAATCAACAGGACTTAATGATTCAGATATTTCAATTCCATCTGTATCTTCATAAATAGGAGTATCACCATCATAACTTGCTAATGACATTTCTAATTTTCTCCAACCACTTTCTGATGAATGATAGTTAACTATTTCTATATTATTTTCATCAGGCATATTAGTACCTACATACCAGAAATCTCCTTTTCTCATAACATAAGTTATAACATTACATTTTAAATTTTTATATTCTGCTTCAATTGTTATTGCTTCATTATTAAATGCATTAGGTTTATAAATTAATTCTACTTCATTATTTGCGAAAATGTTATTTCTTTCTAATGTTCCATTTTCTTCAGATAATTTATAATTGCATTTTGTAGTAACGTCTTCATAAGAATTATCATCATAAATTAAAAATATACATGATTTTAAAATAGTAGAATTAATATTCTTAAATGTAATTGTTTCTTTATAATTAATACATTTAAGTAACTTAGGAGCAGGACCATTTGCTACAGTTTCTTGTGGTGATAAATGCTGAGATATATCGTCATATTCAGAATTTGATATTTCAATTACTTCATTTTTAGCTATATCGAATTGCTTCATTAATTGAGCCCATAATAAATCAGATTTTAAAATTTGCATAATTATAGCTATATATTTTTATATAATATTTGAATTTTTCAATAAATGAACTATATTGTATATATAAAAATAAAATATATGATAGTTACAATTAATTGGATTAAGGAACATTACATTGAGTTCAATAACAAATATTGGAACGGAGAACTTCCAATGATTGAGTTCAAGGTTAATCATACTAAGAGAATGTGGGGGTATGCATCTTTTAGATATGACTACCCAAACAATAAAGTTAATCCTGAGTACATTGCAATTTCTAACTATTTTGATTCTCCTGAGGAAGTTAAGATGTCAACCCTTCTTCATGAAATGATTCATATTGCAGATTATACATTTAATCCTGAGCATTTTGTACAGAATCACAAACCAGTTTCAGGTCATAAATATAATGCACATGGATTTTGGTTTATGAAGGAATGCCGTAGAATTAATGCATACGGAATTCATAAGGTAGACAATCATGTTACTAAGGAAGAAGAAAAAGCTTCTACTCTTTCAGAAAAAGCTCGTAAAGTAATTGCATTCAAAAAGAATGTTGCTCTTATCTGTGCAATCTACGGTACTGAAGGAATTTGGTGGTTTAAGACAGATATCTATAAAGTAAAAGAATTACAAAAAGCAATTAATATAGTTAATTGGAATCCTTACATTGGTACTCCTAAATCTGTTAAGTTCTTTACTTTTGATAATGAAGCTTTAGCAAATCATAGAAGTTCAGGTAAGTCTCTTCTTGGACGGAAAACTTCTTATAAGGAATTTGATAATACACTTAAGAAATATAAGGCTACTACTTGTAATGATTATAAAGTTAAATTAAAATAAGTTTTATTAATTAAACAATAAATTTTATGAGGAAACTGATTTTTATTTTTGTTGCAATTTTTGCATTGTGTTCATGTTCAAAGGATGAAACTGAAAACCGTTATGATAATTCAGTAAGTCCTAATGTGCTTGGTGTGTTCGAAGTTAGCGGAGTTTTAGATAATTCAAATATTAACAAAAACGAAGCATTCGTATTATTTAAGAATCCAACAGAATATGGTAATATATGGTGGAGTGGTTCAAATAATTATACAAATGATATTGGAGAATTTTATGCTGGGCAACTTCGTTATCAAATTTGTAAATATGAACTTAATAAAGATATTCTTACATTGTATGTTTATCATAAAGATGATAATTTAGGATATGTATATAAATTTGTATTTAGAGCTGATGCATTATATGGTGGAATTGTTTTAACTTGTTTAGATAGTGAACCAACAAAATATTTACGAATTAATAGAAATGATAAAATCAAATTAACATATTTAGGATATCATATTGAAGAATGGGCTCCAAAGTTGTTTCGTTATAATTATACAAATGCATATTATATTCCAAATGGCATGTATAATCAGGTAAATGCATCTCAATACGAACGAATGTCAATTATCATTAATGGTAATCATATTAAATGGATTTGTTTCAGTTATGGAGATTATTATGAAGAAGAATTTTATTATGTATTAAATAATAATGAAATGATTATTTTCAAAAATGGAAAAGAAATTGATAGAATTTCATGGTCAATTGATGGTAATCTTTTAACACTTGGTGAAATTATATATATGAAACAATAAACAATAATTTTTATTAAACTATATTTAAAGGTACGGATTAATTAATCTGTGCCTTTTTCTATATTATAATTACAAGAAACTAAAATGGGAGTTGATCCCATATCTCGTTAAGAGATTTACATAAATATATTTTATTAACTTTTATGATATTAGATAGAACATGGAATAAAAGAGATCAAAAGTTGACTATTTCGTATATAGATAAATTAGGAAATAGAAAATTTTTCACAAAGCATTTACATCACATTAAGTCATATGAATATGATGCACAAGGAGAATTTGAAACTTGGAATGGTCGTAGATGTAATAAAGTATTTAAAGATACTTTAAATTATACACCAAACGAATTTGATATTTTGGAATTTATGTATGAGCTTCCAAAAGATTTAAATACTGAAATGCATGCTCAATATTTTCCAAAATTATATACGTTCGATATTGAAACAGAATTTGTTAAAGGAGAGTTCCCTGATCCTGATAAAGCGGAACATAAAGTTACAGCTATATCTTTAGTAGGTCCAGATCTTAGTTGTATTGTATATGGACTACACAGACTCAATGAAGATCAAATAGCATTATTTAGAAAACGTTATTTGGATTGGGTTAATGAAAATGAATTTGCAAAAGATTTTGTAAATTCAAATGGAAAACAACCAAAAGTATTATATCAATATTTTGAGACTGAGGAAGCTATGCTTACTCATTTCTTTACTGTAATTATTCCAAAAATTGCTTGTCTTGCAGGATGGAACAGTTATGGATTTGACTGGTTATATCTTGTTAATCGTATTAATAGATTATTTGGAAAGAATGTAGCATTTAATATGATTCGTAAGTCTTCACCAACTGGAGAAATTAAACAATATAGTTGGGAAGAAGTAGGTGGACTTAAGAAAAGATGTCCAGGTCCATGCCATTCAATCATATTGGACTATATGCAGATTGTTAAAGATTATGATTATATATTAAGACCTTATGAATCATATTCTTTGGATTGGGTAGGTAATGCTGCAGTTAAAGCTCATAAGATTAAATATGAAGGATCATTGCAAGATCTTTATGAAAAGGACCCAGAATGGTATTATTTCTATAATGCTGTCGATAGTCTTATCACAATGTTGATTCATTATAAATTAAAATCTTTAGAATCACCTTGTGCTGTATCATCAGTTACTTTGGTACCTTTATTAGCTGCATTTGGACAGGTAGCATTAGGTACAGCAAATGTGTTCGAAGAATTCTATAATCAAGGACAGAAGGTTGTTTGGGATTACGATGCTATTGAAAGAGTAAAGATACCGTATGAAGGAGCATTCTGTGGTTGTGTGCCAGGTCGATATGAATTTACAGTATGTTTTGATTTCGCATCACTTTATCCATCACAGGTAAGAACTTGTAATCTATCATTTGAGAACTTCTATGAGAATAGAGTTGGTCCTGATAGTTTTGGAAGATATACAACTCTTAAATGGACTGAAGCAGATCTTGAAAGATTTAGGAAAGATCCAAATTATTTTGTTACTGTAATGGGTAATGTATATAAGAATGATAAGGACTATGCATTCCGTCGTATACAAGCTAACCTTAAAGTATTACGTGACAAATATAAATATACAGGCCAAAGAATTGAAGCTGAAGCACTTGTTGAAATTGATAATATATTGAATCATTCAAATGATCATATTGAATTCCATCAAGATATTGTTGATTTGCTTAAAGAAAAGTTCAATAAGACTCATGAAGATCTGTTTACAATGTCTGAAGATGAACTTAAGAAATTTAGAGTTGAAGTTGAAGACTTGCGACATGAATATTCATTGCTTGAGCTTGCACATAAAGTTTTGATGAATGGCTTATATGGAGCATGTGCTAATCAATTCTTCTATTTCTTTAATGCATCACTTGCAGCAGATATCACTGGAGAATGCCGTCATCTTACAAAGACAATGTGGCATAATCTTGAAGAATGGTTCCATGAAGGTATTTGGAATAGAAAAGATATTTGGCAACAGTTTGAATTTGAACTTGATGAAAGTAAACATGATTGGTTTAGAAAACAGACTATATCTTGCTATTCGGATACTGATTCTGTATATGTAACATTTGGTAATTTCTTCAAGTGTATGACACCAGAATATCAAAAGAAATATGATACAGATAGAAAGAAGGTTGACTGGATTTTGAACTATTGTAAGAAGTTTCAAGATAAGCTTAATAATAAGTGGTGCGAAGAAATGTATAATCCAAGATATGGAAAGAACGTACATGAGTTTGAATTGGAAACAATTTCTTATGCACAGATTTGTATTAAGAAAAAGAAGTATCTTAAAGGATATGCATATGTAAAAGGAAAGTATTATGATGAACCAAAGGTATCGGGCACAGGTATTGAAATTATTAAATCTACAACACCAAAACTATGTAGAACTGTATTGAAGAAATTGATGAATAGTTTGATGTTTGAATATCACGAAGAAAATCGTAACGAATATATTTTAGCATTTAATGAAAAACTTGCAGGATTCAGAAGGGAATTCTATAAAGCACCGATTGAAGACATATCACAATCTGTAGGTATTGGTGATTATAAGAAATATGTAATAGATGATAAAGAATCATTATTGTTAGGTAAACAATGTCCTGTATCTGTACAAGCTATAGCAAGATATAATTATTTAGCTCATAAGAATAATGAAGATAATAAGATTCAATACTCTGGTAAGATCAAATATTATAATATAAGAATTAATGAAAAACAAGAAGGATACTTTGGCTTCCCATCTGGTGAACTTCCTGAGTGGGCTCCTAAAATTGATAAGATAACACAATGGGAAAAGACAATTATTGATCCTATTAATAGATTCTTGGAAGTAATGGATATACCAAAAGTTAATGCATCAAATGCTCATCAATTATCAATAATGTTTTAATTATGATATAAATTGTTATTATTAAATATATTATAGAGGAAAGTAAAGTATATAAAAATATAACGTTATATAAAATGAGTAGAATTGATGAAAGACTCGAAATCATGGGAGTAGATACTTCTGAAATGACAACTGAAGAAAAGTTTACTGCAGCTACTGGTCTTACAAGATATGATGAAGAAATGGCAGCCAACGATTGGTATGTACCAGCAGGCGCAGCAAATACACAAGATGAAGCTTCTGAAGAATCAGGAGAACAAGGTCAAACTTCACAGGCTGAACCTACAGGTCAAAATACACCAACTGGAGAACCTGAAGTACAAACTTATACAGCAGAAGAAGCTGCAGAATATAATTTAACACTTGATGGTGCTTTACAATATGGTGCAATTAAGACTCCTGCAGTAGAAGCAGTTGAAGCTAAAGATGCAGTTCTTTATGAAGATGCTAATGAATATAATGCAGCTAAAGGAACAGAATTAACTGATGAAGACTTTGAAGCATTAAATGAAGCAGACAAGATTAAGACTCCTGCAGTAGAAGCAGTTGAAGCTAAAGATGCAGTTGAATACACAAATGAAGAAGTAGATGCTTACAATGCTGCATTACCTGGAGCAAAGAAAGCAGGTGATCCAAAAACTTCTACAGCAACTGTTGAAACAGCATAATTAATACAAATACAATAAATTAAGGAACTACACAAGTAGTTCCTTTTTTTGTTTTAAAAACTAAAATGGAACGTACCAAGTACGTTCCATTTTTATATAATACTTGAATAATCAATTATTCACCACCTTCTAATGCAACGATACGAGCAAGAAGAGCTTCATATTTTGATTGAAGATCTGCAAGAGCAGCAGCATTAACTTCTTCATTATCAACGATAACATCCATAACATTTGTATAAGGAACTGCAGCAGTAGCAGGAACATGTACGAAGTAATTAGAGCCATCAGCTACTTCACCGCCAGTTGCTTCAAATTCACCATCACCAGTATCAGATGTGTAATAAGTTTCACCAGCTGCTAAAGTTTCACCAGTAGGTACTGCAGAATAACTTTCAGCAACAGCTTCGAATTTATTACCCATATCACCAATTAATTCTTTTACACCAGTTTTGGTTGCATAATCTTCTAATGCAGAAGCATCGAATGTACCTGTTGGACCAGTTGGGCCTACAGGACCAGTTTCACCAGTATCTCCCTTAGGACCTGTATCTCCAGTTGCACCAGCTGCGCCATCTTCACCTTGTGCTTTAACATTAGTATCAGTTTCACCTATAAACCAATTACCATTTTCTCCAATATGAGGAGTAATACCATCAGCACCAGTATCACCAGTATCGCCTGTGTCACCCTTAGGACCTGTAGGACCAGTTGCACCTGCATCTCCTGTAGGACCCTTATCACCAGTTTCACCTTTATCTCCGGTTTCACCTTTTTCTCCAGGATCACCAGTTTCACCTTTATCTCCGGTTTCACCTTTTTCTCCAGGATCACCAGTTAAACCTTTATCTCCGGTTTCACCTTTTTCTCCAGGATCACCAGTTAAACCTTTTTCTCCAGGATCACCAGTTAAACCTTTATCTCCGGTTTCGCCTTTATCTCCAGTACCGCCCTTAAGTGAATTTAACCATTCTTCAAGTGTACCTTCAAATCCGTTTTCAACAGCAATTTCATATGCAGACTTACCTGGTTCACCTTGAGGGCCAACAACACCTGAACCGCCTTCGATATTACTTAATATATCATTTACATATGTCTTTGTTGCATAATTATCAAGAATGCCTGTGTCTACTGAACCAGTGTCTCCCTTAGGACCTGTTTCACCGGTATCACCTTTAGGACCTTGAGCACCTGTATCACCTTTAGGACCAGTTTCACCAGTATCTCCCTTAGGACCTTGAGCACCAGTTTCACCAACACCAGTTGGAAGAGCATTAAGTCTTTCATTAATGTTATTTAATGTAGCAGCAGTTGTACGTTCATTTTCAGTAATGATTTCAATTACATTGTTATAATGAACTGCAGGAGTCTTAAGATCACCTTCTTCTACATAACCTTCATCACCAGCAGATAAATCATGTTCTGTATTATATGCTGCAGCTTCTTCTGCAGTATAATAAGTAGCAGGAACTTTATCGTCAAATTCACCAATGATATTATCTACATCTTGTTTAGAATATACATCATCAGAATTTGCTTTCTTTGCTAATTGCTGAATAATACCTGCTGTACCAGTAGCATCATTATCTAACATATCAGCAATTTCTTTCAATGTATCTAAAGTATCAGGAGCACCTCCAATTACATTTGCGATTGCTTCATTTACATAAGTTTCAGTTGCATAGCCTTGAAGATCTATTGGGCCAGGTTCTCCGATTGGACCTTTATCTCCGGTTTCACCTTTATCTCCATCTGGACCTTTGTCACCTGTTAAACCTTTATCTCCAGTTTCACCTTTGTCACCAGTTAAACCTTTATCTCCAGTTTCACCTTTTTCTCCAGGATCACCAGTCAAACCTTTATCTCCATCTGGACCTTTGTCACCTGTTAAACCTTTATCTCCATCTGGACCTTTGTCACCTGTTAAACCTTTATCTCCATCTGGACCTTTATCTCCGTCTGGACCTTTGTCACCAGTTTCACCTTTGTCACCTGTTAAACCTTTATCTCCATCTGGACCTTTATCGCCAGTTAAACCTTTATCTCCATCTGGACCTTTATCACCAGTTGCACCTTTGTCTCCAATATATTCACCACCTTCAATTGCATTAGCAATTGCTTCACTTACATATGTCTTTGTTGCGTAATTTTCTAATTCAGAAGCATCAAATGTACCTGTATCACCCTTAGGACCTTGAGCACCTGTATCACCTTTAAGAGAAGCAAGCCATTCAGCTTCAGTCATTGCAACTACAGCTTCTTGAGCTTCACTTACTAATTCAACGGTTACCCAAATATCTACAGGATTATTTTCTAATGTATATAATTGAATTGGATCATTTGTTGCTAAAGCAGTAGCAATGTTAAATTGTTGGCCAACGAAATCAGCAGCATTAGGATCTGTTGAATTATTTGAAATTACTTCAATAGTTGCACCACCTGCGCGCATTTCAATTACCTTAGCTTGACCTTCACCATATTTAACTTCTTTATTAGAATTGTTCCAAGATTCAAATGCATAAATTGCAGGCTGTGCTTCTTGTTCAACTACAGTTTCACGATAAAGTTCGTAAGCAGATTTGCCATTAACACCAGTTTCACCAGTATCACCCTTAGGACCAGCTTCACCAGTATCACCCTTAGGACCATCTTCACCAGTGTCACCCTTAGGACCTTGTTCTCCTTGTGGACCTTGTGCACCTGTAGCACCAGTTGCACCAGTTGCACCAGCACTAGTTTGCATATTTTCAATCTTTTCATTTAATTGAACGATTGCTTCAGCAGCAGCTTCGTGAGTTTCGTCCAATTCATTCTTTAAAGTATTGAATTTATCATTAACGAATTCTTCAACAGTTTTATCTACTTGATTTTGTTCATATGTTTCTTCAGAAACTAAAACAATATTCTTAACTAAAATATTTGCAGAAGTTTCATCTTCATTAAACAATTCTAATTCTTGATTAGCAGCAAGATCTGTTGCATTAACAACATAACGGTTACCTACAAATCCTTCAACAGAATTTTCAATAACTTCAACTTTTGTTTGGCCTTCTAATTTTTCAACAACCTTAACTTTACCAGAACCATATTGTGTTTCACCTGTTATATCATATGAATCAAATGAATAAACAGCAGGAATTATGTTACCAATAATTGTCTTCTTTCCTAAATTTCCAAATCTATTATTGAGATTTTCAATAGCTAATGCTGTGATTTGTTTTGCTTCATTCAAATCAGCTTCAGTAGCTTTTTCTGCAAGAGTTCTAAGAATAGTTGCAACAACATCATCATCATCAGCTAATTTATTAGCAATTTCTTCAAGTGTATCTAAAGCTTCTGGAGCAGCACCAACGATTCTTTGTATAGCTTCATTAACTTGTTCAAGAGTTATAGGATTAATATTTTCCAATTTACCTTTAACCCATGCAATAAATTCACCTGATGTATTAATTGTTACATTTTCTTCAACGACAGCACCGTTCCAATCAATATTAACAACATCAATAGCAGGTGTACCTTTTCCTGCAGCAGTTTTAGCTGCTGAAGATGTAGTAACTTTACCTGGAACAAGTAAAGCGCCTCTCATATTCAAATTTGAAAATTCAATTCCATTTTGAATTAATGTACTCATATATTAATTAAATATTTTTATTTTCAATTTATAATGTATCTGGTACTTGGTACCAGATACATTTATGCTTTAGTATAATAACCAACCAAATTCACTTCCAACTGTATGATATACATTATATTGAACGCCATCTAATTCGATAGTTCCAGTTAATGTATAATCAGTAGGATCAGCGAATGCTCCATGTATACCTACACCTACAGGTAATGCAAGATAGTAATCAATATCATCATAATCTTCATTTATAATAACTGCATAATCTGAACTTCCTGGGAAGATTGGATTATTTTTACTATATTCATTTAATGCACCTGGTATGAAATGCCAACCTAATCCCAATTCTTCTTGAGCTAAATCATCATCTATAACTGTTGCATCTGTTGGTTGATTTATGCCAATATACCAATAATTATTTACTGTTTGAGGTTCTTCTCCAGTTGGTTCTTCTCCAGTTGGTTCTTCTCCAGTTGGTTCTTCTCCAGTTGGTTGTTCACCAGTTGGCTCGCCAGTTGGTTCTTCTCCAGTTGGCTCTCCAGTTGGCTCTCCAGTTGGCTCTCCAGTTGGTTCGCCAGTTGGTTCTACTTCACCCCCTTTATAATAAATGGTATATGCGAATTCTAATCCACGCATCTTAACAATAACATATTGTGAACCGTTTATAACAATACGATCAAATACTGTTAATGATATATCTGTAAATGCATCTTTAATAGCACAGCCATCTGGAATTATTACATAAAAATCTACAGGGTTTAATGTATCAGAAACAGGTATAGAATCAGATGAAATTGGATTGTTTTCATTATGTGATGATAATTCACCTTCAATACGTCTCCATCCAAAATCTTCTTCATCTTGTGCAAGATTATTTTCAGGCTTATAAGGAACAGTTGGAAGAGATGTTCCAATGTACCAATATTTATATTCTGTAACAGGATCAATAGTTGCTTCACCAGTTGTCATAATAATATTAAGACGAGATAATGATACACCAGAAGTAGAATCTTCAGTAGGTAATGAATTATTTACTTCATATAACTTATAAGTCTTTGTATCAACTACTACATCCATAATGAATGAGAATCTGTTATCTACAGTTACCTTATCAGCTTTAACTGGAGTTAAGCCCTTATCAGGTACAATTACATACCATGTAGATTTACTTAATATGCTATCAACACCAGCAATAAATAATTCAACATTATTATCAGAATATGTCTTAAATACATGCCAAGTATTAGCTTGATTTTCAGTTATAACAAAGTCAGCTGAATTGAAGAAATTAACAGTTGGTTTTGTTTGACCTGCAAACCAATAAAGAGTATCATCAGTAATTGGAACTACTGGTGATCCATTTCCAGAAATTACTTGTTCAATTAAATCATTAGTTTCTTGTGTAGTATTATTGATTGCATCAGAAGTTTCATTAATACCATTAATATTTGAATTAACTTCATTAATCATATCAATTAATTCTTGTTCTTTCAAATCGTTAATATCATCAGAATCAATTTCATCAGCAGGAATATATGAATTGAATTCTTCTGTAGCATCATTAAATTCTTGTATTCTAGTTAATACAAGTTTTTGATTATCTTCTAATAAGATTTCTGCATCATTAATGATTTTACCAATATTAACTTTCTGTTTAGCAATATTTTGAATATTCTTAGAAGCGGTTTCTGTATTACCACCATTTGAATATATACCATCAAAATCATTATCCCAAAGACTTTCTTTAATGTTAACTAATTTTCTATACTTAACAGAATCAAGTCCTTCATACTCATTAATTTTTTGAATTAATGTGTTTTTAATACTGATAGCACCAGTTTGCGCATTAATTGCTTTAGTTTCAGCAGCATCTAATTTTGTGTACAAATTGTTAGCATCAACAATAATTTGTTGAACGTCTTGAACATTCTTTTGTGCAGCTAAAACATGTTTACGAGCAGTTTCTTTATCAACATATGCGCTTCCTACAGTACCAACGTATATATTAATTTTATTTAAACTATTCATTTGTTTTATTAATATTTTTATAAGAATTATAAAAAGTATACTTTCTGACGTAAAAGACAAATGTCTTTTACAGATACTTCTATTTTAAATAAAAATAAAACAAATATTAATGAAAAAAATAAAAAATAGGAAGATAACTAAAAATTATCTTCCCATTATTTTAGAATTTTAATAAGCCATAATTTAATGAAACACCTATATTGAATGACGGTTTATTCTGAATAGGATCATATCCAAAGTTTATAGCAGGACCTAAGCTCCAATGCGTTTTCTTTGGTTGTGATATTTTAAATCCAGAAATTTCATTGTATTTGACATACGGATTGGTTGACTTAACATAGATATTATTTTTTTCATCCATACCAACTGTATAATCAAAATTGACGATGTCTTTATTAATGAATATTCCTAAACTATCATTATCATATTTGACATTACCTTCTAATGTACGATACTTATCATTAAAATTAAAATCACGAATAAATCCTTTAGATATGATTTCATGATTAATTAAATATACAGTATCTTTAGGAGGATTTTCAACTTTACCAGTTACATAAACAATTGAAGCAACATTACCTTTTATTTTAAGGTCTTCTATTTCTTTATACAATTGTTCATTTAAAACTTTAAGTGTTTTAATGTCAGATTCAAACGCCAACTTTTTAGCAACTAAATTTCCATTTTTGTCTTGATAATACTTAATAGTATCATTCAAGGCCTCTATGTTATTCTTATATTCATTTTTGACGCTTGAACATTTACTTATGGATGTTGTTAAAAAACTACATAATATCAATATAATTAATATATAAATAATATGAGTTTTAAACTTATTCCAAAAGTTTTTAAGAATGCTTATCAAAGTATTCATTAATTACTACTTATAGTATATTTTTATAGTTTATTGTATTCTTGTTGTAAAGAATAAATTTTTGTAGATCTTTTGATTGAATTATATGCTACACTTAATGAAGCTTCATATCCAGGATTTTCTGCATATCTTCCACCTTTAGCAGTTACATATTTAGTCAAAAGATGCTGTTCAGTTCTACCTCTAACAAGATAATATTTTTTCAATACTTCACAGTAATGATTAATTGCTTCTTCATAATTTGGATATTTTCTTTTAATAATACCAAACATAGATTTACGGGCAGACTCATGACCTGCACCCATAGTTCCATAACATGTCTCAATTTCTGTTTGAGCCATTATAAAGCATATATCTATATTATTAGATAGACCTGCATGTACTAAGTAAGCTGGAATAAATTCATGCGATTTTGAAGTTTTAGTTTTTATATACTTTGAAACTTCATTAATCATTTCATCTTTCAAGCTATCTTTAAGAACATCATTTGATATAACACCAGTATCTATACTTATTATGTTTTCAACTTCCGGTATTTTATGAATGCGTTCATTTGAATTAATAGCTAATGTACTCCAAAATAACATTAGTACTACTATAAGAACAATTAAGTTCTTTAAATTAAATAATTTTTTGATTCTCTTGAATCTCTTGTTGTTAGTTTGTTCCATAATTATTGTTTTACATTTAAGTTTATCGCCTTATCATATAAATCTGTCACCTTTACATAACTCGACTTAGCCAAAACTTTACACAACTTTCTGTGCAAATATCACTTCATTTGACTCTTGAAAATCTAGTTGCTATACTACCGCGCTTGGTAGTAATTTTTTATAAAAATAAAAATATCTATAAAATAATATAGAAAAAATTATATTTTTATTAAATTAAAGTAGTGTATTTGATATGAGCAAGATATACGAAAATAAAATAAAGAATAATAAACCTAAGAAGAATAGTAGATATCATCAAGGGTACGTACCAGAATCTTTATGTCATAAATTATTTAGATCTGTGAAAGGAGAGCCTATTATATATCGTTCTGGGTTAGAATTACAATTTATACAATTTTGTGAGAATAATCCTAAGATTAAAAAATGGGCTTCAGAACCTATTGCTATAAAATACACTTGTAGATTAGATGAAAAAGAACATGACTATTATCCAGATTATGTTATTGAAACAAATGATAATAATAAGATAATAGTTGAGATTAAACCATATTGTCAGACTATTAAACCAGGAGCAACAGATTCAAGATGGCTTAAAGAATCTTGGATTAAGAACTGTGACAAATGGAAAGCAGCTAATGATTTTGCTCATAAGAATAATGCAAAGTTTATAATCGTAACAGAAAAATTTTTTGAATAATATTATAATATGAAAAATCTTAAAGATATTGTGTTCGAAAAACTAATTATCAATAAGAATATAAAAGTTGATAATAGTAAATCAAAATATCATCCACAAGATAAAGAAGAATTAAAAGAATTAGTTAATAAATTAATTGAAAAACGTGGAGTTGAAGCAAACCTTAATGATATTGATACATCAGAAATTACTGATATGAGCAGTTTATTTGCAAGAACAGAATTCAATGGAAACATATCAAACTGGGATGTTAGCAATGTTAAGAATATGAATATGATGTTTCACAATGATCAAAAATTCACTGGTGAAAATACTGATTTTTCAAATTGGAAATTGGATAGTCTTGAAAATGCAGGATTAATGTTTAGTGAATCTGGATTTAAAGGAGGAAATGGAATATCAAATTGGGATGTAAGTAATATTGTTAATATGCGTTATATGTTTCAAAAATGTGTTAACTTTAATGATGATCTTTCAAAATGGGATGTAAGTAAAGTAACAGATATGCAAGGAATGTTTTCATATTGTAAAGATTTCAATAGTGATTTATCAAATTGGAACGTAAGTAAAGTAAAACATTTTGGAAGTATGTTTAGTTATTGTGAAAACTTTACAGGTGATGGTTTGAAAAAATGGAATACTATGTCTGCACATGGCATGGGATTTATGTTTGCTCATACAAAGAAATTCAATGAAGATATATCAAATTGGATTACTAAAGATGTAGTTAATATGGAAAGCATGTTTGAAGATTCTATCTTTAACCAAGATATATCAAAATGGAATGTAGAAAATGTTGGAGCAATAGATAATATATTTAAAAACAATAAACAAATATATCAGAATCTTTCTTCATGGTTCATACCTAAAGTTAGATCAAAAAACAATATGTTCATGGGTACTAAAATGACTTCAAAAAGAAGTTGGTGGCCAAGGAAATATAAACTATAAAATAACTATATTATAATATATGAAACAATTAAGTGATCATATTAAAGCATCAAACATTAATGAAAATGAAGTTGACGATTTCTTTAAGAAGCAAGATGAATTTAAAAGGAAGATGATTGATGAATGGAAAAGTAATGATAAGCTTAAGCCATTCGATTCATATTTCAAATGGAAGAATAATGAAGGTTCAATACAAGATGTTTTGAATAATATAATTGATATGCGTAAGGCTGCTAAAAAACTTCTTGAAGATCTTTATAAAAACGAAAAAGAAAATGATGAACTTATAATGATTGTTGATGCTATTGAAATGGAACTTATAAATATAATGATGATCAAAAGAATTAAATGGTAATCATAACTCCTGAAACAAAAAATCAAGAATCGAAAAATAAGTCAGTGTTTTTAGCTGGTACAATTGATAATGGAGATTCATTAAATTGGCAAGATAAAACAATTATTGAATTAATTAATCTTGGATTTGATTGTGATATCTATAATCCACGTAGAGAACATTGGAATTCTAATTCTACATTAGATGATTTAGTAAAACAAATCAAATGGGAGCAGGATCATTTAGATAAAGCAGATATGATTGCTATGGTTTTATTGGATGATTCAAAATCTCCTATAAGTTTACTTGAATTAGGATTATATGCAAAATCAAAAAAGATAGTAGTATTCTGTACTCCTAAATTTTATAGATATTATAATGTAAAATTAACTTGTGATAAATATAATATTGAATTAATACAAGATTTGAATCCATTAATAGTAGCAAATAAAATAATATCTAAATTATGAAAGATATAAAAACATTAATAAACGAAGGTAAATATTGTCGCCTTTTTTCTGAAGTTCAAAATGAAGTAGGAAAGGTTGGCGAATATCATACATTCAATATTCAAGATGGACAAAAGAAATTTAAAAAAGGATTTATTTATATAAATTCATCAGATGATTTCTTTGGTATTCAAGCACTAAATTCTTCAAAAGAATATGAAGAATTTGTTGGTGTTGAAGAAGGTCTTTATTCTGAACTTGATGATTTGAAAATTGGTGATACAACTGAAATTGATAATTCTACAATTATAAGAATTTGGTAAATATGAAAAACTTAAAAGATATACTTAATGAATCATATTCAGATGGTGTATTAGATCAATCAATTAAAGCACCTGAAAAGAAAAAGGTTCAAAATGCAATATACAAACAACTTGAAAAGACAGGTACAACAGGTAAATTTTACCATGATGATGCTTGGGAAGGTGTTGGTTTAGTTAAAAAAGATATTGAAGATGCATTTAAGACAATAAAAAATGCACCACATGAATATGAAGTATCTATTTCTCCTGATAATGGCGGATATCGTAAATCAAAAGATGGTATGTCACAATGGAAACAATACAAAGTTGAAATCTATGTAAAGGGAGCAGAAGATCCATTTATGGTTGGAACACTTAATTGTCATGCTGCAGGAACAGTACAAGATCCATTTGATATGTACGATATGTCTTGTTGTATAGGATATTAAATTAAAATAAGAATATATAGAGGTTAAATAAATGAATACCAAATATATTTTTAATAAATTTTGATTACAAAACCAAGATCTGATTGCAATAAGCATACAATTAAAAGAGAACATTACGCCAGAAAAAATGGTGAATGGAAACCTAAGAAAAAATTCAATTCACAAGAAGAAGCAGATAATTGGATTAAAACATATAAAATGTATAAATACACATCATATATTTGCAAGGTTTGTGGAAGCTGGCATGTAGGAATTAAAAAATATAATAAATATGAAAACTATTAAAAAGTTATTTAATTAATGTTAGTGAACAATGGGATTTAATTGATGCATTTAAAAAAATATGTTTATAAATAATGAAAGACTTAAAAGATACTTTAATAAAGGAATCTCGTACATCTTCTGATAGCATTAAAAATTATGGGAGAACTTGGATAAGTGAATGGGGTTCTGAATTTTGTGGAAATGTTCTTACTCATTTTATTGAAGGGGTTAAAGAAGGTATGGAAAAATATCCTAATGAAGATCCAAAATTTCAAAAAAGATGTATGGATTTTATAGAAAAAACATTAAAAGATTTAAATAAAGAAATTTATTAATATGAAAGATATTAAAAATTTTATATTAGAATCAACTCAAGATGAAGACCTTCATGAAGAAGTTGGTTTAGCATTAAAAGAATTCGGTAATATAAGAAACGGATTTAAGATGTCAAAAGTTAATGACATTATAGATGCTATGTATAAGTTAGGTTTTGATTTTGATAATCAGAATCAAGATGAAGATAAAATGATATTCTATGGAGAATACATGGATTCTAAATATACTGTTGAACTTTACGTGGAAGATAGAGTTGCAGGTAAAGTAAAATTAAAAAATTTCAATGTATTTGAAGATTAAGATATGAAAAACATAAGTAGATTTATTTTTGAGAAATCAAAGTATTTTACATTAACTGATGATGAAAGAAATTCATTAGTAGAATGCATAGGATATATAACAGGTGACTTAGGAGATATTGATGACATTAAAAATTTTGAAACAGTCAAAAAAGAATTATCTGAAGATGAACTTAAGCAATTGAGTGATTTATATGATTGTCTTGATGATAAACAAACATATCCTAAGATTAATAGAAACATAATTAAAGATGATTTAGAACTTATTAAAAAAGTAATTTATTTGATAGGAGAAAATGATCTTGATTATGATTTAAGTAATATATACGAAAAAATATAATAACTTATAAGTAAGAATATATGCCAATTATACATAAACCAGAACAAACTACATTAGGTCATGTATTTAATTTAAAAGAATTAAGTAAAAAGATTTATACTGATGAAGAAATTAAATCTTTTAGACTAGATGAGTCTATTAATAATCATCCATTAGCACGTAAGCCAACTGCTATACGTTCTAAATTGGCATATAAAGAGATATTGAGAAATCTTAGACCTGATAAGAAATATATCTTACCAGGACAAGTTGTTTTATTTAATTATGCTCAACCAAAATTTAAGGAAGAACTTGAATATTATGATAATTATCCATTCTGTATAAGTTTTGGAATATTTAGAACAGATGATGGAAATATTCGTGAGTGCATGCTTAACTTACATTATTATCCACCATTTACAAGAGCAAAAATAATGGAACTTGTATTTACTCATTTTAGACCATATTTTGAAAAGTATTTTAATGAAGCAAGTTCAAAACCAAATACTATTATGTCATATTCAATGCTAAAGCATTTATTAAAGACAAACCAAAAGATAGCATTTGGAACTAAGATGTATATACCAGTACTTAGAGGAATTACATATAATATTCCTGCAAGATTATTGCCAACTGCATTCTATACAGAAGGTAAGTTTAGTAAAGCGACCTTACAACAAATATGGCATTTCTGGAGACAATTTTAAATAAAAGAATATTAAATTTTATTTTTAAAATATAAAGATAAATAAAATTAAAACATTAATATAATGAAAAGATTAAGTAATGTAATAAATGAAGCTTGCGCTACATCTAATCAACAGCCAGGTAATGCATTAATTAAGACTGGTGTTACTAATCATTACACACCAATTCAGAATATATTGACAAACATTAGAAATTTATATTGTGTTCATCTCGGTATAGTTGCTGATGAAGGCGAAGATGGTTGCTCAATTAAGTTGACTAGTTCAAGATTCATTAATGATATGAAGACTAATGAATTATTATATACATGTTTATATAATGATGTTAATTATCAGCAATCAAGTTTATATTCATATATAATATCACAAGGTCTTCCAAAAGTAACTAAGATCAATATCGGTGGATATCTTATTGTTTATTTTTCACCAGATGATATGAAACAAGCTCAAGATCCTATTAAGATGTACGCTGCATCATTCCCACAAGAAGCACAAGAATCTTTACTTAGTGAATTTGAAATGACTTCAATAATTAAAGAAGATGAAGAAGAGGAAGTGCAGGATATAACATTAAAGAAAGTTTTAGAACTTATTGGGTCTGACGATAAAGTTAAAGCTGCTAAAGAATTGGAATTATTGGTATCTAAACAAATAAGTCTTCCTCGTGAATATTATTTCGCTGCTATTAAGTTTAAAAGTGGTAAAGAAGCAATAGCATTACGTTGGAAATTTACTAAAACTCTTCCTGGTGGTGAAACTACTGAAAATGTAAGATCAATCATGCATATCTTTGGAAAGGGTGATGAAGGAATCTGGGTGCAAGATTTTGCAAAAGATTCTATTGTACAATTACCTGATGAAGTGAAGAAACTTATTGAATCTGTTCTTGATATGCTAGAAGCAAAAGAAACAGATGATCCTTCTATCTTCAAATTAGATGGTGAACGTAAAGAACGTAAAGAAGATGAAGATGATAAAGACAATGAGGATGATAAAGATTCAGATGATAAAGACAAAAACAAAGATAATGATAAAGAAAATAAAAAAGATAAAGACAAACCTGAAGAAGATGAAGATGATTCTTCAAGAGGTGATGACTCAGACTTATTATAAAAAAAATATTAAAATCAAATTATGAAAGATATAATAGCAAAAATTAATGAATCATTAGATAATATAATTTGGCATACTGGAGATGATTTGCCAAAAGAATCAAAATTTAATGAACCAGGATCTAGAAAAGATAATAAAATTACAATGTTATTTGTTATCCTAGATGGAAAAATAAATAGACGTCATCATTATACTTTAGATGTTTATAAAAATGTAGCAATTTGTGAATATTTTAATGATGGTGAAATTAGTTTTAAAGGAAATAGGAAAAAACTTAAAGCTGAAGATAGATGGTGTTATTTAGATGATATTTTGAAAACATTAGCATAAGATAATATATATAGAACGACATATATGAAATCATTAGAAGAATTTGTTTTAGAAAAAGAAAACGAAAATCAAGTATTCGTTGTTTATATGGGCGACGGTACTATGACAAATTATTTTGATTCTGAAGATGATGCTAAAGCAGAGGTTGAAAAATTGAATAAAGAATGCGCAGATAATAAAGCAACATATAAGAAAGAACCAAAATCAAATATTGAAAAATAAAATTTAATATGATTTATAGAATAAAGGGTAGTTAAAGCTACCCTTTGTTTGTAATATTTTTTGTAGTAATCTATATTTATTTATATAATCATTAAATTTAATTAATAATGAAATTAAAAGACTATAAAGAATTTTATAATTTTATTAACATTAACAGTCCATATTTAATAAATCTTTGGGAAGATATATATAATCGACCTGACCCAAAGGTCGGAGATTTATACAGATTCCCAGATCATAATGTTCAGTATGTTCATTATTCAGTTATGCATACAATGCCAATGAAAGTTGGTAAATTTGTTAAAGTTGAATATGATTCTGAATTTAAAAATGGAGTTGCCTTTTACTATATATTTGATTGTGATGGGGAAATCGTTAAGATTCATTCAATAAATGATGTTTATGATGTATCTAAATTAACATTGGAAGATCAATTAGATTTATTTGGATTTTGGACAAAATGTACACCAGCTATAGAAAATAATAAAAACGAAGATATATGAAAGTTTATAAATTAAAACACAAAGAATATGATGGAGAATTAGTATTTGGATTACCATATCCATACAATGAATCACCTGGTGAAATTTATATTAATGAGCTTTTTAAGAATATGAAACCATGGAATCATTGTATTCCATATTATAGAAATAGCCATTTTGCATTTGTTTCTATTGATGCTTTATGTACATTTTTATTTGATACACTACCAATAGAAGATGAAGATACACTTTTAGATTTAGAAGATAAATTTTATGTAGAATCATTTGATCTTACTGTTTGGAGTGATGGATTATCAAAATTCTTGTGTACATATTTTGATGATGAAATAGAAACAGCAATTGAAGAACAACAATATGATATGAAAACTGTAGAAGGCTTTACATATAAGTATATTGTTCAAGATCCTGTTATAGAAGATGATATTAGTATGTGTAAAGAACGATATTATAAAAATGTAAAAACTTTTTATTAATTTATTGAACATATAAATGTTTTAAACTATTTTAACATTATATTAATTGTAATATAATAACCTCTAAAAAATTTAAAAATGGAATTTAATACAAATAATTTTGGTTTTAAAGAGTTAGTTAACACTTTCGAATATACAACAGCAACCCAGAATAGGGATGTATGTACGGAGGTAAGTATTAATGGTAGAAAATATGATAAGTACGGAACATTGCAGGCTGTAGCATTTGTTGGTAACTTATATAAAGTAGGTATTGAAGGAGAAGGATATTGGCCAAGAGAAAAAGGTCCAATTAAGACAAACAAAAATAATAAGTATGTATTATTTGTTGGAATGTCTAAGCAGCATCCTTGTGATACAAAAATAAATAAGCAATTAGGATACGAAATTGCAATGGTTAATGCAATAGAAAATCCTATTATGGTTATTGAAATTCGAGGTAAGTTTACATATCGCAGATTTAAGAATATTGTAGAGAATTATCTTGCAAATATGAACCTTGAATTTATTAAGACACGTCAGGAAATTATTGCTGAAGGAAAAAATCCTAAGAACTACAATCGTTAAATAATGGTTTGTTCTTGTAAAAAAATAGTTTACATATTTTGAAAAGTATTCAATATGTAAACTATTTTGTTTTATAAATATATGATATTAAATAATTAATGAAAATTTATAATGCATTTGGAATAACACCAACAAATTCATTTACATCAGCAGGATCTGATTATTATATTCCTAATTTGAAAACAGAAGAACAAATTAATCTTGCGTTAAAAGCATTTGAAAAATCTTACGGAAAATCTACTGAACAGATAAACACAATTTATCAAGAATTTATTAAGCAATATGAAGTTAAAGAACAAGCTGCTAATTTAACTCATTTATTTTTAGCAACATATGATAAGCATTTAGAAGCAGCAAAAACTGGTTCAATTTATTCTGCAGTTAAATATTTTATAAATAATTTTGCAGTTTATGATAGAAAGAAAAAAGTAGTTGGAGTTGCTTTAAAACTTAACGATACATTATTTATTAATTCAGGAATTAAAGTAGCATTACCAACAGCATGGAATGATAAAGGACCTAATACTGAAAATTTACGTCAAATGTTAGAATTATTAGGTTTTGGAATTGCAGGATTATATGTAAATAAGTCAGGATGTGGAAATAGAGGATGGGATGTTCGTGCATGTTTGGTCGATGAAGATTATGCAGGATTTGTTCACCTTTCACAATCTTATACAAAAGATTTATATACAGAAGGACAGAATATTGTTTATTGCGGAGATAAATTAGTTCAGATGATGCTTATTCCTATTATTCATACTGTTTATGAAAATTCTAAAGAAGACGAATATAATAAGATAATGGAAAATTCTCAAAGAGGAGACTCAGGATTTGGAAGTACAGATGTTAAACATTAATGTAATTTCATTATGTAATAATTATAATTATGAATAAAAAGAAAATTTATATATCATTACCTATAGCATTTCAGGAAGATACTGTTTATGATAGAAATAATAAAGCTAAAGAATATCTTCAAAGAAAATATAGAAAATATGAATGGGTATCTCCAATAGATTCTAATCATATTGATAATGAAGCATTAGGTAATCATCTTGAAATTGAACGTACTGCATACTATATGGGTAAAGATATTGAACAAGTTATATTATGTGATGCAATACTTATGTGTCCTGGTTGGGAAAATTCAAAGGGCTGTAAGGTTGAGAAATTTACAGCAGAAACATACGGTAAAGAAGTTTTATATATGAAGGGAGATTAATTCTCCCTTTTATTTTTTTTTAATAAAATATTTCATATATTATTTAATTTTTTTATTTCTTTACTATATTATATTTGTAATCAAATAAATAAATTATGAAGATATTTCAAACAGGTAAAACAATTCGTTTAAGAAACATTGAAGATTCATATTATGATTTGAATATTGGAGATGTTTTTTATAATTTTGTAAAAGATATTGCAACACCAAAATATGAAGTTGTTAATAAGAAATATATATTCCGTTCAGTAGATCCTGATGATATTGATGAGAACGGAAATGTGTATACTTATAATCCTGTTGAAGTTTCACGAGATGATTTCAAAGATACTGGTTTATTCCTTGCTGTTACTTCTGATGATGGTGGTCAGGCAATTATTGTTCTTACAATTAAGAATCTTGAAACTGGAGAAATTTTTGAAGATATTTCAGAACATAATGGAGGAGACTATAACAGTGAATTTATTGAATGGTCTTCAAAAAATGAGTACGATGCATTTGATTTAGCAGATTGGTATTTCAAAACTAAATATTAAATAATATGAAACATCATTCATCAGCTAGTTTTGTTAATGATCATTTTGATTTTTATATTAAATGGGCAATATTGAAGCAGGCTCAGAATCAGAATTTGGTAGGTAATCCAATGGAAATTGATGAATATACAAAATTCAGTAATGCAACATTAGAAGAAGTTAAAAAATTATTTCCAGATATTTATAAAGATATTGTTGAAAATGATAAGCCAGTATTTACATTTAGACAGATGAAACATACTTTTGAGGAAGGTTTTCATTTAAGTGGATATATGTGCCGAACAAATCAAATGAACCGATATGTATTTATGGATGAAGAAGACTATAAGGATTCAAAATATGAAAAGGACTGGGAAAATAGCTATAATGATTGTGAAGATAAAGATACAGTAAACAAATATAATTGGATGTAATTATGAATGATATAGCAAAGTACAAACTTGAATTAATTTCAAAAGATGATGAGTATACAAGATGCCGTATTGGTGGTCTTAATATGGCTTATTATAAATGTAGTTGGAATAAAGATAAACTTGAAACATTTGGTGGCATCTGTGGATTGATTCGTTGTAAAGAATATCCTGGGTATTGTTTCTTGTGTATGACATATCATAAGCAGAAAGACGGAGAATTTGCAATGCCTAACTATATAATTGATTTTTCGCCTCTTTATAATAAAGAAGGACAGATGATTCTGATTGAATATGATCATGATGATATCTGTACTTCTATTGAAAGAGGATATAAAGATTATGATACAAACAAATGGGTTGATTGTGAATTAGTATTTTGGAATAATGGATGTTTCGATGAATTTAAAAAAAGATAATTATGATAAAGATAAATAAGACATTTTTAGGATTAGTAACTTGTTATGATGAGCAGATGCTTTCATATTCAATTGGATATACTTGTATTATTGAAAGAAGCATATTTGCTCGTAATATGAAAACGAAATCTTTACATTTTAATTCAATTATTCAAGGCACAATTAGAGAAATTGTTTCTGAAAATAAAATGAAGTATTTTGTAAAAGATGTTAAAGATGAGTTTAGCAAAGAACGAGATAAATGGATTGATTTAGTAAAAACAAATAAAGCTGAAAGGGAAATAAGAGACAATATTATTGGAGTTTTGATCAATAGAGCAAAAGATTTTGGATTTAATCTTATTATGTTTAATTGGATGCCATCACAGACATGTCATACTCTTGAAGCAGCATTAAGTTGATATGAAACTAACAGGTAAGGCTCGCGAACAAGCAAGAATAATTATAAAGCATATTGAATCACTTGGTGGCAAACTTCAAAAGGAATGCCCAGGTGGTTCAATATATTGTAGTCTTAATGCTATTCGTCAAGTACGAATTTCAGATCATATTGCATTAAAAGGTGATATTGACCGTATTGATGTCATTATTCAACAAGAAAAAAATACTTTCAAATATGTTTGTATATATTATCGTAATATGGTGATATATGACAATATTGGTAAAGTTAAACAATGGATAGAGAATCTTGAATTTACTGTTAAAATTGTTCTTATGAATATGGCTACAAATTCAATGATTAATAAGAGAGATTATGAAGAAAAAATAGATAAGCTTAAGAAAGAAATTACACTTAAAGAAAATAAAGCGCTTGAATATAAAAAGAAAATAGAGGAATTAAATAATATTAAAAAGAATTATGATAATGTAATTCACGAAGCAAACGTTTCAAAACAAGTAAATAAAAAGCTACGTGAAAAAATAGATAATCTTACTAAGTATCATAATATGTGGCAAACAGTAAATTCTGAAAATAATAAATTGAAAAAACAATTAAAGCAATTTTATATTTATAGAAGTCATTTTAACGATGGTGAAGCATAATTTTATTTAATAAATTGAATTATTAATTTTTTTTAACTATTTATAATTGATATTGATATATATTCGATATCATAAAATATATTAACTTAATTTTTATAAAAGAATGAAGAAATTTATTTTAACTTTGGTCATCGCATTTATGATGATCTTTACAGCGAATGCTCAGATCGCAACTGAGAAAAGTAATGCGTTAGATAATATTAATATTGGCGTTACTGCTGGTGTTTCAACACCTCTTGATTTTAATTCTATGTTTCCACTTAATACTAATGTAGGTATTAAAGTAGGTAAGAATTTTACTCCAGTATTTGGTATTCAAGCAGAAGGTATTGCATTTTTAAATGATAATCATTTTAGTGATATTAAAACTGCTATTAAGGCAACTAATGTTGGGGGTAATTTAGTATTTAATTTATCAAATATTTTTGGTGGATATAATGGAACACCACGTGTATTTGAAATTAGTACAGTAACTGGTCTTGGTTGGATGTATACATGGAATACATCAAACAATTTCCTTACTGCAAAGACTGGATTGGATCTTGCATTTAATCTTGGAAAGAAGAAAGCTCATTCAATTGTAATTACACCTGCAGTATATTGGAATCTTAACAAATTTGGTGATATTAAGTTTGATAAACATGGATCACAGCTTGCAGTTAATATTTCATATATTTATCATTTCAAGACAAGTAATGGAACACATCATTTTAAGACATATGATGTTGGTGCAATGTTAGATGAAATTAGTCGTTTGAATGGCGCACTTTCAGAATGTGAGAGTCGTGAACCTAAGGTAATTGAAAAGACTGTTGCTATTGAAACTCCTGTGACACAGCAAACAGATACATATGTATTTTTTGCATATGACAGTTCTGAACTTGATGATCGTGCTAAAGACGAACTTAATAAGCTTGGTGAAAATGGAATTTATGATATCGTAGCATTTGCTTCTAATGAAGGTGGTACAGAATATAATATTGCACTTTCACAACGTCGTGCTGATGCAGTAAAGGAATATCTTGAGAAACGTGGATGCAAGATTAATTCTGCTGTAGGTAAGGGTGTAGCATTTGGTCTTACAACTGGTAGAGTTGCTATTGTAACTGCTGTACATTAATTGTTAATTATTATTTATAAATAAAGCAGATCATTAATGATCTGCTTTTTGTTGTTTTATATACTTCAAATTCAATATCTTTATTTATTTTTATTTATAATATATGATTTGAATTTAAATGCCAGAACCAGAATTAACAGTAAAAAAACATTTAGAAAATATTGATAATAATACTAAATCATTAGGCAAAACAATTAAGGTAAAAATGCCAAATAATAAAACTGAAGAAATTGATTTAATGCAATTATTACTTCAGGGTGTTGGAACTGCGCTTTTTGGAACATTTAAAAGAGATGAAGGTGGTCTCCAAAATTTATTTCAAAATACCGGTGTATCTTTATATAGTTTAGTAGAAAGTTCTGGAACATCTCTTAATAATATTAAAGAAAAAATAGAAGATGTTTTACCAAATATTAAAACTGATGTTGCTGACATTAAACAAATTCTTTCAGATAATCTAATTAATAATTCTTCACAAAGTACACTTGATATAGAAATAAAAGGAGGTAATATTGTTAAAGATTTAACTAAGTTTTCTGAAGTATTAGAGCGATATAATGGTACAGATCCATTAACTAATTTCTTAAATGCCATTAATGATTTAATCAAAATTGAAAAATTAGATTCTAGTTCACTTAATGAAAAGATTAAGACATTATATGATATTGTAAGTAATGATAAAGGAAAATCATTTCAATCTCTTTTTAAAAAAATTAATGAATTAGCAGGATCTGTTAAAATTAATGAAAGTATAAAAAATATTTCTTATGCTATTAATGCTATTGTTTCAATATTAAATATTAGTGAAATTAAAACAGATTCTTTATATAAGTTAGCTTTTTTAACTGATGACAGAGGACCTATTAGTATAATCATTAAAAATATAAGTAAATTTTCTAAAATACCTAATGAAGTGCAAAAATCATTAGAAGCATTAGATGATTTATTTAAAGCTATCGTTACAGTAAGTAGCATTGGTTTTTTCCAACGTAAAAGAATGGCAAGTAATTTGCAATTCATTAATAATTATATTCTTAAGGAGTTACCTGCTGTATTTGATAATATAAAAACAGTAAGTGCATTAAGTAACGATACAGTTAAATCAGTTGAAAACCTTGGAGAAATATTTAAATTGATTGTTGAAATTAGTGATTTGAAATTTAAGAAAAAAACAAGATTAATTGATAATCTTGATTTTATACAAAATGAATTATTAGAAAAAATAAAATCACTTATAATAAACTTATATGTATCAACAAATGAAATAACAAAAAATACAGATTCAATATTAGGTTCTTCACAAAATATTAAAAGTATATTAGATACATTTTTAGAAATTGCTAAAATAGATGATAAGGAAATAGATAACATTATATATTCAATAGAATACATTAATGATGAAGTAATAGATTCTATTAAAAAATTATTAAAATCTATTGGCAACATAGATGTTAATGACAGTTTTGAAACAATTAAAAACATTAATTTTGTATTTGAATCATTAAAAACAATATTCGACCAAATACCATCTTTTAAAAGTTTAATATTAAGTTCAATTAAACTATCTGCATTAAAAGGATTATTAGAATCTGAAGTAGTTAAAATTGTTGATATAATTATAAATTTACCAAGTATATCTTCTGTTAAGTTAGATATATTTTCTGAAGATTTACCTGAAATATTTTATGGATTAAAATTAATTGATTCACAAATTAGTATAAAAGATTTTACAAAGATTCTAGCAAAATATGAATTCTTTAAACAGGAATTGACAATATTAGATGATATACTTAAGTATATTCGTACAATTGATGGTACAACAGAATTTGGAACAATAAAAGATAGTTTTATAAATGATATTGTAACTGGGTTATCTGAAATTGAAATTCAATTGGATAAAATGGATTTTAAGCATGAATTAGAAAATTTTCAGGCTTTAATTGATGAGCTTACAATTATCAATAAAATTGTTGCAATTGATAAGATATTAGCTAAGAACATACAGAATATTGATTATGAATCTATAAAGGAATATATAGATAATGATCTTAAATTATTTGTTGAAATATTTACAACAAATCATGACATTGGAAAGAATATAACTAAATTAGTAAAATTAGATAAAAAGGATCTTGAAAATATAGATACATTAATTAGTGCATTTAAATCATTAAGTAAATTAACCAAAATATCAATATCATCAAAATTAACTGAAGCTGGTATGAATGCTATGGAAAATGCAGTTGATAAGATGATAAAAATTGTTGATAAGATTAAAGAAGTTAAAAATTCTGATGTTGAAAAAGCTAAAGATTTCATTAAATCATTTATGATGATAATTGCTGCTTCTGGTGCAATAATGATTTTTGGCGCTTTATTAATGTCAAAAGTAAAAATTGCAGATTTAATATTATTTACTGTTTCATTAACATTTTTTGTAGGTTCTATATTATTTGCATTTAGGTTATTTGCTAAAGGAATTAAAAGTGAATTAGAAGGAGCTAAAGATTGTTTAACATTAGTTGCTGGTGCAGGTTTAATAATGATATTAGGTTCATTAATTATTAATTTTATTGATCCTAACGATTTATTGAAATTTACTATTACATTAGGTACTTTCTTATTTGCTATAGGTGCAGTATTTTTGTTAGTAGGAAAAGGATTTAGTAAGATTAGATCTGGTGCTGAACATGCAATGATTATCGTTGTGGGATCTGCGTTAATTTTATTATTTGGCGCCATTGCATATCATTTCATTCCACTTAAAGATTTGACGGGATTTATATTTAATTTAAGTTTCTTCATATTTGGAGTTAGTATGATATTATGGGCCGTATCAAAAGGATTAAAAAGTATTAAACGTTCATCTGAAGAATTTTTGATAATTGTTGCAGGCAGTGCATTAATAATGTTACTTGGTTCAATTGCATATCATTTTATTCCACTTAAAGATTTACTTGGATTTACAATAATGTTATCATTATTTATTGTTGGTGTAACATTACCATTTATATTCTTAAGTAAAAATAGTAAAAATGCATTTAAGGGTGCTGGAGAATTGGCTATACTTGTTTTAGTTTCTGCAGCTGTATTATTATTAGGTGCTAAATTATTAAAACCTGAAGATTATTTAAATTTAATATTATTTGCAGTTGTTTTAACAGCATTTACATTTGCAATTGTATATGTTTATAAGAAAGCATCTAAAGATGCACCACAGGCTATAATTGGTGCTATAGCAGTTGCATTATTAACAATTGTTGGTGGAGGTGTACTTTTATATGCTGGTATGACTATTGCAAAAGATCCTGATATATTAATATATGCATTATTATTTGGCGCAGGATTATTAGCATATACATACCTTACAATACAGTTAGCTCAAATGGCAGCTAAAAATTCAAAAAATATTTGGACTGGTTTGGCAGCTATAGGGGGTGTATTATTAGTTACATACGCAGGTATAAAAGTTATTAATACATTATTAGAAACATTTAATGGTGTAGATAAATGGACTCTGATTAAATCGTTAGTAAAAGGAGTTGCATCAATGTATGCAGTTATTATAGCTATAGGTGCTGGTGCTATTGGTTTAGGATTGGCTCTTACTGCAGAAACATTCGGTATAGGTGCTGCGGGTTTGGCTGCTGGTTTAGGTATTATTTGGTCAATAGCTGAAGTTACTGATGTTACTATCGGTGTTATAGATCATATCTATAAAGTTATGCAAGGCATACCTGATGTTAAGAAAGTTGAAACAGATATGGTTGCAGCAATAGGAGTTATTGCTTCAGTACAAGATGCAATAATTGAATCATTCAGTTTAAAGAAATCTGCTAAAATTGCTATATGTTCTAAAGTATTTAAAGAAACTGCAATTATGCTTAGTGAAATTGGTAAAGCACTTAAAGACTGGGCTGATTTAAAGATCGTTTCACAATATGATTCAAAAGGAAATCCAACAGCATATCTTTCATTAGGTTCAAGTGATTTTACACAAGCTGCAAATAATATTAAAGCTGTGTTACTTGCATTAGGTACAGCTATTGTTGAAACATATGATGCTGCACAAGGAAAAGGAATATTTGATGATCCAACTGGATTAGGATTATTAGATACACCATTTGCAAGAGTTGTTAAAGCAATGAAATACACTGGTCCAATGCTTACTTCAATAGCACAAGGAATTAAGGAATGGGCAGATCTTAAAATTGTATCTAAATATGATAAAGATGGTAATCCTATTGAATACATGGCTTTAGGAGATGGTGATTTTACAAAAGCTGCAAAGAATATTAAAGATGTATTAGTCGCAATAGGTAATGCTATAGTTGAAGTTACTAAAGATCGTCCAGATTTATTTGGCGAAGGTATTTTTACAGATTCACCAGCAGTTAATGCTGCTAAAGCAATGAAATTAATGGGTGATGTATTAAGTACTACTGCACAAGCAGTTAGTTGTTATGCATCAGGAAGATTTCCAATATATGATAAAGAAGGAAAAATTGTTGATTATAATATTGTAGGGGATGGTGATATTGTATCTGCAAAAGAAAAGATTAAAGCTGTTCTTACTGCTTTAGGTGAATCTATAACAGATGTCGTTAAAGATCCTGCTAATAAAGATATATTCAGTGATGGTATGATAACTGATTCTCCTGCTATAGTTGCAGCTAAAGCTATGGAAGGAATGGCTAATGCTATTGATAAAATGGTTGATATTATGACCAAGTTTAAAGATTTGAATTTGGAAGAAATCAATTTAGAAAGCGTTAAAGAAAAAATAGCAGGATTACTTGGTGATACATTAGCAATCATGAGATTATTCATGGCTCCTAAAGGTGAAGCAAGAAAAGGATTATGGGGTTGGACAAAATCATTATTTTGTGGTACACAATCTGTTGGTGATTATATAAATGAAAACATGGAAGATGTCACTAAAGCTACAGAAAATATTGGAAAACTCGTTGAAGCTGTTGTTGGTGTAATTAATAAGATATCATCAATTGGAGAAATCATAATAAAGAATAATGAAAATCTTGCAATTATATATGATGCTTCATTTGGATCTAAACTTCAAAACTTATTTGGTGTAATTAGTTTAATTGATAAAGCAGTAAATGAAGTTAAAGTAGAAAATAAAGATGATCTGTTTGATTTATTTAGTTCATATACAGATATATTAGATACATTAGTTAAATGTGTAAATGATTTTGATTCTGATTCTGTAACATATCTTGATTTACTTGAAAAAGGAATTATTAAATTATATTCTACAACATCAAAAATAGAAAACATTGCTGCATTTAAAGAATATGTAGCTGATGTTAAAAGTTTTGTTGAAGCTATTAATTCATTAGATATCAATAAACTTTCATCAATGAATAGCTTAACAGAATCATTAAATAAGTTGGCAAGTAAACTTGGTAATATGGATGATTTAGTTGATGTATTGGCTAATAAAGTTACAATGGTATTATTAGAATTGGTTAATCAATTGAATCATGCTGAAAGAGTTATTAAGAATGCTCATGAATTACAAAATAGACGTAAGAAACTTATTGAAGAATCTGTTCATAAAGTTAAGGAAATAATGAAACAGAATATGATTGTTAAAGTTGGTAAGCTTGAAGAATCACAATTAGGAAAACCTTCAGTCGGTTCAACGAGTGGTGGTACTGAAAGTGGAAGTGGTTCATCTGAAGGAAGCACACCTGAATTAGAGTCTCCAGAAGAAACTCCAGTAAATAATAAAGATAAGAATGATGTAAGTAATATTTCTAAACCAACTAAAAACGAATCATATTTTGAAAAACCTCTTACTGCTGAAGAATTTAACCAAATGATGCGTGATCATATGAAAGGATGGACTGGATAAAATTATTAATTGATTAATTATGAAATGTTTTAATTTATATTATAATGATTCAAAAATAAATAATAGGCCATTAACAAAGGATGAAGTAGAAACTATTATGAAAACAGATAAAGATATTATTAAACATAATAATGTTACTGGTAAAAATGAAAAAATTCCTTTGAATAGAATTAAAATAATAAAAACAATTGTTATATAGTAAATGTTAGCATTAAAAGGTAGACACGATTCGTTTAGATTATTGTTTCCTAAACATTTTTTAGTTGATGAAATTGAAGAGAAATATTCTAAGATACTTAAAGAAAAACATAGTTATTTTCTTACTCCATTAGATTTCATTAATGAATCTATACAACGTGTAGAAGTATTAGGATTCACAAATGGAACTATACAGCAACAGCAATCATCTCGTGGAGATAAACCTGTATTTAATCAAAACAGGCAGAAAGAAAACGAATTTATGTTTCCATCAACAGATTATAATTATCGTTCAGAAGTTTCTCCAATAGCATTAACTGATAGGACGTTAAATGTTGAATTCAGACATACATTAGGTTATTTAAATTATTTTATGCTTTTTGAAAATTTCTGGTATTTATTTTCAAGAGATACGAAAACATCAGATATTCATGATTATTTCGCAATTGATATACTTAATGAAATTGGGTCTGTTTATTCAAGAATAATGATTTATCATCCATTAATTAATTCTATGGATATGCTATCATTCGATTATACTCAACCTGTTGCTCAAGCAGGATCATTTAAGATAGAATTCAAATATTCTAATTTTGACTTTGAATTTATAAATTTAGATGAATATAATAAAGAACAGCATATTGAATTAATTAAACCAGAGTAATAAATTAAATTTACATCGACTAGCTATTTAGAAGCCGTCTAGAATCATTGAATATTTTTATAATATAGTTTTATAAAATTAATATTTCATGATCTTAGACGGCTTCTAAATGTCTTTTTTAAAATTTTCAAATATATATAAATATTTTTACATTTAATATTTTTTACATTTATACTATTTTATTATAAAAATCTAAATATATACAAATACATATGAAGAAAAATATTAAATGGTGTGCAATTCAGCCGTTGACTGGTGGAATGTATTTAGGTACAGAAAAAGCAGTTGGTTGCAAAGCTGAATTCATATTGACATACCCAGGATTTGGTGATCCTATTTATAATAAAAAGACAGACACATTAGTAGGTGGTGGTAATGAATATCATCTTATGACTTATTTAAATAAAGTCAATCGTCGTCCTGAATATAAAGTTTTGAATCGTAAGCCATTTCAGAATGATAATGATATGAATCCTGAAATTATGAATCATGACGTTTGGACATTAAATCCTGATAAAGAATTGGATTATTCAAATATGGATTTATGCGTAGCAGTTCCAGTATGTTCAGGATTATCTACTGCAACAAGAGGTTCACAAGAAGCAAAGGATGCAAGAAACTGTAATATGGTTTGGATATCTAAATATGCATTGAATGTTATTAAGCCAAATATTTATATCTTTGAAAATGCTCCAACTTTTATGGGGTCACGCGGAGATAGTATTAGAGTTAACTTAGAGAACCTTGCAAAAGAAACAGGTTATTCAATTGTTTATTATAGAACTGATACACAATATCATGATAATTGCCAGAAACGTAAACGTACATTCATTATATTCTTTAAAAAGGATTATGCTCCTAAGATGGAATTTGAACGTATAGAAACAGATTATGATGAATACTTTAGTCGTATACCAAAAGATGCAACACAGCAAGTAGCATTAGATATAAATATTGTAAATTGTGTTAACTTATTCTGTATTGAATATCTTAAAGATAAGTTTGGCAAAGACTGGAGAAATTGCATAACAAATATTTTTGATTACATTATTAATCATAAGTTATTTGATGAAGTAATGGATTATATCAATAATAAGAGTTCAGCTTCAGATAAACAGAAGGAGACAATGACTAAGTTCTTTAATCATGTTAAGCTTAAGGTATCAATGAACATGGGATTCTATCATGCACTTCCATATATTCCTCGTGATGGTAAGTTACCTGCTGTTATGTTTAAGATGATGCAATCAGTATTGCACCCACATGAAGATAGATTACTTTCTGTTCGTGAATGCTTACATCTTATGGGTCATCCATTTGATTATGAATTGCAAGGTGATCTTTTGAGAGAATATCCAAAGATTGGTCAGAATGTTCCAGTTCGTACTGCTTATTGGATTGTATCTGAAGCATTAAGAGCATTTGATAGAGATAATGATTTAGATGAAAAGAAAACAGTAAGATTCTTTGATAACATTAAGCAAACAGAAATTAAATACGAACATTAATAGGTGGGCTTTTTATTGTTGGATTGGCTTTATGAATATATGAAATTCATAGAGCTAATCCACCAATGCAGCCCGATTACGAAGATGATTTTGAATATTAATTAAATTAAATAAGTATGTTATTATCAAAAATTGGTTATTCATATAACGATATAACAATCGTTCCGTCAATTATTTCAAGAGTTACATCAAGAACAGAATGTAACCCATTTGTTAAAGATAATTTTCTACCTATATTTGCTTCTCCTATGGCAAGTGTAGTTAGCGATAATAATTTAGATACATTTTTAGATAATGGTATAATACCAATATTGCCACGTAATATTGATTTTGAAACCCGTAAGAAATTTATGAATGAACAGACTTGGGTTGCATTATCCTTAAAGGAATTTGAAGAGTTGTTTATTAAATATGCAATTGATAGAAAAGGAGATTTTAGAACTCATTATTTTGTAGTAGTTGATATTGCAAATGGTCATATGAGGTCATTATATGAAAAATGTATTCATGCAAAAGAACTAGCTATAGAATATGAATATGTATTAACTATTATGACAGGTAATATTGCTAATCCTAAAACATATGAATGGATTTGTAGAAATGCTAGATATAAGAACATAAAAAATGGAAAATCTGGTTTAGCTGTAGATTATATTCGTGTTGGCATCGGAGGTGGTCATGGCTGTATAACTACCAGTAATACATCTGCCCATTATCCACAAGCATCATTAATTAATGAATGTAAGCAAATTAAAGATAAACTTTTAAACGAAACAGATGATACACATCCTAGTTATCATAAACCAATTTTTAATTCTGAAGATTTTCCTAAGATAGTAGCTGATGGTGGAATACGAAATTATGATCATGTTATTAAAGCATTGGCATTAGGAGCAGATTATGTAATGATAGGTAGTTTATTTGCACAATGTATTGAATCTGCTGGTGAAAAGACAATAAAACCATTAAACACAAAACTTCCATTAAGATTTACAATTGAACAATATAAAGATTTCAGTGTTGATACGAAAGGATATGTTAAAGGATATTATACCGATGACTTTATAAATAATAATATAAAGCCTTGGAAATGGAAATTAATGGATGCTGAAGATAATGTTAAAAATGGTAAATACACAAAAGATAGTTCTGAATATAAATTAGCTGTTCTTGAATATGATAATAAATTAAACGAATTGAAAGAACAAAAAATGATTGGTCAGATAGATGTTAAATTTTTTGGAATGGCTTCTGCAGATGGTCAGAAATCTATATCTGGTGAAAAGACAAAAACAGCCGAAGGAATTACAAAATGGTTGCCGGTGAAATATACATTAGCAGGATGGGTTGAGAATATGATATCTTATTTAAGGTCTGCAATGTCATATACAGATTGCAAGACGTTAAAAGAATTCATAGGTAAACCGGAATTGATTGTAAATAGTATATCTGAAATACAAGCAGTAAATAGATAGTAATTTAAGTTACTATCTATTTTGAATTTTATTTGAAAAAATCTATATTTATATATAATTTAAAAAATATAAATATGTATAGTATAAGTTTTAATTATACTCCTGGACAATTAGTATATTTTATTTACAAGAATTATATTAAGAAAGGATATGTTCAGGAAGTATCTATAAAAGTAGATTATATTGATCATGAAGGATGTTGTTCTCCTAATATTCAATATAAAGTTAATGAGCAATGGTATGATGAATCAAAATTGTGGGATAATAAGAAAGATGCACAATTTTGTTTAGATCATACATTATGCTATAATAAAGAACTTGATTTGACTTCAGATACTGCATTATGGGAAAACATTGATAATTCAAATATTAAAGTAAAAGTTTTAAGACTATTTGAAAGAACAAATAATAAGCATCCTTGGAAAAAAATGAAGGTTGCTGAAATTTTTTATATTAATAAAGAAGGTAAAGGAAGATTTAGATATGTTCCTAAAGAAGATATTACATTAGTTAATGAAGAAAATAAGTTTACAAAAGAAACAAAATATGGATTGATTAGGAGATTCGGTCAATATTATGTTGAAGACGATATTTATAATTTCGTATGTTATGATGGAATAAAATATTAATTAAGAATATGAGTGTATTTAAAGAAAAGATTAAGATTATTTGGAACGTAATTAAAGCCAAGCAATATTTCTTTGCTTCATTACCATTTAGTGATATTGATGAAAATGTTTCAGCATCAAAAATTTGTTGTATTGTATCTGATGATAGCATGCCTATTTTTATGAGTACAGTATCTAAAATGGCTAATAAGATTCATAATGATGTTGAAAGTCAATATTCAATGGAAGGATCTATTATTAAAACACGAGATGAAGCTGTTCAATTATTAAAAGACGGAGTACAGATATTTGTATCATTATCTAGTAATCTTAAAGATGGATATTGTAATGTAGACCATGATTTAGAATATTCTTATAAGTATCGTAAAGGAATTCTATATGAAGTAAATGATAAAAATAAAGAAAAAGAAATTTCTTGGTCTTATTTTAGTAGTGCATGGCATGATTTTGTTGAGAATAAAAAATATGTATTCTATAAGAAGTTTTATGTAAAGAAGTAACATTTAAAACCAAACAAATATGAACAGAGAAGAAATTATTTCAAAGATTAAAGAATTGCATCAGTATTCAATAAACATTTCTAAGTATAATAGAATGATGAAAGAAATTCCAAAACATGAAAATGAAATTAAAGATTGGATTATCCAGGATACTGAAAAGATTGAGCAAATTCAAAACGAAATCGCAGTTCCTTTGCATAAGATGTATAGGAAAGATATGATTGGCAAATATTTTTGTAATGTATCAACATGGTATACAGATTATAATTATTTGATGCTTATGTATGTTACTGATACATTCATGGAGAAGAAATCACAGTATTGGAATTATGATGTAATCTGTAAGCAGCTTGGAGAATTTCTTTATGTTCAGTTTTCAAAGAAGGGAGAAGTATTGGAAGTTGATTACACAAAGAAAACTGACAAATTTGATATGAAGGGTGGTTATCTTTCTTCTCATAATATTTATGGAATTCTTTCAGAAGGTTTGAATGGTTGGAAAGAAATTGATCATGATACATATATGAAATTAATTGAAAAATATACTCCAACTCCGTTAACACCAAAAATTAATTTGGAAACACTTCCAAATATGTGTACAGATTTTAAATTGGAAGAGTAATAATAAAATATTAAATATTATATAAATTTAGCTCAGAAGTATTGAATATTTCTGGGCTTTTACTATATTATTTATATAATATAAAAAATTAAATATTATAAATATGAATAGATTAGAAGCATTTGAAGCACTTAAACAAGGAAAATATGTATATAATGTTAAATATCCAGACTGTATATATCATATTAATATTGTAACAAGACCAGGTGGAAAAATAATCATACAGTATTTAAATAATAATATACATGAATTTTACCAACCAAAACATTATTGGTTACGTGGAAATAAAAATGATCAATTTGAAATATATAATTTTGTAAAATAAAAAATTATGTCACGTACTTATAAAAAGAATATTCGCTGCTTCTGTTGTTACGGAGATAATCGTAAATTCTATGAATATCGTCGTCGTCAATGTCGCCATCGTATTAATCATGAAGTTCGTAATCTTCTTTCAAATTATGGACCTGAAGGTCTTGATGAAATGTGGAAAGGCCCAGATATGACAGTTGAAGCACAGTGGATGGAACCAACTGACGGTCATTGGGCTATTGATAAAGAGTATATTAAAAGAATGGATCGTGTATATAATAATGATCCTCATTATGATTCTAGATATCGTGATAGAAATTATTGGCATCGTAAATATGATAGATATTTTAAACCAAAGAATCGTAAACATTATAGAACAGTATGAAGACAAATCTTGAATTAGAAAAAATTCCAACTGCTGATATTTTGGAAGAGCTTATTCGTCGTGATAAGAATGGTGATAACAGTTTTCATTTAATGAGTGAATCTGTTACAAGTTATACATTTAAATTTTGGAAATTTACATAATGAGTCAATATAAATACAATATGGGTTATTATGCTAAGAATGGTAAATTTAAGTTTACTGTTTGGTTGAAAGAGGAATGGCCTGAGATTTGGAAAGATTTTGATTTGGATAATAAAACTTTCAATGAGCAGCTTGCTGTTGCAAAGACTACATATTACATTAAACAGAAAGAAGGTACACTTTATAAAGATTACGTTTTATGAAAGTATTTATTTTAAGAGGAGTAATGGTAAATAGATTACTTGATAATGAGTTAGAAAAACTAATGAATGCAGGTATTGAATTTGCCATAACGAATAATAACGGTCCTTTTGGAATTGATAATACTGAAGGATATTGTTTTAATACAAATTCTTTGGTATTTATGTGGCCAGAGTATTATGTAGAAGATAATAACTATGCAAGTGTTGTTGCAGATGTTATCAAAGATTTATTTACTTATTGCCCAGAAGATAAAGCAGAATCGTATTTAAAAGAATGGGAACATGTTAAAAATGTATTGAATCAGATGCTTGCATCTGAAACTCTTAAGTATGATCTTAGTGAAATGAATTTTATTAGTTAATTAAAAATTAAATATGAAGCTTGAGAATTTAGAAACACTTAAAATTGGAGATACTATTTACAGTTTCTTTGGAAATACTTTTAAAATTTATAAAGTAATAAATATTAGTCTATTTACACACGAAATTACTGTTTGTATTGAGAGTAATAACAATATTGAGAATGGTAAAGATTATTTCATTATTAATATTCCTATTGAAGACCGATATAATGATATTAAGTATGGATACGAATTTACACTGATGGATCTTGATTTGAATACCGCATATCATAATTATTCTGAATATATCAACATACAGATTAAAAAACTGAACGGTATGCGTGGGAACATGAAAGGTCTAAAGCGTAAATATATGCTTGATAATAAAATGATTCCTGAGAATGAAAAGACTTGGAAAGAACTTGGATATAAGTCTTATAGAGATTATCAGGAACATATGAATGATTTGTATGATGATTTAAGACACGGCTATATAGGATAATTATGAAAATTCAATTTTGGAATACTAATAAAGGATTTTTTCTAGCTAATGAAGGAACATATTATATTCAATTAATTGATGATAAAGCTACATTAGTTAGTAAAATTATTATTGAAATTAATAATGATGAATATCCTAGGTATAAAGAATATTGTAAAGGTAAATTATTTGCAAAGATTATTAGAGTTGAAACTTATCCAAATTATGTTGGAAAAGGATATGCTACTAAACTTATGAACTTTTTAATAAAGAAATTTAAATATTATAATATTCTTTTATTATGCAGTCCTTGTAAAAGAGAAGAAAATACAGATACACTTAAAACAGTATCTGATTTAGAAAAGTTTTATTCAAAATTTGGATTTATAAGAACTGAAGAACTTTTACCAACAATGATTTTAAAAGCTAACATTTAAATTAATTAATATATGGAAGTAATAGTAGTAAAAAGAAAATATAATTATTGGGAAGATTCATATACAAAAATTCTTGGCGTATGTATGACTGATGAAAAAGCTGATGAGCTTATTGAAATTGATAAGCATAAAGATGATCATCCAGAAATGGATAAAGAATCATGGTTAGCTTGTGAACGTTATTTTGAACGTCAGAGAGAGAATCTTGAACATAATGAAAAAAATGGTCCAAAGAAATCTGGTTTTTTGAATAGATTCAATTATGATGGTTTGAATAAGACAGCAAAACATGCATATGATGAATTAAAAAAGAAATATGATGGTGCAAGATTCACTTATGGACTTTGGTGTGATATGGATGAATTGGAAAGATATTATCTTAATCAGATTATAGATAGAGATTTAAAGAATATATCATTTGAAACATATCAAGAACTTGATGATTGGTATTCAAGCGGAGAACATTCAGAAGATCCTGAAGATATTTATTACAATAAAGAAGTATTTGAAGTAATTTAAATATTATTGAAATTTTTAAATTATATACTATATTTATATATCAAACAAATAATATAAATATGAACAAAACATTTGCTGATATTCGAGTTGGAGATATTCTTTATTGGGGTGCTATTGGTATGGATCATATTGCAACCACAATTGTTACTGATACACATCTTAATCTTGATGGTGAACATTTGCCTAATGTGTGCGAAGTGACCTTTGAGACTAATGATAGTTTCAAATTCGATATTTGTAATGCTCTTTTGAGAATACATAATTGCATTATATTTACTCATCAAATTAATGATAATGAAATTTATATTGGTACAACTAAAGATGCAGTTGCTACACAAATATTAAAGACTCTTGATTCAAGAATTTCATTTTGGGCTAATCGAAAAGAAAGATTTATAGAACAATATAATAAATAATATGAAGACAATTAGATTGATTAACATTGAGAATTTTGAAGCAAGTACTGCTAAAGCATATGTCGAGTATTTGAAGGAAGCAGATGTATTTACTTATATTAGACTTAAGCCAGGTACTACTGCAGATAATACATTAACATTTTATTATCCTGATGAACATCTTAATAAGTCTACTATTCGTATTAAGAATGCAATTGTAGAAATCTTTGATGATTGGGATGAACAGAATCTTCAGAAGATTTTTGATAGGCTTGATGAACTTAAAGAATCTGAAACAATAATTTGGGATAACAGTATTGGAAATTTTATAGATTAAAATTATGGATATAAAAGAAGCAATAAAAGAAATGGAAAATTATGTGGAAGGAATCCTTGAATATCCTGACCCATATCGTGATCCAGATATAGATGCATTAGATACATTAATAGAATTCGCAAAATCAAAACTTTAAGAAATATGACAAATAAAGAAAAAATTGATTTAATACGATATGCAATTAGTTTAGTTGGAGATGGTGGACCAGACCCATTAACAACAAAAGAAAGAATTATAATAAATGATTTTTTAAATGAATTAGAAAATAAATATTATGTATAAAATAATTGGTAAATACACATCAGCATTAGTTACTAATAACAATATTGAACAAGAAGCTGTTCAACAAATTCATAGTATTGTTAATTGTAAGGCTTATGAAGGTTGTAAAATCGTAATTCAACCAGATTCTCACTGTGGAAAGGGGTCAGTCATTGGTTTTTGTTCAACTTTTGGAAAATACATTGATCCAAGAACAGTAGGGGTTGATATCGGTTGTGAAATTTCTATGCATCTTTATGATAGACCAATTCCTGAAGATAAGTATGCAGAATTGAATCATAAGATTCTTAAGGAATGTGGTTGGGGATTTAATTTGTCTCCTAAGAAGATGTATGAAGACAAAGAGCTTTATAAGTTTATGTCTACAGAATTTAGAAAGGCAAAGTCAAGACATCCAGAAATTTTTGCAGAACTTCCAGATACAGTAACCGAGAAGTGGGTATCTGATATGCTTAATCGTTTAGGAATGGATCCTAAGACATGGTATTATTCAATTAATAGCTTTGGTGGAGGTAATCATTATTGTGAATATGATGTTAATGAAGAGAATAATCTTTATGGAATAACTGTTCACTGCGGTTCTCGTAATTTTGGTGTTAAGGTTTGTAAGTATTGGGAAAACAAGTCAAAAGGCGCAGCTCTTTCAAAATCTGAGATAAAAGAATATACAACAGAATTTAAGAAGAAGTATATTGAAGAGCATGGAAGAAAAAACATGGAAGGCTTTAAGGATGCTCTTAAAAAATATCTTGATACAAAAACAGAAGGTCATATTGAAGGATTTTTAACAGGTGACAATATGCTTGGATATTTTTGTGATATGTACACTGCAAGAACATATGCACGATTCAATCATATTATTCTTCATCGTACAATTGATAATATAGTTGCAAAGTATGGATGTAAGATGACTAAGGAAATCATATCCACACATAACTATATTGATTTTGATGAAGATATACCTATTATTCGTAAGGGTGCAATTCGTTCATATGCTGGTGAGGAGATTCTTGTACCTTTTAATATGAGAGATGGTGTTGCAATCTGTGAGGGACTTTCAAATTCAGATTGGTTAAATTCTTGTGCACACGGAGCCGGCCGAAAGATGTCACGTTCTAAGGCAAAGCAGAATATTTCAATGAAAGAATTTGAAAAGACTATGGAGGGTATTTATTCAACTACAGTTTGTAAGGCAACACTTGATGAGTCACCTATGGCTTACAAGGACACAACTGAGATTAAAGACTTGATTACAGAGACATGTAAGATTAAGTTTATGATGATTCCTAAGATCAATATTAAAGCTGCAGATGGTGGAGATTGATTTTCCGCCATCTTTAAATAATTATTAACATAAATCTATATTAAATATATGGGAATATCTTTAAAACATATTTATTACGTTGATACACAATGCTATATAATTCGTGAGGGTTTTATAGTAGATATTGATTATGGAGATAATCATCATATTGGAATCTATAATGAAAATAAACATATAATGGATTATGCTTTAGATAGTCATATATGTACAACATATTTTGAATGTCAAAATATTTTGAAACAAGTTATTAGAGAAAAAAGAAAGTCAAACTTTAAAGTTATTAATAAACTTAATAATGATAATGAAAATTTATTTGATAAATTAATGACATATGAAAATCGTTAAAATTATATATTCTTTAATATTAAGTTTATTTGGATGTTTTAAAGATACTAAATATGTTAAGCACCCGTATTATCCTTTACTTAATACAAATGAATATGGATATATTGTTCTAGAATATAGACGAACATGGAAAAATCCAGATCATTGGGAATATGTTTTAACATATCATAAAAGTGAATGGGAATATGAAATAAAAAAATCAATATCAATATGTGGTCACCCATTATATGAATTTGAAAACACAATTTATGAAGAAAGCACTGAAGGTTATTCAGATGTAGGTTGGGATTAAGATTATGGAACAGACAAAATATTTTTTAGAAAAGAATGGTGAATATAAAGAAATTGTCTTAAATATAGATAATTGGTTTTATGTTCAAATGAATGCTTCTATTAGGTTTGCATTTATGAAGTATCATATGAAGTTACCTGAGAATGTTATCATTAAAGATTGTAAACATTGGATGTTCATTACAATTATTCGTCCTAATTTGAATTCTTTTGATGAGATAATATCTTGGGAAAACAATCAATTATGTGTATTAGATGAACTGGATAATCATGCAGCAGCTAATTCCACAACTGAAGAAGATACTGAAGATTGGGTACAATATAAATTTGAAATTATTTAAGATATGATATATTATATTTTTTTAGTATGCGTATATTTAGCAATGGGTAGGTTTCTTGGTTTTGAAATCTATAGAAACGATTTTATTTATTTACTTATTGATAATAAACTTGTTAAATATGAAAGTAAGCATTATTTTGGTGAAGCAAAAGAATATGAACAAAATATAAGTCCTAAATGGTTCAGAAATATTTTACGAGTTGTTTCTATTCTTATTTGGCCAATATCATTCTTTATATATTTTTGGTGTTTGGTATTTTGGGTTTGCAGATATTTTACTATTGCATTTATTAAATTCTTTACAGATTAAAATTTTGAATATAATATAAATTTTACTATATTTAATTATAACGATGGAGTAGTGGCGCAATGGTAGACGCACGGAGGCATCCGATTCGCGGTTCGAGTCCGCAAGTAGGTAGGCATACCGAAACAAAGGAAAAGAATGAAGGTTCGACCCCTTCCTGCTCCACAAAAATAAATGAATATGAGTACAGAATACAAAATTATTTTTAGGGGTGCATCATATGAAACACGAGCTATAGAAGTATATCTTCCAAAGTATAAGCATTCACAATGGATTGTTAGGCATCCCGTTAGTTCTAAATATCTTTTTGGATTTACATCAGATGAATTCTGGAGATCACATCCTGAATTGAAAAAAGAATTTGATAAAATATGTCATGATATTGCAATTAAGCATCTTAGTTTTGTTGTAGGATGGGATTTCAGAGAAGAAGGAATAAATGATTATAAATGGTGGAGTTATGCTGTTAAAGAATGGAATGATGAAGGATATATTAAATTAACTGATGAGGAATTCAATATTGCATTAAAATCATTTTATAATAAATATACAAGAGAAAAAGGTAAACGTGTTTTTCAATTTATAGAACAATGAATTATACTGGTTTAACTTTCACAATAGTTTTTGCAACTTGTATTATTGTTGCACTTATACAATGTTATCAATGTGAGAAACAACATGCAATTGAATATAATGCAAAAAGACCTGAAAATATACCAATTGAACTTAGGGCATATAAAGATACATTTGGAATAACTGATAAAGAATTTATAAGTGCACTCCCATATTGTTTAGAATATAAAGAAAAGAATAAAGAATATTGGAATTCTATACGAATGTTTCAAGAAACTAATCCATTAGATAAAAATGATAAGAATACATTATCTAGAATTGCTATTAAAGATAAGGAAGATTTAGAAAAATGGAAATCTAGATTAAAGACTTTAAAAGATATTCAAGATTTCAAAAATAAACAGGAAGTTGTAATGAAACTGTGGGAAGAAAAAGAAACTAATAAAAATTGTATATATTAAATGAAATATCCTAGAACATATCATTTACCATATTCTCCTGGGGCTACTAAAGATGATAAGAAGCTCCAGGATGGTTGGTTTAAAAACTATATAGGGCAGGAGATTGTTATAACTGCTAAGCTTGATGGTGAAAACATTCATATGAATCAAAAAGATTGTTATGCAAGATCTGATGGCGCTCCTACACGTTCTCCATGGTCACGAAATATATGGGACCCACAAGAAGGTCTTTATTGGAAAATTAAACAGTTTATTGGAGAAGATGAAACTATTTATGGTGAAAATCTTTATGGTGAACATTCAATTCATTATAATAAGTTAACTGATTATTTTCATTTATTTGCTGTTAATGATAATGTTAATTGGTATTCATGGGATGATGTTAAAATGATGGCAGACATTATGAATATTCCTACTGTTCCTGAATTATGGAGAGGAAGAATTTATAATGAAAATGAATTACAGAAATTAGTTGAAAAATATGTGCATGAATCTGAATGGTATGGAGATATACGTGAAGGAGTAGTAGTAAGAAGAACAGATTCATTTAAGATTGAAGATTTTTCTAAATATGTTTGCAAGTGGGTACGCAAGGATCATGTGACTACAGATGAGCATTGGACAAAGAATTGGAAGAAAGCAGAATTAATTAAATGAATAAGACGGATTAATTTATGGCAGATAAAAATACAAAATTCAAAGATCTTAAAAAAGGAGACCACTTATATTGGGTTGGAATAGATTATAAAAAATTTCAACCTATATTTTGTGAATATGAATTAGTTGATGATATGACATTTACTGGTCCAAATAAATATGAATATGAATGTCATATAATTCCCATAAATTATAATCCTGAAACTGATTATTGGTGCGGTTCTAAATGGGATGGTACTCCGCAAAGATTTTGGCCAGGTGTTTCTTGGAATGATGTAGGTAAAGATCATCAAATGACTACATGTTTAGAATATGCAGAAGAATTTTATAAGAAATATTTTGCTATTCCATTTCTGAATCTTGAAAATGAAATTAAAAAACTTCAAGAAAAAACAAATAAATTGATAAGATTAAAAACATATCATCAAGAACAATTTAAGAATTTTGATTTTTATAAAAAATATGATTAAGCCTTTTAAAGAAGTTAATGATCATTGGGAATTTTTTAATTGGGATGAATGGGATTGTGTTCGTCGTAAAATAGGAGAAGACAAATTTGATGAAATTAAAGATGGCCTTTACGATATTTTAGAACATGTTTATGGAGTTGGATTTGAAGAAGGATTTATTGATGCGAGACATTGCTGGTATAAATATATTAGCAAAGTTAGAAAAATGGTTATGAATTTTTTCAAAGGAGTAATGAAAGAAAATAAAGATTCTAGAAAAGACATAATGGATTTTGTATATAAGATTATTGAAATTGATGCACTTGATATAATAATGAATAAAGATGAAGATTGAAGAAAGAATACAAAACATTAAGACATTATTAAAATATTGTCCAGTTGCAACTGATGAAGTAATGATTACTGATGAAGTTTGTAAAAAATTCTTTGGTAAATTTTTTTCAAGTCAACCTGAAAGATTTAAAAAACCTGAATTTGATGAATGTAGAGTTCAAATAGAATTAATAGATATACTTGATAAAGATGTTCGGACAAAACATTATACTGTAAGTTTACGATATTGCTATAATTGGGATAGAGAAGGGGAAGATTGGACTTTTTATTATTTTAATGATCCAGAATGTTATTATAGAGAATGGCAGCATCCCGAATTAGAATATTCAGAAATTCCAGATAAAATTTGGGAAAGAATACAAAATATTCTTTATGATAAAGCAACAGAACATATTAACAAAGAATTAGAAGAAGCTAAATCTTCAGTTAAATATTGGGAAAATAAAAGGGAAGAATTTGATAATAAAATTAAATTAAATAAATGAAACAAGAAAAAGACACATTATTGACTCGTGAAGAGTTTAAGAAGCAAGTATTTGCAAGAACTGATGGGAAGTGTTGTGTCCCAGGATGTTCTTGTAAAGCTGTTGATGCGCATCATATAATGGATCGTAAACTTTGGAAAGATGGTGGTTATTATATTTCAAATGGTGCTGCTCTTTGTGAGAAACATCATCTTGATGCTGAGCATGGAATTATAACACCAAAACAATGTTTAGATTATATGGGAATTAAACTTACTGATATTAAAGTTCCTGATACTATTAAAGAAAGATATAAAAATAAGATTATAAATTTTAAAGATTTTTATATTACATTAATGTTAGATTCATTAATTAATAAATGGGGAGAATAATACTATATTAAATTAAATATGAAAATAACAATTGATAATATACAGGAAGCTAAAAAGATTAATGATAAGATAAGTGTTTACTATTTAGAATCATTATGTATAGATTTAATGGAATTAAATAATGAATTAGAAGATCAAAATTTAAATCATAAAAAATTATATATAGATATTCAAGATTATCATAATGAATATTCTCCAGAACGTACAGATCCATGTCCTGATTATTATGGAATGTTTTCATTAAGATTCGAAAATGATGATTCTAGAATTGGAGATTTTATTGAAAGATTGGATGATTTAGATACTATAATTTTTACATTAATTGATTTTTTTGAACATAGGTAATTATGACTAAAAAACAGTTAGAAGAGTTAGGTTGGCAGTTTGATGATTTCTGGGCTAATCGAGCATTGTTTTCAAAGAAAGATGGTGTATTAAATGGATTTGCAATATTTGAGCATAATGGCGAGTGGGGAATTATGGACCCTTATGCAAAAGGATTTGCATTAATATATTGTAATATGTCTGATGAAGAAATTAAACAATATATTGATTATGTAAATATTTATGAAGATTTAATGGAACACCCGAATAATCATACATTCTTTGAATATTTAAGTCTTGAAGAAAATCTTCATAAGTTTATTAAAAATATGAAATTTAGAGAATAAATAAGAATTGGAAGAAAATGAATAAAGAATTAATTATTAAAGAAATATGGGAGACAAACAATAAATCAATGATTATTGATTATATGGATAAATTTGCACATCAACAAGCAGGAATTGAACAAATGCAAGATGATTATGCACGAGTTAAAGAATGCTTAGAAATGAATAATATTATTCTCCCAAAAGATATATCTATTGAAGATTTACTTACATATAAATTTGATTTTAATGATGTTATTGTTGTTTAAATAAATTAAATATTATGAATAAAGAAATATTAAACAAAATACAAGATGAACAAGATTATCCTGTAAGAGTTACTTTTGATGTAGTTTGTGATTCTAATACAAGTATGGGAGAAGGAGAATCTATTAAAGAACGTATATTGGATTACGTAAATCAATGTGCTGACGCAATGGATGACTCTATGCGTCATTGGGGAGATCATGAACATTGTATTGAACCAGTAAGTATTAAATTATATACAGCAATAGAATCTGGTGAGGATGATGAAGGTATTGAATTAATTAATGATTTAGATCCTTATTGGAATAATGAAGCAGAACAATATGATATTAATAAAATAGAATCAATATGAACGGAGTTAAACTAATTGAACAAGAACGTAATCGTCAGATAACTGAAGAAGGTTATGATTATGAACATGATAGACAAGAATCTTTAGAAGATTTACTTAGAGCAGCAGTATGCTATACTAAGGTAAATTATGAAGATATTACAATTGATGATTGGCCTAAGTCTTGGGATTACACATATTGGAAGCCAACAGTAACATTAAGAAATCTTCAAAAGGCTGGTGCTTTAATAGCAGCAGCAATTGATAAATATTTAGACGAAAATCATTTTTAATATGACAAAAGAAGAACTTTTAAAAGAAGTCTGGGAGTCTTGTACATTTGATGAAATCATTAATTCAGGATTAGAATATAATGCATGTAGTTCATCCGATATTATTAATGCTGCATCAGAATATGATAATCCTGATAAAGAATATGATATTGAAGATATTGTTAAGGAATGTAATTTAGATGATATATGTAATGCACTTCAAATAGAATATGATCTTAACGATATAATTGATGAATTTGGATTAGATAATGTATTAAGTGTAATAGATAATGACGAAATACTTGAATATTTAAAAGACACTTATACATTAGAATCATATATTGATAGAGTAAAGGAAGAATATTACTTTGATATATATAATGATATTAAATCAGAATGGGATTGTGAATCTAAAGAAATATTGGAAGGAGTATTACCTGATACTGGGGATGACTGGAGAGAGTTCTTATGTGATTATTACATAAATTGTAGTTATTATGATAATGAAAATTTTAATAGTGGATTGCAAAATATACTTGATAAAATAAGTAAATCATCTTATGCGTAATTTTTTATTTTCAATTTTATTTACTATATTAATATTAATAAGTTGTGATAAACCAAATAGTATAATATATAATGTAGATAATCCAAATTATAGAACTATTGTATTGGTTTATTATGGAAGATCAATTACTGAATATGTTTTATATTCAAATGATAGTATTTATTCATGTTCTTTTCAGGGTACAAACTTTTTATTAGAAAAAAATAATGAACATGAAATTTTATCTACAACTGCACCAATTAGAGTTCTTAACATTAAAAAAATAAATTATGAGTGATAGAGAAAAATATATTGATAAGAAAATCAAGGAGCTTCAAGATAACTTGAAACTTTCTTTTAAAATGACGGAAGAAGTTATTGATATATCTTATCGTCAAGCAGTTAATGACATTCAGAATTTTGAAAAATCTAATAATGAATCAAAAAAGAATGTTCAAAAGAAACCATGGTCAGAACCATCAACAAAAATAAATACAATAGATTTTCAAGAAAAACTTGATGAATATTTAAAAAATAAAGATGATTTTGAAAAATTTTTGGCTGCAAAAAATAAGCTACAAGACGGACGTCAGAAACGTTTCGGACCTAAATCAGATACTAAAGCACTTAATGAAGTCATAAAGAATGCTAAATTGGAAATCTATAAAAATGTTATAGAACGAATGGAGGTTTCTCGTGATTTATATACAGTGTATGACTATTGCCGTAAGGAGGTAGAAAAAATAAATAATGATTTTGATGATATATGAACATAATACAATATGATGATTGGAAATGCGCTACTGGAGAAGGATGGATTCCTTTGATTAATGAAGCTATAGATTTGGTTAATAAATTCAATGAAGAACATCCAAATCTTGAATTTCCTGCTCATATAGTAGATGTTAAAGAAAAATGGGGTATTCTTCAAATTGATTTAGATTTCTATTATAAAGATCTCCAAGAACAAATACTTAGGATATGTTTACGTTCTAGAAATATTTGTGAATATTGTGGTACATCAGAAAATGTAAAGACTTTATCTGTACGTGGTTGGGCAAAAACTTTATGTCCTAAATGTAAAGAAGATGAAGAAAAAGAATTTGATAATTTTATTAATAAAATAAATAAAAATTAATATATTAAATGATGACAATACTTGAAATAATTGGATTAATAATTTTACTTATCTTTGCTATAATAGGATATTTTGCTCTTGGTATAACATTTTCTATTGTTAATGATAATTCATTAGAAGAAGTATTCATAAATAAATATATGGATTATTTAATTAGGAAATATCCAGAAAAATATTATAAAGATGATATAGGATTATATTGGGTAAATGATTGCAGTTATGGAGCACATGCAATGAGTAGTGATAAAAAGGTAAAAGAATTTACAAATATTATATATTATGTACTTTTTATACTTTGGCCTATTGATTTATTTTATAAGATTATAAAAAATTTTTAAACATAATATCTATGAATAAACAAAATGACGAATATTTCAATGAAGGAACAAACATTGAAAAATCAAATGAAAATAATCAAAGCAATACAGTAATATTAGAAAGTACTATATTATGTGGGTAGCCAGAAATAGAGATGGAACATATCATTTATTTGATATTAAGCCAGTTTATGATGAATGGTATGAAGGTTGGGGTGAACCTGGGTTTTATAGACAAGCAAATGACGAATTAACTGTGCAATATTTGAATACTCATTATAAAAAAGTTACGCCTCAACAACTTGGTTTTGAAATGGATTGGAGAGATGAACCAATTGAAGTTGAAACATTAATTAAGCTTAAACACCCAAATAAAGAGCGTAAAAAACGTACAGCAGTTGACAGGCCATTAAACAAATATCTTGAACATCATGGAAGTCATTGCTGGTATTTTGATGGTTTTTATAATAATCACGCAGTAACAGAATGTATGGCACCATGGTCATTTATGTGCAAAGGAAATAAATTTGATTGTGGGAAACTTAAATATAAATGGCTCGCTTCTTTATCTGAAGAAAAACGAAATATATGGTTAGAAGAACATGAAGGTTTGGTTAAATGATTTGAAAGAAGGTGATATATTTTATCATATATTATTAGATAGAGTTTGTAAATGCAGACATCTTGGTGATGCGCATAATATGAATTTTAGAATGTCGAGAATTAAATTTAAAATTCTTGATGATACATTATTTATAAGTAATCTATTAGGTAATGAACATGAAGCATTTGTAAACCAATATGTATATGATAATTATGAAGAAGCACAAAATGCATGTATTGAAGAAATAAAAACAGAAATTAAAAATATTGAAAAATCTATATTGCATTATAAAACTACAATTGCAAATTTAGAAACAACGAAACATTCATTAGAAGAAAAATTAAATAATTATGAACGAGAATATAATAAAGAAGATTGAACAGAATCAAAATCTTATTAAATTTTGTAATCGTATATTAAACTATAATTCTATACTTGAAAATGAAACTGCAAGAAGTATGTTTGTAGTTTCTTTAATAAGTGCAGATAGTTTAATTGATGAACATTCATGTGATGAAACAATTGATGTTGCTAATTTTATTTTAAATCATATAGATTTATTTATGTTAGAAGATGGTATAAAAAAAGATCTTATATCAAAAATGAATTCTGCAATTAAGATAGCGAAACGTGATAAGAAACAATTTATTAACAAAAAATAATTAGTGATATGTTTGAAAAGAAATATTGGGAAAATCTATTAAAAGATTTAGATTTAAATGATCTTAATGAATTAATTAAATTGATTAATAAGTTTAAGAAAGAAGCAGATAAACGTCCTGAATTTTTAAATGTATTAAAAGAATGGCAAAAGAAATATCCAGATGCTAAGATATTCTATTGTGGTGGAGCAGGAAAAGGCGCTTATGAATGTGAAGGTGAATGGCATACATATGATTGGACAGATTTGCATGATACAACATATAGAACATTATTTAAATTTAAAGAAGTATATGGACCTGGAGATGAGGAATATGAGAATGGTGGTAATGTTGAATTAATAGAAAAATTCGATAATATAGAAGAATTTAAAAATACTTGTCTTAATAGTTATTTGACATATAAAAATGAAGCAGATAGAAAACAGTTTGAAAAGGAATTAAAAAATGCTAAACACGTGCCTCATTATACGTTGAAAGATGCTGAAGATCTTTATAATGGAGATACATTCTATGAATTCATTAATATTGAAACTGGAGAAACATATTGTTTATATTATAATGCATATTAACTATGGTTAAAGAAATATCAACAGAAACATCTTTATTAGATGTTATTCAAAAAGAATATGAAGATAATATAACTTCAACAAAAAATACGAATATAACATATGAATGAAAATAATAATCATTGTGAAATTGATTTTAATGATGAAGAAGAATTTGTAGATTATCCTTACATTGGAATTGGTATTAAGCCTAAATTCAATAAAAACTTATCTGAAGATATATTAGAAAAAATTATTGGGTGTTAAATTTTTACTTATAATTGTCTATATTAATATTAATATATTTGACATATTATGATTGTAAATAAAACAATAATTGAAAAGTACGTTAGACAGTGGACTAAAGAAAAAATTGGAGAAGATTTCAAGTTTAGAGTATATCAACTTGAAGCTATTGTTAATATTATAGATAACATAATTAATAATCAAAAACAGAATATTGTTGTTGAAGCACCTACTGGCTCAGGTAAATCATTAATTAATATTATATCTGCTGGTGTTCTTAATGAATATTTTGATTTGACTTCATATATATTAGTTTCTGATTTGTTCTTATGGGAGCAGTATGATAAGTTTATCATAAAGCATCCTAAAATGAAATTTGCATCAATTAAAGGGCAAACAGGAAATTATAATTGTAAACTTAATAATGAAGATATCCGAAATGCTGATTGTAGGATGTGCGGTTTGTCTTGGGCAGCTATGATGAATCCTGATACACAAAAACGTTTCGGATATGATTGTGCACGTAAATGTGAATATATTAAAGTAAGACAGAAAGCAATAAGATCTAATGTATGTCTTATGACATATCAATTATTCTTATTCACAATGAATAATCCTTCATTTAATGTAGATTCACATGGCCAGCCAATATTTAGTTCTCGTCATATTTTATTTTGTGATGAGTGCCATAATATACCTGGAATAGTACAAAATCAATATTCACCGACTATAAAATTATCTGATTTTGATAAGCTTGGTGAATTATGGGATTATGCACAAGGAAATGATCCTGACTTATTTAATACAGCATCTGACTTTCAATTATTACATGATTATACATCTAAATCAGCAATGACAAGTGATCTTATGAGTTGTTGGAATGTATTCATAAATGATAAGACATTAAAGAAAGATGATGTAGCAGCAATGCATAAGTTTGAAAACATAATGAAAAAGTTTTTAGACGTTGTTACTGATGCTGAACAATATGTATCTAATAAAAGAAAGACTAATCTTCCATTAACTAAAAATGATATTCAATTATATAAGACGTGTTCTTGGTTTCATAATCAGGGATGTTTTTGGTCAGACTTTAATCATGCTATATCTGAAGCTGGAGAAGAATATCTATTAAAAGAAATAACAGAATCAAATGCAGATAAGATAATAACAATATCATTTAAATGTACAAAAGAAGATTATATAGTTTATAGATATCTTTTGTCACAAGCAGAATATAAAGTAATGCTTTCTGCTACCGTTGGTGGAAAATGTGCATATGATGAGAATATGGGATTCAAATATACTGAAGAAAAAGAATCTACATATTCAGAAATACCATCAACATTTGATTTTGAAAAGTCACCTATTCATTTTTTGAATAAATTTAAGATGTCATTTAGGGAAAAAGAAAATTCATTCTTGCATCTTAAGAATGTTATATATTCAATATGTAAGACAAAGTTTCCAGATCAAAAAGGAATGATACAGACAGGATCATATGCATTTGCTAAACAGTTATATCAAGAAGCACCATTAGACATTAAACAAAGAATGTTACTTTATAATGGTTCAAAAGAAAAGACCACTTGTATTAAAATACATGAATTTTCTGAAAATACAATATTAGTTGGGCCAACACTTAATGAAGGTATTGACTTACCTGGAGATTTATGCAGGTTCATAATCATTATGAAAGTGCCTTATCCAAGTTTAGCAAACAAATTAGTAAAAGAAAAGATTAAGTTATTCCCATTATGGTATAATTCAACAACATCTAATGAAATCATACAAGGAATTGGACGTGGTGTTAGATTTGATGGTGATTGGTGTGTATCATATATATTAGATGCTTGTTGGTGGAAACTTTATCTGGAGACTGAAGAACAATATCCTAATGAATTTAAAAAACGATTAAACATTATTTAATATGTATAAGAAAATAATTATATTTGTATTAGATTCCTTTAATTTATATAAAGGATATGATAGAGATAGATATATAGAATGCTATTCATATTATGATACTGAAGAAGCAATTAAAAATAATGTATCGCATATAATAACATATGATATAGGACATTTATCTTTTGATTTAGAAGATCTTGGATATACTATTTTAATAGGATATAAAGGAGCATGCAAAAAATTTTATGTTGGTATGTCAACTGTAAATGGTAAGGAACTTCGTCATGGCCATAATCTTAGACGTCTATTGATTGGTGGTGCCTTAGATAATGATCTTCATATTGACAGACAACATTTTTATTATGATAATGAAAAATCAATACAAGAGTTATTAGCAGATGAATTGACTAAACAGAAAATTGATATTATTTGTAAAGTTGCTGATGCTACAATAGGTGCACATATTGAAGGAACTAAAGCAATGACTCCAGAAGAATCTAAAAAATGGCACGAAACACATGCTTATTATGATAAAGATGGACATTTGATTATTTCTCCAGATCCTGTTGAATATGATGGTATCAATAAATTAAGCCTAATATAAAGTTATGAATACAATAAATACTGAAATAGATAAACAATATGAACTTTATGTAAATGATACTAAAACTGTATTAAGATTTAATCAGTTATCATTTAACATAAAAGAATTAGATAAGAATACAGTAAATTCATATTTTTCATTTGGATTTACATATGATCAATTGAATGAAAATTCTCAGCATATAATAGCAGGCCTTAAAGCAAATCATATGTATAATGATGCAGGTTTACGGTATATAAAAAAATCAGATTATACATCAGATGGAATTCTTTATGAATTTGATGAACAAGGAAATAAGATACAATGTATTGATTTAAGAGTAATGGCTCTTAAAGGAATTAATGATTTTGATTCATGTATAAGTCTTTATTGTGATTGGTATTTGATTAATCCTGATTCTTATACAGGAAATATGATATGCAGACTACAGGATGAATCAAAAGCGTTATATAATGCGCAGATGACTCAATATAATCAATTAAAGCAACAGTTAGAAAAGGATTTAGATATTGATCCTAATGAATCTGTGTTCTCAAATAATTTTAGAAAATCATTTAATAAAATAGATTGGTTTAAACCTTATAAAATTTAACTATGACATTAACAATAATAAAGATTGTATTAATTATATTAACAGCACGAATCATATTCTTAAGTATAGGACATTTGATTATTGTTTTTTATAAAGAAGCTACAAAAATGGCTGTTGAATATATTAATAAAGATCCTGAAAAATATGTAAAGGACGAACATATAGAAAGATTTTTTGATAATATGATATGGTTGGTAATATTTATAAATTTATTAATTGGTGCATTTACTGGTAAAATAATAATTAGTTAAAATATGAATTGGTTTAAAAGATTATTTAAAAAATGTGATCATAATTGGAAGTTTGTTGCAAATATTTATGGAGATCAAATAAATTATTGTAATGGTAAACGATCTATATGGAAATGTAAAAAATGTGGAAAAATAGAATATAGAGATCATTTATATAATGATGAAAATCAATCATATAAATTATGTACAGAATTAGATAAGCTTTATGATGAATGCTATAATAAAAGATATAAAGAATGGCAATTATTAAGAAGTGAAACATTGAATAAGATGCAAGCTGATATGAGAAACTTAGCATTCAAGGGACAATGCTGGTATGACATAATTTTAGTTTGTGAAGAAATTCATAATGATAGAAATTATTATGAAAAATGGTTAGGAGAAAATAAACTTAAATTTGAAAAAAAATTAATTGATAGTAAAGAATTAGCTACTGATATTAATCGTATTGAGTATCATATTCGTTGGAAATATAAATATTAAGATATGAGTAAAATAAAATTTACAACAGTTCAAGGAGTAAAGATCTATCCAATTGAGTATCTAATTAATGAAGAACTTACAGAATCCGACTTAAGTAATATATTTGATACTCCAAGTTTATTGTATTCTATTATCATTGGTATGTTTAGATATGCAGGTTATAAATCTAAACGAAATTCACAGATTATCAAAATGATTAAAGAAGACAATAGATGGATGTATAAAAACTATTGGACTCATAAACAAGCAGTTGAATATGAAGATATGTTAACAAAAATATTTATGAATGTATATTGTGAAACTGAAACAAGAGCCAGGTCAAAAGCACAATGGGAAATAATATGGCATGGATTAAATATTAAAGGAAATTTAATTGATTTAGAAAAATAATTAAATCTGTAAAATATTTTAAATAACAAAGAATAGTCGTAGAGGATACTAGATAGCTATAGAAAGCTTCTAGCATCCTCATTGATATTAAATAATATAATTTAATTAAAAATATAGTATACCGCATCTAAAAGCTTAGAAATGATTCTAAGCTTTATATGATTTAGTATTGTAATAATGCTATTACATATCCATTTCCGCCTTTAGAATATGCTTGTATTTGTTCAGAATCAGAGTATCGTGTTTTATATCTATATGCCTTTTCATCATTATATTCTGTTGAAGTCCATAAATAATTTGATGATGTTACACCATTCATTGTTATACTACCAAATTTATTATATATTGTTTTTAAACGATTACTAAAATCAGTAGAATTTCCATCCTGTATAATTTTTGAATATTCACCTAAAGCACCAAGATACCAATCACCAGCTTGAGTACCTAATGTATGATAACGAGCACAACAACATGCTGCAGATGCATAACCTTCTGCATATTCATTTACAATTGTAGAATCTGTTTGCCAATTAGGTTGTCCAGTAACAGTTGCCAAAAGTTTAGTTGTATTACCCTTACCGTCAATATCTGTTAAAGCATATTGTCCAGCTTCTCCCAATTGTTCATAGTTATAACCGTTTTCTCCAAATATTGATGGCAAATGGTTTGATGCACCACTATAAAATGTATTTGCACCAGTTAATGATTGTGTTTGTAAATTATTAAGTGTTGATATATCAACAAATTTATTACCATAAGACATTACACCATTTGTACTATCTACATATGAAACTCCTGAATCTGGATTACTTCTACTCATATATTTTAATGACATAAATCTAGCTTTTTCATTAGGTCCAAAAAAACCAGTTGATGTAATACAAAATCCAATAGGTGTCCATTCAGAATATTGATCTTTAACTTCATCAGTTACAATTTTATATCCTTCAGAATTTGCATACATATATTCCCCATAAATATATTTATCAATTTCACAATATTGATTAATTGCTAATATATTTGTTCTTGCAGTATTTGATAATGATTTACATGATTTAAATGAATTATTTCCAATTGATATAATATTATTATCAATATTTATATTTTCTAATGATACGCAATTCATAAATGCTTTATCATAAATTGTCGTTACTGTATTTGGTAAATTAATTGTTTGAAGTTTAACATGTTCTTTAAATTGATTTTGAGGAATACTTGTAAAACTACCTAATAATGTTAATGATGTTAAAGAATTAAAATTAAAATATATATTATCAAAACTTTTAACAGTATTTTTAATTGTTAAAGATGTTAAATTAGAATAATCATAATTAATTGCAATACTACCTATTGTTTCATTAATATCAAAATATGTAACACCATCTTCAACATATCCAAGTTTTGTTCCAGCAAAAGCATTCTTTCCTAATGAAGTTAATGATGTAGGAATATTAATAGATTCTAATTTCCCACACCCTGTAAATGCATAATTACCAATAGTTGTAATTGAATTAGGTAATGTTATTGATGTTAATCCTGTTGATGCAAATATACCATGAGTGCTGTCAAGATTACCAATTTCTGTAAGTGTATTAGGTAATCTAACATCTTCTAATGATGAACAACCACCAAATCCTGCATTAGGACCAAATGATGTCATACTTGTTGTAGATAAATCAACTTTAGTTAATGCTGAACATCCCCCCATATTATTAATAGATAAAACTGTTGATGGTGCAATAAGTTCTTTTAAACTATAACAACCAGCTAAACTAGGTATTTCAACTAAACCTTCTGGGAATGTAACATATTCTAAAGCTCCTAATCCACTAAATAAACTAGATTGCATATGTCCTGTTGAATCTAATGCATCTGTACCAATTATAATATTCTTTAATGTCGTACGTGCATCTCCAGCAGTTAAATTCATTATATTAGTAACTAAATTACTATTAATTACTAAAGATTCTAAAGCAGTTCCATATAATGGAGTTGAACCAATTGATTCTAAAGAATTTGGAATTGTAATTGATTTAATTGATGTACAATTTTTAAATGCATTATCTCCAATATGTTTAACAGAATTTGGAATTATTATGTTTTCTAATGCAGTACAGCCATTAAATGCAGTATCTCCAATATATTCTAATGAATTAGGTAATTCAATTTCTACTGTAGATTCATTGTTAAACAAATTTCCATATATACGTTTAACTCCATTTTTTATAGAATATGAAGTTAAAGAATCTTCTACATTTATTGGAACTAATCCTAAGTTTTCATCATTCAAATATCTAATACCATTTTCTACATATCCTAATGATGTACATCCATCAAATGCATCACCAATAAATGTTAATTTTTTAGGTAATTTAATTTCAGTTAATGTTGAAAAACTTGCAAATGTTCCATTATTAATATGAGTTATTTGCGTATGAGATAAATCAATCTTAGTTATATTATTACCATTAAATGGTTGACTTGAAGTAATTACTTCAATTGTAGAAGGTATCACTATTTCTTTAATACCCATATTTTGCATTCGTGGAATATATGTAAAACCTTCGGCAAATACTATTTTTTCTGTAGTTGTTGTACTAGCTATTGCACTTTCAAAACTACTATCATTACTTATATTCCAATTAGAATTATTCAATATTAATTCTTTTAATTTAAGACCAGATATAGCTCCAGCACCTATACTAGTTACTAATTTTGGAATTTCTAAACGTCTTAATGATGAACAGTTAGATAAAGCTGCACTACTAATTGTTGTTAATGATTCAGGTAAAGAAACAGATTGTAAATTTGAACAATTTAAAAAGAAATTATCTGATAGTACAGTCATATCACTTGGTAAATGAGCATGTCTTATATGTTTATTATATAAGAATGGTGCTGAAGTATTATAATTTTTAAATTTAAACTTAACAATATGTTTACCTTCTGTTAAAACAGACGCAGGTGCAGGACTTGTAACATCATTCCATTTTTCACCATCTATAATGACATATTCTAATAAATTTGTAAGATCATTAAAAGATGTCCATAATGTTGAATTATCTGTATCATCCTTTTCATATATACAAACTAATTCATTGTCATTATATTCAAAGTTTTCTCCGTTAATAGAAAAAACATTAGGTTGTGCAATTGAATCACCTTCATAAAAAGTTTGTAATTCACTTAAAGAGTTAAATTCTTTTAAATGTCTCATATATATTTCTTAATAAATTTATAATTGATTTAATGTATTATATTTAAAAATAATTATATAATAAATGTTAATATTTTTTAATTAATATCTATATTAATATATTATCCACAAACAATTATTATTTATAAAAATATTAATATATTAACGTGGAAATTTTTGTAGGAATTGATCCATCTTTGAATAGTACAGGTATATGCATGTTATTTTATGAAGAAGATAAATTAGTTAAAGATATGTATTATATTATTAAGCCAAATAAGTTGACTAAAAAAGAACAGTCTATACAAGATACTTTAATTAATTTTGATTATATCTTATATAAAAAAACAGATTTAGATATATATAAAGACAATAATGTGAATATTGGAAATTCCCATATTTACAATAATTTATTTTCTGAATATTGGAAGACTATTAATATGATAAATATTGTTGACACTATTAAAGAATGCATATACGATAATATTCAAGGAAGAACATCTTATACATTATATATAGTACAAGAAGGAATTAGTTATGGATCATCAATAAGAACGAAATCTGTGTTTGATTTGGCAGGTCTTAATTATATGATAAGAAGAGAATTTATAAAGAATGAAGAAATAAGATTCTTTATATCTCCCCCAACTCATATAAAAAAATTCGCGACAGGAATTGGAAACTGTAAAAAGGAAATGATTATTGAAATGTTTAAGATGATTCAACCAGAATTATCAAAATCATTACCTAAAGTAGACGATATCGCTGATGCTTATTTCATGGCTAAATATGCTAGACAAATATATCTTGATAATTTAGAAGAAAACAAAAAGGAGAACGATTAAGTTCTCCTTTATTATTTCAAATTATATCAATTATTAATCTTTCTTTTCTTCTTTCTTTTCAAGTATTGCAAGATCTTGAGCAACTTTATTCAAAAGAGCGATTCTTACAGGATCATTACGATATTGTTCTGCAAGCATTGCTATCTTCTTCTTACGAATTGCATATTGTGCTTCCTTATTAGCTTCAAGTTGTTCTCTAATTGCATCTTCTTCTGGTTTAGCTTTCTTACAATCTTCATTGATTCTATTTTCAAACATTGATCTTAAATCAATTCCTGACAACTTAATTACTTCATTTAATGCTTCAACTACATAATCATAATTCTTTGTGAATGATCCAGAGTGAACTGAATTAAATACTGTCAAATTAACTTGATCTTTACCTTCAATTATTGCACAAGTAGTTCCATTATTTGTGTTAAGAATCTTGCAAGTATCAATCATCATTATATTTTCACAATTTTCAAATACATCAGCTATGGCTGTAGATACTTTCATAAAATGAAGTTTTTCAGCTACAGGCATAACCTTTGATAAGTTATTGCAATATTCACGGAACTTTATATGATCTTCAAATTTTTCTGTAATATTAGGAGCTGTGAATTCAAGATTTGATTCAGAAATTTCAAAATGATAAATTCCACGACCACCTTTATATTCATAGTAAATATTATCACCATTTCTTCCAAAGCTTTCAAGTAAAGAGTTAATGTGATTGAATTTTTCATCTTCACATTCTTTAACCATTTCTACTTTACTTTCACCAATCTTGAAGATGTTACCCATAGCCTTGAAATACTTATCCTTAGTTTCAGCATTTTCATATACATAACTAATTGGATTTACTACGTTGTAATTAACTGCTTGAGCTTCAGTAACCTGTGTCTTATAAACTTCTTTACATATTGTACGGAATTCAGGTATATACTGAATGTTCTTTAATGCACCTGCCTTAATATAGCTAACTACTTCAGCTTCGTTCATTTCTAAAAGATTTTCAACCTGAGATACACCAATCTTATTGATATAGTTATATGTTGAATTATTTGCAGATATGCTTTCACATGCAGATGCCAATTTCCATGATATGTTATTTTCTTTGATGAAGTTGTTAACAGATTCTAAAATATTGGTTAAACCTGTATCAAAGCCGTACTTTGAAGCTTCAGCGACAAAGTTGTTTACCAAAGAACATGAAACTGGATTACCATAGCAATATCCGCGGTATCCCTTAAGCATTTCCTTACCTGCCTCAGTTATTGCTTCATTCTTAGATATAAGTTCGGCAAAGTTAAGGTTTGTCAATAATTTTTCGCTCATACTTTATATATTTGTTATATTTTTATATCTTTAATTTATAACAAAATGATTTGTTATATTACTTTTATATCATTTATTATTTATTTAATAATAATTAAAATTCTATTTGATTAATAAAAATTATAATATTTATCACATTTTCCAACCCATTGTTCCACAAATACTCGCCATAACTAACTTAGATGTCAATAAAGATCCGAATGTTCCTTTTGGATCACATCCTAAAGCTTTACATATTGCAGCACCAAGTTTAGGTCCAATTGTTGTACCGAGAATAACTCCACCTATTGCGCCAAGTAATCCTTCTTCAATAGGAGTATTGTTTTCTTTAGCTTCATTAAGTTTTTGAATGATTTCTTCATATGCTAAAGATTCATTTATTGTTTCTTGTTTATTTTCTTGTTCTGAAATAGTTTTCATATTTCTAAAAAATCTATATATTCTCTTGCATGCATTTTTATGTATAAAAAATTATACATATCTTTTTCATCGTTAAATATTCTAGTTTCTAATATTTTACCGCCATCTATAATATTAAATCCTATTCTATCTGTTAAGAATTGGATTTTCATATATTAAGAAATCTTTTCAATTATATTGTCATATGTTTCTTTATTGATAATTGGTATGAAGCATCTATCTACAAATACACCAATTATATAACAATCATTTGGAGTATTTTTCTTCATAAGATATTCTTTGAAATATCCATCATAAGTTTCAACAGTCTCTCCACTGTCTTTAGGTGTTGTAAGATATTTCTTTTGTACCCATCTTATTGCTTCATGATTTTCACTTACTAAAAACATTGGAAGTCTTGATGTAGGAGTTTTATTTGCATCCCATATTTCCATACGTTTTACTATCATAGATACAACGCTATCAGAACCATCTTTAAATTCTAATAATCCTGAATCTATTGATTTGCTTTCATTTATAATATCGTAGATACTTTTCATTATAATTTAATTCAATAAATATATATAATAATAAAAAAGATAGGTTAATTAATAACCTATCTTCTATGAAATATATCTTAATAATATTAATATTTCTTTCTTTTCAATCTTTGAGCCTGAAGTTTCATTTGTTCTTTAATCATTGATTTAGCATCATCATCAGTAAAATCAGGATCACCTGCAGCAGTTTCAAATATCTTTGCACATATTCCGAATGTACGGATTGATACTTCCATTTCAGCATCAGCATTTGAAAGTTCTACAAGATAATCATATGCCTTAATCTTTGATTTTGGTGAAAGATGCTCAGGATCAATCGCTGGCATAAGTTTCTTAATGATATCCAAAAGTTCTTCAGTGGTAAATTTGATATCCTGTACGAATGATCGTCCTCTTAATGCAGTATCAAGCGAACCTGCCTGATAGTTTGTAATAACGATAATTCCACCGTTATAATAGAAACGTTTTTCCATAGGTGTTCCTTCGTCATCCTTAAGAGGACCACTTACGCCATAACTTACTAAACGTCCTTCATCATCAGAAGTAGAATCCAATGCAGCTTTAAGAATATTAATACAGTCTTCTGAAGCACCAGGGCCAACTAATCCATCAGCATCATCAATTAATACGATGTTTCCTTTATCTTTATATTCATGTAAAGTAAGATATAATACTCTTGCAGTACATTTGCCTTTTATTGTAATAAGATTATGTCCTTCATTATATCCAGCAGCTTTAAGTTGTTTCTTTACATTATATGTCTTACCAACACCAGGAGCACCGCATAATATAACTGATGGGTTAATTCCTTTGATAACCATTTTAACATATTTGTTCATTTTCTTGAACACCATTTCAGGATCATCACGTTCCTCTTCAAATTGCTTTTGAGCTTTTTCTAATTCTTTATCAATTTCCATTGAAACTGATAAATTATGTTTTAATGCTAATCTAAGTTCTTGTAAAGTATTAGCACCGCCACGAATAGCTTTATCAATATCTTTAATATCTTCTACAGCTTGTTTCCAAGCGTTTTTTGCTTCTGGAGAATCATTCTTATGCGCACGCTTATGCTCAAGATCCTTAATTTTTCGATTCTTGTAATCTCTTACGTCGTCTTCCATTTCTTGTATTGTTTGTTGATTATTAAATATAGTATTTGCTATGTTTAATTCAAATACATCATTAATAATATTTGAAGAAAGATTTTCAAAAATACGGTATGTTAATGTTCCTCTATATATTAAACCTTCTTTAATCTTTTCATCTTTAAATATTTTTCTTCCTAAATCTAAAGCTTCACGTTCAGAAAGATTATAATCACCAGTATTTACAACAGTCCAAATGATAGGTAAGAAATATACTATAGAACTACCCATTGTATAAATCGTAAGATTTGCTTTTGCTTTACCTGTCCAAAGTATATCCATGTCTTTAAAGAAATCTATAGAAAATACGTTTGAATCATCTCCAGACTGTTTAAAGTTAATTTGGAATAATGATGCATTTTCTGGATTCTTTTTTGGAACAATCATATATTGCTTAGACATATATTCAGAATCAGATTGTTTAACTTTAACATATCCAATTAATGGAATAAGTCCTTCAATATGTTTCTTTAATACTGCATCTATTTTCTCAAATGCATTATCTATATCTTTATTATTGAAACTTTCTGTAACAAGTTTCTGTCTTCTTTCTAAAAAATTTAAAAAGGTAGTCATATTTTAATTATATAAAATAAATTTCTATATCGTTAATCATTATTGAATCTTTTTTATTCTTAATTGATCCTTCTTTCTCAGGATAATATTTAAATCCACCATGAAGCATTGGCACTTCAAGTTTAGAATCTAATGAAATATTTCCATATTCATCTAATCCTGGCAAATCAGATTTATCATATATGTGTTTAACAGGAATATAATAGTAAACACCATTATTATGTTTTAATTCGTATTTAATATATGAATTTTCATAATATGCTTTTTCTGCTGCTTCAGATATAATATTAATGTCTAATCCTTTTATATCAGAACAGTTATTCATTATATTAGATATCAGTTCAGCCTTTGAAATAAATTGTGTACTATCTTTAAGATTAATGAAATAATCTAATAATGTATTGCGAATTGAATCTCTTACAGTATCTTTAACATATACGTTATCTATTTTTACATAACATAAGAATGCATATTTTCTAATAACGGGATCTTTAAAGTTAATTGTTATTCCAGCAAAAGTCTTTTTAGAATTTTCCAATGTATTAATAATCATATCTTTTTGCTCTTTATTCAGAACCATATCTTTTGCATCATACTTAAGATAATCTTTATTTGACTTCAGACGTTCTTTGATATTAGTTAACGCAACAACATTAACCGTCATATTATTTGATTCTGACCAACAAGATATATATCCTATAAATGAAAAACGTTTAAAGAATAGTCTGAAATTGTCTTCAGATGCCAATACTAATGAACGAGAATTTGTTCCTACCATATTTCTAATAAAATCAATAGTATCAGAATCAGTTCCACCTGATACACAAGTAGACATTGTTAATTTCATATAATCATTTATGTTAATACTGTTTCCTAAACTATCTTTACCATATTCTGAAAATATAAAATCTGTAGCAGTATTTTCTGAAATGTTTCCAGATTCACCAGTGTGCTTTAAATAATCAACTGTTACAGAATCACCTTCTTCCATAATCTTTCCATAAACACCATTACCAAATATTATATCAAAAGTATTGTCATAACCTATTGATAACATATATTCGTGACCATCTTCAGTCATATCATAAAGATTGCCAACTTCTTCCCATGTTTCACCATTTACTTTTACTTCTATATATGATCTATCAAATAATTGTAATGAAGTTATATGTATTGCTTCTAATGATGTTCCTTTAGCACTATACACATATCTTTCATATTCTCCTTGGACAATTTTAAATTGGTGAGTTACTAATGGTTTTGAAACATCAAATACATAAGTATCAGTTGGAAGTATTATTGAATATTCTACACCAGTATTCTTATTTCTTACTGTGCAATGATTATGAATAAATACTTTCGTAGATTTTGAATCTAAACCATTATTAATCTCAAGTTTGCCAAGCAATAATCCTGAAGCAGCTGAACCATAATATGCTTCATAACCAGAAACTTTTGCTAATGAATATACAGATTGCTTTCTACTTGCTTTAAATATATTTTGTTCTGTTAAAGCATCTTCTATATAAAACATAGCATTCTGCATAACACCCTTGATACCATTGAATATAATACCAAATAATTGATTATTTGAATATTGCATTCCAATAGCATTTAATGCTTTTGATAAATATTGATTAATCGTATTATCAAATTTTTCAAAAGAAGTATCTATTGTCTTAAATAATTTCATATTATATTATCTTTATATTATCTAAATTCATAGTTACGAATTACTTCGTTATTGTTATTGTCATATACATGTATTCTTATTTTATATATAAGACGATATTGGCCAAAATCTGTTGTAACTTCTACATCGGTCTTTAATTGTGAAAGATATAATGTAGATGCAATTTTATCTCTAATATATTGTCTTAATTGATCTTCTTCTGGAGATATTCTCCATAGAAACTGTTCAAAATTTGTACCGTATGTAGGATATCCTAATAATTCAGTTGTATCTGTATTAAATAATATATCCAATTCCTGAACAGCTTCATCCATTAAGTTTCTAATAATTACTCTTCCGTCTAATGCTAAATCTATCATAATATATAATTATTTAATTTCCCAGTTTCCAGATGATATATAATCATCATCTTGATTAACAATATTATAATATCCTGATGTTTTTGAAATAATAGCAGTATTAATATTGAATATTACATATATATCATTTCTTCCAGTTTCAACATATTGTGTTCCATCTATATTGATTTTAAATGTTTCAACTTTTGTCATATATTCAGATAGGTTAATTCCAATATTTTGAGATATGCCTTTAACTAACTTAATATTCTGAAGTTCTTTAACTTTATAGAATATAGGCTTATATATTATCTTCTGAATATTGCTTTCAGTAGGCTTAATAGCATTTGTTGAATCGTTCTTATTGACTCTGCATTTAATGTTATTAATAAAGTTTATATTGTTTTCTTGTAATCTTATTTCTTTCATATCATCAGAATTACCTAAATTATAATTTATTTGAGATAGACTATGTAATCTATATATGTTATTATCATTAATTAAATATTTACGCCATTCATTACTTATAATAATAGGATTACTTACGAGTTCAATTCCAAGTATCCTATCATAGAATAATATTCTCGCTACTAATTGCTCAGGAAATTGCTTATATTGTTGAAATATTCCATTTAATGCAAATGAGAAATCATCTAAATCATCTAAGTTAATTCTAACGTTTTTGTCATATATAATATTATTGAACCATATTGAAGATGATATCTGTACTTTAAATCCTAAGAAATTACTTGGTGTTCCCATTTCATCTTCATATTCTTTCAATATTGATTCTTTCATTAATGATTTCCATTTCTCCAATATTTCATCATCACTTGAATATGCAGTATTTGTAATCTCTATAACCTGTTGCTTTATTTGGTCATTAATTGAATTTACACTATCAATAGTTTCTAACTGTTTTTGTATATCTTCATTAATGAACATATTATATATATCTGTATCAATACTATTATAATATACATATGCTTCTTTAACTGGTGTTGTTGTAGAATCGTTTTTATATAAATTATAAAAGTATGATTCATTAGGATATTTAAAGAATGTAATAATTGAAATTATTCCGCCATCAAAACCTAAACATGAATTTAATTCAAATTTGATATTATTTGTAAATGATGATGTTACTGAATTTAAATTATCATTAATTCTATAAAGTTGTAATTCATCATCAATTTTACTAAAAGGATATATTATCAAATTTATAGGATATGTAAGATAATTATTTTCAATAGATAACTTATTTTTTAAATAAAGCTTTACAAATATCTTATCATCATTCGATAAATCTTCATCATAGTTTAATGCGTTTTCAGCAGCATATTCTTCAACTATTCTGTATGGTTGTATTAATAAATTCATTGGTACTATTTGAGCACCATCATAATCTTCAGACTGAATAAGATCATCAGAATTACTCATTATAGAATTAATAAACCTTTCATTTTTTGTTGAAGCAACAATATCCATATCTTCTTTATAAAAAGTCATATATTCTCCATCGTCATTAATCTTAAATAAGTCATTAAGATTTGGATAATATATTTCTATAAATTCAGAATATACTTCATTATTTACTTTTATTTCTGTTTCTGTTTTTGGTTCATAATCTTTTATCTGTTTGCATAAATAATGAAAATGAATATTGTTTATATAATTAGTTATATCTATAATAGCATCCATATTCTTTTTAGACATTGGATGATATATTCTTATCTTATCACATTTAATTTTCTTAGAAACTAATCTATTATTTTTCTTTTCATATATTTCATAAACAGCATCTCCATATTCATCTCCATTATATAATGATAAGTTATCATTCAAATTGAAACTTGAATTAAACTTTATATATGTATTTGAATATGATATTATATCTGATGATGTATCAGGAAATACTATTGATTCTCCATGATGATCATTATTTTCTTTTAATTCCTTTATATATTCATTAAAGAAAGACTTTTCAATTATGTAAATATCAGTATCATTTGCTATATTGTTTATAATTGAAAAATTTCTTAACATAACAAATTCTGCATAATACTGTATATTTCCTAAGTCAGTATCTGCATCATAATGTTCTATTAAAAACCTATGTTCTCCTATATTAACTACATTTCTTTTCATACTTATATACTATATATAAAAATATAAATTCTTTTTGAATTTTTAATATTAAATACTATATTAAATTATAATTTAAATAATATATAAAAATGAATCTTTACAATTGGTATAAATTTCATAAAGGAGAATTTGGAGAAGATATTACTGAGTATAAAGGATATCGGATTGAAATTTATTATGATTATACAAATAATAAATATTCTGCTGATGCTTTTGATTTAGTTGCTCAAGAATATGTATTTTATCCTTGCATTACAGATAACACAGATATTGAAAATGTAATCGAAACTGCAATTGCTCGTATTGATAAGAAAATTGAACTTAATGATAGATTTAATGATATTTTAATTTACGAATAATAGATGAGACCAAGGATTAATTCATTTGGAAAGATTACGTATACTGAACTTAATAAGTATCTTACTGATAATGCAGTATATAGTTTCATTATTGAAATCAAAAAAGATACTTATGTTTATTCATATAACATTATGTATCGTTTCAATAAGAAAGATCCAGAGATGCTATATATAGAGGTATCACAAACATCTAAATTAGTAATTGGTGCTTGGACAAACTGGGGTAAGAAATTCAATAATATAGATGAACTTAAAACATATACGAAAAGATGAAATATCCATTTAATTTTAAAGGAATGAATCCTGAGGATCTTTGTGAAGGTAAATTTATTAAACTTCAGACTTTTTGGAGAGACAGTAATTCAGATGACCCATATTGGCATTACAAAAATTCTTATACTGATGGCCCTTTTAAAGTACTTGAAGTAAATAAGAAGGGAGATAACAAATGGCAGATTAAACTTATTGATACTAAAGAATATTATGGTATTCATGGCAAAAAACCTATATATCTTAAGAAACGTATTACTGTAAACGAAAATGGAGTTTCCAATGTAATTTCATGTTCATCACAAAAGAAGTTCTTTAGTAGAGTAGTTATTTATGGTAATGTAAATCTTTTTGAATAATCTTTTTGAATAATGGAAAAAAGTAAATTTAATATTATTTCTGTTGATACTGCTCGTACATTGACTCTTAAGAAGATAATGGCAGACATGGAGAATGATCCAATGTTTAAAGATTTTTATGCTGAATATATTGCAAATATAAACAAGAAGATTTATGAATCAATCAGAGATGGTTATGTTAGTTTCATTTTAGAAGGTGAACGTGGTGAGCTTCCTGGAAAGGTTGAAGCATTATTATTGTTACAGGGATATCAGATAATCCGAAGAGATGAGAATAGTTTTTATGTAAATTTTGTAGACATTAATAATACATATCATAATTTGTAAATATAAATACAATGTTAATAAGTAGAAAACCATATTGTAATAATTGTAAAAATCGTGGTTCA